ACCGACTTCCGCGAGGTGCTCCTCAAGTCCGAGGAAGACCACAAGGCCGCCCTGACGACGGGCAGCAAGTACCTGGACCACATCATGGCCCCGAACGGTACCATCGGCGACGGCGGGCTCTACCGCGGCGACATGACCGTGGTCTTGGCCCCTTCGAACGTCGGTAAGACGTCCATGTTGGTGACTATCGTCGCCCACAACATCATCAGGCGCAAGCACATCCTCTACGTCACCCACGAGGGGCGCCCTGAGGACATCCAGGAGAAGGTGGCCCGAAGTCTTCTCAACAAGGACCACGCCCAACTACTCCAGCTGGCCAAGAACGACGAGGCCTGGGCTGGCTTCCAGCTCCTGGCCGATGCCACCAACGAGTACCTGACCTACGTGCCCATGAACAGCCCGGGGCTGACCATCGAGCGCGTCGCCGCGGACATCGACCGCCTCATGCAGGAGGAGCGCGGCCGGAACGGTGCCTACTACGACCTGATCGTCCTCGACTATCCGGCCAAGCTGACCACGGAGAAGGCCCAACACGGCCACCTGCAGCGCCGGCACATCGACGCCGAGATCTACAACTACTGCACCCAGATGGCCCTCAAGTACGACTGCCACGTCATCAGCGCCATCCAGTCCAACCGCGACGGCAGCAAGCTCAACATGGGCCTGGGCAACTACAAGCACGACAACCGGCTCCTGAGCATCGAGAACGTCAGCGAAAGCTGGGAGCCGATGACGACGGCAGCCAACGTCCTGACCATGAACAGGGACGACGACGACGAGCGCCAGGACCGGCTCTTCCTGCACCTGGCCAAGACCCGGTCAGGCCAGAAGGGTATTACTTTTGTCACCAGAACGAACTTTAAGAACTGCGTCACCCACCACCCGGAGCTGCCCTGCTTCTGGTACAAGGGCAACGAGCACGTCGGCTGGGTGGCCAACCAGTACCTGATGAGCCACAACGGCCGCGAGGCCAGCATGGACGAGATCCGTGCTAGTATGAAGCTCGCGGAGCTGCACGCCAATGCCTAAGAAGCCAGAAACCGAGCTGACTGACCTCCTGGAGACCGGTCTCGACGTCAAGGACAGGACCCTGTTCTTGACCGGCGACGTCAACGACGAGATGGCCACCAAGGCCCTCATGGGCATGAGAATCCTCAGCCGCCAACCCTCGAAGCCCGTGGAGATCATCCTCAGCAGCCGTGGCGGCGAGGACGACGCTGGCTGGGCCGTCTACGATGCCATCGCCATGAGCCCGTGCAAGACCATCATCACCGGCTACGGGCCGGTCATGTCTATGGCCGTGGCCATCCTCCAGGCCGGCAGCGTCCGCCGCCTAATGCCGTTCAGCCGCTTGCTCCTGCACCCGGGCCAGGCCTTCGCCGAGCTGGACAGCCGGGCCTTCGTCAGTTTTGGCAAGGAAGTGGAGTTTCAGGGCCAGCAGTACCTAGACGTTCTGGCCATGCACTCACAGATCAGCCGTGACGACGTGCAAAAGCTCATTCTCAGTGATACGTTCATGTCGGCCTGGGATGCCGTGCGTGCCGGGCTAGCTGACGAGGTAATCGAACCATGACCGTTGCCGAACTGTTGGAGAAGCTGAAGGAAGCCGGAGGCTGGCTCAAGGCTCGTCCCCACCTCATGACCTGGTTGCTCATCGGGCTCCTGGCGCTGTTCGCCTGGGACCGATTCCGCAAGCCCCAGGTGGTCACCGTCACCAACACCGTGATGACCACCGTCGAGAAGAAGGTCGAAGACACCGAGAGCAAGCGCCAGCTCGTCGAGGCCCAGCAGACCGTCGAGACCCTCAAGCTGCAGCTCACCGAGACCCAGAAGAAGGTCACCGAGCTGAGCAAGAAGACTAAGGTCACCCGGCACGAGGAGATCAAGCCCGACGGGACCAAGACCATCGACACCATCACCGAGACCAACACGGACTCGAAGTCGACCACGGACACGGACAAGTCCAAGACCGAAGACAAGACGAAGACGGACGACAAGTCCAAGACCGATACCACGGACACGAAGAAGCACGTCGAGGATGACAAGAAGACCGAGACCGACACCAAGACGACGATCACCCCAGTCGACGACGCCCGCCGCTGGCACGGATTCGTGGCCATGGAGGCCGGTCCGACGCTGACCCTGAAGGACCCGACGCTGACGATGACCTTCGTCGGTGGCGTCACGTACCGGCTCTTCACCATCCCCCTGCTCAAGTGGGACGTCAACACCGGCCTCGTCTTCACCGCGCCTCTCAAGCCCAAGGCTGACCCCAGCGTCAGCGCCATCCTCGGACTGGGGTTCTGATGTTCGCCCCGCACAAACTCCTGGCCTCCCTGGCCATCCTCTTGGGCATCACCCTTCTCGTGAGCGCACTGGCTGTGCTGATTGAGCACTTTCCTCTGCCGACATTCATCGCTCTGGTCTCTCTGGTGTGTTGGTTCGTCGTCCACGTCTTGGTTTTCGGCAAACCCAGCAACGGAGGCCTGGGATGAACAGCGGCGACCTGCAGCTCATGAACCGCGACCAGTCCGATGGGTACAACCTTGCCGTCGGCGAGCCCCGCTTCCTCCAGGACGGCTGGGACACGGTTCCCATGAGCCTTCCCGTCAAGGAAGCCGACCTCGGCTACCCCAACGCCGAAGGTGACCGGGCCCTCCTGGACGAACTGGGCTGGATCTACCCGGGCAAGTTCATCGTCGTCACCCACGGCGCCAAGGGCGCCCTGATGGCTGCCTACTACGCCCTGAAGATGGAGGCCGACTTCGAGCCCTGGGCCGTCAGGAGCCTGAACAAGTTCTACTGGCCCACGCACCCGACCCTGGCTGCCCTACAGGGCATGCGCTTCGAGGTCGTCGATGAAGACAGCTTCCACGACTACGACGCCCTGCACCTGCTGACGGGCCCCAACAACCCCGACGGCAGCTTCCTGACCGCGGAACGCCAGGTCGACGTCTGGGACGCGGCCTACGCCAGCAAGCTCTACGGCTGGGACGGCGTCGTACCCTTCAACAGGATCAGCACCTGGTCTCTGGCCAAGATGATGGGACTCAGCGGGCTCCGGGTGGGCTGGCTCGTCACCGGCGAGAAGGCCCTCTACGAAGCCGCCCGCCACTACATGGAGAAGACCAGCTCCGGCGTCAGCCGCCTGAGTCAGAAGCTGGCTGCCGGCCTGCTCCGCAGCCTTCGCGTTTACCCCGAAGCCCGGGCCCTGTACATCCAGCAGGGCCAGCTCAAGCTCCAGCAGAACGCCGACCGCCTCATGGACAGCCTGTCGACGATGTTCGTCAGCGCCCAGGGCGCGAACCAGGGTCGGGGCATGTACATCTGGGCCCAGCTCCTGGACCCGGACAAGTTCCACGAGGCTTCCCGTCTCTCCGGGGTCCACGTCCTGAACGGGAACACCTGCGGAGCCAGCGCTGAGTTCGTCCGCATCAGCTGTGGCCAGACCGAAGCCGTCAACGACGAGGCCGCCAAGCAGCTCCGCGCAGCCTACGACACCCTCTAGGAGAATCCCATGACCAAGGCAGAGTTCCATGATCTAGTCGCGTCCGCCTTCACCGAGTATTTCCCGAAGATCGGTGAGCACAGCCGCGACTCCTTTATCGACCAGCTCATCGACGACCTCCAGGGCACTGACATCGCCCTCGAAGACGACAGCGACGGCGACGAGTACGTCCGCGGTCGAGACATCGACGACGAGGACTACTAGTGCGTCTCGACAGCGGCACCCTCAAGGCCGAAGCCTTGGCCTGGTTGAGGTACGTCAAGAAGATGCCCGTCGTCGTCACCGAGGCCGGCAACTGGAACGCCGACATCCTCGGGCTCAGCGAGAAGCTCGTCATCGAAGTCGAGGTCAAGGTCAGCAAGGCCGACCTCCGCAACGAGTTCAAGAACAAGAAGGCCAAGCACTTCCTCTACAACGGCGGCACCGGCGCCAGCTACACCGGGCACAAGCCCAACTACTTCTACATCATGGTCCCGGAGTTCCTCGTCGAGGAGGCCATCAAGATCGTCGTCGAGCACAGCCCCAACACGGGCGTGCTGGCCTTCCACCCCGAGCGCAACATCTGGGTCGGCCGTCGCACGGATGTTGCCCGACGGGCGAGCAAGCTCCACGACCGGCCGCCGGCACCGGGATTCGTACGGACAGCGCTTCTCCGCGCCAGCTCTGAGCTGGTCGGCCTCTGGGGCTGGGTCGTCCGCATGGAGAACGAGGTCCTCGCGCATCTCACGGACAGCGTCGACTCCGTCACCAACGCTGGCTTCCGAACCGAGGGCGCCCTCGATACGGAGAATGTCGACGTCGAGACCGCCAAGGCCATGCGCGGTGAGGAGCTGCAGCAGACTCTGGAGCCCGAGCCGCCCTGGGAAACTCTCACCGACGACGAGAAGAAGAAGTGGATCGTCTGGGCGGAGAAGCTCGTCGAGAAGAAGCAGTGCAATCTACCTCACTGGAAGTTTTTGTGATCACGCGACAGTCCAAGAGCGGTCTCGGTGACGGCACCAACCTCTACACGGTAGTGTACGAGTCCGAGCTTTGCGAGCCCACCAGCATCGAGGGGAGGCAAGAGCAGATCGCCCTCCTGAAGACGCTGGCGGTCACTCCTGAACTGCAGCGTACAGGAAACGTCTACTTCACGAAGATGCGGATGGTCCACGACGGCAATCGGTGGGTGATTACCCTCGAAGGCGTGAGCGTATGACGTCTGCAGCGAGGAGCGCCCAGGTATGGACGCGAAGAAGCGCGCAGTGCAGCACCGTAGTCGACGTCAGGAAGCCCGCAACGAAGAGGTCCAGGAGCTGAGAGGGGAGAACAGGCAGCTACAGAAGCAGGTCAGCAGACTCCGCAAGCAGCTGGCCAAGACCGTTCCCCCGGAGCCCGAGACCGAAGCCGCTCCGACGCCGGAGATTCCGGCGAAGACCAGCTGTGGCTCCTGTGCCAGCACCGACGTAAAATCTGCAAAGTTGCCTATCGGTACATTCTACGTCTGCCAGCCCTGTGGCAAACGCTGGAAGTTGGCGCTATAGAGTCGCAATGTTCCGAATCGGCGTTGACGTTGGAGAGTGTGATCAGTGCAAGTTCTTGGTCATCGGTGATCAGTCCGAGTTGATCGAGCTGGGCTGGTCAATTGATGACCGCGACTCGGCCTTTTGCCCGAAGTGCAGCGGCGAGAAGACCGAGCAGGCGCAGGAGGCCACTCCCGAGGAGATGGCCGAGTTCGCCGAGGCCGTCGAGAAGGAAGCCGAGCCCAGCCTCGCCGAGAAGGAAGCTCAGCGCGCCGAGGCCGTCAAGGCCCAGGCCGAGCTGTACGGCAAGGGCTGGAACGCCCGCATCGCTCAGATCAAGAAGAAGGTCGGCAAGAAGGCCAAGCTCAGCGCCCCCGAGGCCACCCTCCTGGAGCGTCACGAGCAGCTGGAGAAGCTCGGCGCCCTGCAGGAGTTCTTCACCATCCAGGCCACGGAGATCGTCCGCCAGCGGATGGCGGAGTGACCCCGAGCAAGCAGTGGTACCCCCGTGAACCGCCCGTGGGCACCCGTTACATCGATCCCGTCACCCGAACGATCTGCATCTACATGGGCTGGATTCAGCCTGAACCTAAGCCGGAGTCGAAGGCAATCGTAGTCCGGAGGCCTGATGAAACTCTTCCTTGATGACGTCCGCAACCCCAAGACCGAAGGCTGGACCGTATGTCGGTCCGTGGCCGAGGCCAAGCACGTCCTGGAGCACAACGAGGAGCCCGTCACGGGCATGAGCCTCGATCATGACCTCGGCGTTGACCCGACCACGGGCGACGAGAACAAGGAAGCCCCGAGCGGTCACGACTTCCTCAAGTGGGTGCACGAGACCGGTCGCTGGCCGATGTCCAGGCCCGTGGTTCACAGCGCCAACCCCGTCGGCGCCCGCCGGATGAACGATTACATCAGCGATTTCGGTCCCTATGGAAAGCAAGACCGCTGACGTCCCCCGATGGGTGCGGTGGGCCGCCACCTTCCTCTTCGTGGCGCAGCTCTTCGACCTCTGGTCGACGCTGTTCATGCTCGGTAGGGGTGGCTACGAGCTGAATCCGGTCATGCGCTGGCTGATCGAGAAGGACGTGCTCTGGTTCATCGGCATCAAGCTCGTCATGGCCGGCTTCTGCAGCTGGTATCCGGTCTCGGCTTGGCGCCGCATGGAGAAGTCCCTCTCCAACCGCATTGCCCTGGCGCTGGCCCTGGCTGCCCTCTGTCTGATGTACGCTTCCGTCATCGTCAACAACGGCCTCAGCGTCCTGGCGGCGCTGCGCTGAGCCGGTTAGAGGGGGTCCATGGACCTCCCTATCCGCTACGACCGCCCCGCTGAGGCCTGGGACCTCCTCGTCAAGGAGTTCCTGGCCATCCTCGCCGAGAAGGAACGCTGCCGTCGGGCAGGCATGAGTCCCGAGGCCGCCGATCTCTTCACCAGGGTCAAGACGACCTTCTTCCGTCTCAAGGTCAGGCGGTTGCTGGCGTGCGCCTAGCCATCTTCAGTGACACCCATCTGGAGTTCCAGGCCGGGGGCACGGTCGCCTTCTGGGACCGCGTCACCAAGCACTCCCAGGCCAACCCGGGCTCGGTCGCTGTCCTGGCCGGGGACATCATCAACTGGAAGAAGCCCAAGCACGCCCGCTTCACCATGGAGACTTTCCGGAGCCTGTACCGGGAGGTCATCTACGTGCCCGGCAACCACGACAGCAACGGGCTCAAGATCGGTCTCTGCAACGCCCGCGTTGAGGTCAACTGCCGCGACCTGGGCATCCACTACCTCCGCCCCGGGCACGCCGTCACCGTCGACGACCAGCGGTTCCTCGGCGGCACCCTCTGGTACCCGCATCCCGGCAACCATCCAGCCACGGCCTGGTTCTACGACTACCGCGTGCACCCCAGCGTCGAGCCCGCCTACGCCCACAACCAGGACTTCGTCGACAGCGTCTGCAAGGTCATGGAGCACGGCGACATCATCGTCAGTCACCACCTGCCGCACCCGCGCTCGGTGAGCGCGCAGTTCGTCGGGCACGAGGCCAACCACTTCTTCCTCAGCGACCAGAGCGCGTGGATCGAGTCCCGCTGGCCCAAGCTCTGGATCCACGGCCACACCCACGACCCCAAGGACTACGTCGTCCGTCCCGCGGACCCCGAGGAATGGCGGGCCCGCCCCGACAACTGGACCCGGATCTATTGCAACCCGATGGGATATGCCTTCGAGGGCGCCAATCCGGCCTTCTGGGATCGCATCACCCTTGACATCTGACAGGGGTCCGCGGTAGTCTCTGGGGCATGAGAATCTCCAACATTCACACCTGGCGGATGACCGCTCCCGGCTGGATCAGGATCGACTTCATGGTCACCGTCGGCGCCATCAACTACTACGGCGAGACTTACCTCCACAACGGCGTCGTCCACGTCCCCAACCTCTGGCGGATGTTCGCCAGCGGCGTCCGCAATCACCGCCGGGTCAAGTACAACGCGAAGGTCGTCCGCGACGCGCAGAAGACCCTGCAGCCGATGGCTGCGGAACTCGCTTCGGGAGTATTCGGGCGTTAGATGGGAGCAGTGAATCCCACCAAAGGTCAGCAGGAAGCCCTGGACAAGATCCAGTCGCTGGTCGACAACCCCGCCAACTGGCGGGTGCTCGTCGTCAGCGGCGCCGCCGGCACCGGCAAGACGAGCTTGCTCAAGTTCCTCGGCGAGCAGTACGCGGGGACCTTCGTCCTGACTCCGACCGGCAAGGCCGCCGTCCGCGTCAAGGAAGCCACCGGGCTGGACGCAATGACCATTCACAAGTGGCTCTACTTCCCCGCTGAGGACGAGAAGACCGGCGAGGTCAGCTTCGGCCGTCAGGGCCGGGACACCATCAGGATGCCGCCCGTGCCCGTGCTCTTCGTCGACGAGGCCTCGATGATCACCGAGGCCGTCTGGCACGACCTCCACGACATGGCCCTGCTGCTGGGCCTGAACGTGGTCCTGATCGGCGACGGCCACCAGCTGCCTCCCGTGGAAACCGACAAGGACAGGGTCGGCTTCAGCGTCTTCAGCCCGGACTTCTACAAGGGCTTCGTCGAGCGCGTCGAGCTGACCGAGGTCCTCCGTCAAGCCCTGGAGAGTCCCATCATCCGCACGGCCACCGCCATCCGCAAGGGAGGCAGCCTGGAAGAGCTTCTCGGCGAGTGGGCCAACCACGGCGAGGCCCTCGACGACCAGGCCCTGGCCACCTGGGGCGAGAAGGGAGCCGTCATCGTCGGCACCAACCGCACCCGGCAGGAGCTGAACCTGCGCATGCGCCAGCTCCTTGGCCGCCCCGGGGACCGCGTCGAGACCGGCGAGCCCCTGCTCGTGCTCAAGAACAGCTACGAGGCCGATGTCTTCAACGGAGAGGTCTTCGAGATCGGCAGCTACGAGCCCCGGGAGGAGACGGCCTGCTTCGACCGCTACCAGAAGCTGGGCCTGTACGTCCGCTTCGACGAGGTCATGACCACGGCCGGGCATCACTTCATGGCCGCTCACCAGCAGATCTTCAACCAGCTCCCGGAGAAGTTCAACAGCAAGGCCCTCATGCAGGGCTCGAAGAGGGCCTCCTACCCGGAGATGGTCCCCTTCGTCGAGGCCAACCTCGGCTACGCCCTGACCGCGCATAAATCTCAGGGCTCGGAGTGGGGCTCGGCCTTGGTCGTCCTGGAGAAGAACCTCCGGCTCCGCGGGGCCGATGAGAACAGCCGCCGCTGGTGTTACACGGCCATCACGAGGGCGAAGAAGACCCTGAGGGTGCACGCACTATGAGCTACAGCGTCGAGTACAGCTGCGCAGCCTGCCACCAGCCCTACAAGATGCACGTCCCCGCCGGGCTGAAGGTCAACCGTCCGCCTGGCGAGTTCCTCTGCCATGCCTGCGGCATGCACGCTCTCACCTTCGGCAACAACAGCTGCTCGCACTCATTCTGGGGCTTCAGCGCCGACGCCAACGGCGACGTCGACATGGTCAGCTGCCACAGCTGCGGTCACGTCTACTTCGGCGTCCTGGCCTCGGGCACGGTGATCAGCACCGCGGCCCCCATGCCGGCGAAGGTCGCCCCGCCCGTGCTCTACGTCCAGGGAAAGTTCGGGAATTGCACTTCGTGCGGGCGCGAGTTAAGCCCTACGCTGGACGCCGTCTACAACGAACCCATGACGAGGTGCTCAACGTGCCGAAGCCGAAATCGAAGCTGAAGAGGAAACTGGACCCCAGTCGCCTGACGCCGACCATCCGCCGGACCATCCGGCAGCACGGCATCCAGGCCGTGGTGACCCTGAGCAAGTACGGGCCGACCAGCTACGGCTTCGGGCACTACCACCAGGAGCCCCCGACGGCGTTGGACGCCAACTGCCGCCTCACCTTCGACCGCTCCGACTGGGAGGCCTTCGCCTGGCACTTCTACAAGGCCGGCATCCCGCTCGGCACCAGGATCAAGTTCGTCGCCACCGTTGTCCCCGAGGAGAAGTCATGAGCTACGTGCCCTACGTCATCGAGAACTCCGGCCGCGGAGAACGCGCCTACGACATCTACAGCCGCCTGCTGAAGGACCGCATCATCGTCCTCGGCACCCCCATCGATGACGCCGTCGCCAACAGCGTCGTCGCCCAGCTCCTCTTCCTCCAGACTGAGGACAAGGAGAAGCCCATCAGCATGTACATCAACAGCCCCGGGGGCGTCATCACCGCCGGCATGGCCATCTACGACACCATGCACCACATCAAGCCCGAGGTTCACACGCTCTGCGTCGGCCAGGCCGCCAGCATGGGCGCCATGCTCCTCATGGCCGGAACCCCGGGCAAGCGCTCCAGCCTGCCTCACTCCCGCATCATGATCCACCAGCCTCTCGGCGGTGCCTACGGTCAGGCCTCGGACATCGAGATTCAAGCCCGTGAAATGGCGAAGTTCAAGTCGATGATGATCGACATCGCCGTCAAGCACACAGGTAAGGACAGGGAGCAGGTTGCAAAAGATATGGACCGCGACTATTACATGGGCGCCGAGGAGGCCCGCGACTACGGTCTCATCGACAAGGTTCTGTAGTACCCACCCCGCAGTACCCACCCGATAGGAAGTGCAGCCATGAAGAAGTTCCTCGCAGTGCTCGCAGTCGCAACGCTGGTCGCCTGTACGGGCCAGCCTCAGAAGGACGTCACTGGTCCCGAGGGCTCAACCGGCCCCGCGGGTCCGGCTGGCGTCGCCGGTCCTCAGGGCCCGGTCGGTGCTACCGGTGCCAATGGCGCCGACGGTGCCGTCGGTCCTCAGGGTTCCGCTGGTCTCCCGGGCGCAGTCGGCCCGATGGGTCCGGCAGGAGCCGTCGGTCTCACTGGTCCTCAGGGACCGCAAGGCCCCCAGGGCCCGATGGGTCCCATGGGCCCGGTCGGTCCTCAGGGTCCGGCTGGTGCTCAGGGTCCGCAAGGCCCGAAGGGCGACAAGGGAGACAAGGGCGATACCGGTGCTCAGGGCAATCCTGGCCTCGCCGGCAACAACGGCAAGGACGGCAACAGCTGGTCCGCGTCTCAGCCTGACGCTGCTGGCTGCGTGACCTGGTCTCTGGTCGACAGCTCCGGCGCTCCCGTGCTCGACAACCAGAATAACCCGATCACCCGCGTCATCTGCAACGGCAAGGACGGCGTCAACGGCAAGGATGGTGCTCAGGGTCCGCAAGGTCCTCAGGGCAACAACGGCAATGACGGCGCCCAGGGTCCGAAGGGTGACAAGGGCGACCAGGGCTTCCCTGGTAACCAGGGCATCCCCGGCCTCAACGGTCACGACGGTCTGAACGGACAGGACGGCGCTCCCGGTCAGCAGGGGCCGAAGGGCAACGACGGCGCTCCTGGACAGACTGGCGCGAACGGCGCTCCTGGACAGGCTGGTAAGGACGGTGCCAACGGCAAGGACGGCTTCAGCTGGGTCGCTGGGGCTACCGTTGCTGGCTGCACGATCTACACCTTCGAAGACGAGAACGGCGTTCCCGTGCTCGACAATCAGGGCCAGCAGCAGCAGCGCACCGTCTGCGACGGTAAGGACGGCACCAACGGCAAGGACGGTGCTCCCGGCGCTCCTGGACCTCAGGGTCTGAAGGGCGACCAGGGCATCCCTGGCAACGACGGTCTCCCCGGCCACGATGGTGTGCAGGGTCCGATGGGCGCTCCTGGCGCTCCTGGACAGACTGGGCTCACCGGTCAGACCGGTGCTCCTGGTCAGAACGGTTCGAACGGCGCGCAGGGTCCCCAGGGGCCCAAGGGCGACACCGGCGCGACTGGCTCGTGCAACGCTCGTAGCTCCCGGAACCCGGGCATGAACGGTGGCGGCACCCTGACCTTCCAGGTCAGCCAGGGCGGCATCTTCACCGTGTGGGCGACCCAGAAGTCGGGGCAGTCGGGTACGGTCGTCGTGACCGGCTCCGTCAGCGGCGTGCTCCCGATCACTCTCGGACTTCCGTTCACCGACGCCAACGCGGAGACCATCACGATCTCCATCACCGGCGGCAACAGCGGCACGTCCTACGACGTGGCGTACCTCAGCATCCAGTAAGCAGTCTCAAGCGCGGGAGCGAATCCACTGCCGTCGAGTCGGCACCGCGCTTCTCCGAAGTTCAACCAGAGGAAACCATGAAGACCCTGCTCGCAGTGCTCGCCGTTCTCGTAGCCTCCCCCGCCGTCGCCGGTGAGTTCTCCACCAGCGTCTATTTCGACACGGCCAAGTCGTCGATCAGCGCCGAAGCCGCCAAGACCCTGGAGCTGGTCGCCGACAAGGCCAAGGGCGAGTTCGTCGTCCGCGTCGACGCCGTCGGCAGCAGCGATGCCCGGAAGTTCAACACCAACCTCAAGCTGGCCCAGACCCGCGCGGACGCCGTCAAGAAGGCCCTCGTCGTCCTCGGCGTCAAGGCCGAGCTGATCGTGACCTCCGCGGTCGGCGACGCCAAGGCCGTCAAGACCAAGGACCTGGCCGCCCTCGCCAAGGACCGCCGCGTGGACATCACCGTCATCAGCAAGGACCCCGTGGCCCACGCTCACTGCATCATCGCTGAGACCCGGGAAGTCGTCGTTGAGAAGACCGTCGTCGTCGAGAAGGTCGTCGAGGTCGAGAAGGCTTCCCCCTGGGAGATCATGGCCTTCGGCGAGTTCGGCGTCCACAAGAACAGCCACGGCTACCCGAGCCCGACCGACAGCCGCCTCCACGGCAAGTTCAACAACTGGGGCAGCTGGCAGTTCGGCACCGAGTTCCACTACAAGCCCGTCTACCTCGGCCTGCGCACCTTCGCCGGCAACAACGGCGTCGGCGCCATCGCCCAGGTCTTCCCCGTGCAGGGCCGCCTGAACTGGTACATCGGCCCCGGCATCAGCTACACCGCCTACCCCTTCTACGCTCCGGTCGTCCCCGAGGTCGCCCGCTTCTGGGACCTGCAGCTCTGGACCGGCCTCGAATACGCCTTCACCCCGCACCTGATTGGCCTCGCCGATCTCCGCGCCAGCCTCCCGCTCCCCGAGAGCAAGGGCACTGGCCCGCTGACTGGCAAGAACGTCCGCGACAGCCTGTCGCAGACCGCGGCCTTCCTGGGCATCGGGTACCGCTTCTAGAGCATTCCGCCGACCAGGGCCCCGGGACGGGCCGAAGTCCCCGAGGAATGGGAGTTCCCCCGCGCAGACGGCCTCTACGCGGGGTTTTTCTTTGTCCCGGAGGTTATCTAGACCTTGATGCGCAACCGCGGTGCCCAGCTCCGTCTGAAGACGATCCTCGACAGGAAGCGGGTTGACTACGACTGGATCAGCGAAGAGGATCCACCCTTCTTCTGTCTGAACTGTGCTCTCGGCGACGGTCCCTACGCCTACCTGACGTTCATGGACGGCAATCGAATCGAGTTCTGGTTCAGTGATGACGGCCGCGCCGTCTTCAACCTGGACAGGGACGAGGACGTGGCCTTCGGCAGGTTCCTGCGCGAGACCCTCAAGTACCTCAGCTACTAGTAGCCGTCGAAGCCGACGGCGATGTTGCTGATCTGCGACGGGAACTGGTTCAGCGTCGAGCCCGTCAGGTAGGCGCTGACGTCGCTGCCGCCGTAGTTCGGCTGGGGCAGGATGTCGCCGTTGCCGGCGAGGACGACGAAGCGCACCTGGACGGTGGTCGCCGTCACGGCCAGGATCAGGCAGAGCTGGTTCCCGGTGCCGTCGGGCTTCTGCAGCCAGGCGTGAGCGCCCAGGACGAAGTTCGAGGCATCGGCGAAGGTCAGCGTGCTGCCGGTGCCGTTGGCGGTGGTGGTCTGGAGGTTAGCGAAGGCTTCCGTGGCTGCCATGGTGTCCTAGATTGCGCTAGCTGTTGTCGACGAAGATGGCCCGCACATAGCCGTTGAGATAGCCGTAGACCCAGCCGCCCAAGGTCAGCGTCGACTTCTGCGTGCTGATGAGGCCGCCGGTAGCTGTGCCCTTCGAGACGCCGTTGATGAAGAACTCCATGGCCCCGGCGTTGTTCGTGCCGAGGAGGGCAGTCCAGGTGTTGTCCGGGATCGTGTCGGCCGGAGTGATGTTGAACGTTCCGCCGACAGAGTCGAAGGCTACGTCGATGGCCGTGGACGGAGTGCCACCCACCTGCTGGGCGTAGAGATCCCAGTCGAAGGGGCCGCCGTAGCCGCCGGTGCCCAAGAAGAGGGGGTTTTCACCAAGCGACGAAGTCTGAGACGAGGGCCAGTTGACGCTGACTCCGGCCCTCCAGGCGACGGGGTTGCTTGGGTCCAAAGGATTCGGTACCGTAACCACGTCCGCATCGCGAGTGACGGCCAGGCCCAGAGTTGGGATGTAACTTGTGAGGAACGGGCGATCTTCGTTCTGACAGAAGGCGATGAGGACGGTGTCGCCACCGGCGCTGCTCCAGGTGTTGTCTCCGAGAGCCTGTTGAGCCGTGTTCCCGAAGACGGGAATACAGTAGTTGCCATCGCCGATGATGGAGAAACGGAACCAGCCGTTGCCGAGAGCCTCAGACATGGGACTGGGGGTGTTGTAAGTTCCAGCGAGCGAGCCGTCCGTCAGATCCCACGCCGCCTGATTAGTTGAGGTGTGCGCTCCGCCCGAGTACAGGCCGATGTATCGGGCTGCGCCCGTGCCCAGCTTGGCGTAAATGCTCAGGCGCCGGTTGAGGGAACTGGACGCCTGGAACAGACGATGTGACTGGAGGCCTCCCGTGGCCATTGTTACGGTCCAGCCGGTGTTGGCCAGGCCGTCTGGTCCGACGACGTTCTGGGCGACTGTCACACCGTTCAGGGTCCAGACAGAGCCGTTGCTGAAGTCGTTGCTGTAGAGGACGTTGTTCGTGGTACTGCCCTCGACCAAAATCCCCGGGCTTTCGACGCGGATATGGCCAGCAGGAATCAAGGTCAGGCCTCCGGCAACGTTCCTGCAGTAGGCGGCGGCGGCACGGCTGCAGCTGACGACGGTGACGCCGTCATCGGCAAGCAGGCTGCCGGCGGCGATCTGTGCTGTCGTCGGGGGCCGGGCCAGGATGGAGAGCTGGGGAAGGCGGGTGACAGCCGCGTAGGCCTTGATCCAGGGGTAGGTCGAGGACTGGGCGACGACGATGTCCGTGCCCATGACGCCGGGCGTGTAGACGCCACCGCTGGTGATGCTGCCCAGGGCAGTCCCGAGCAGACTCCAGACGACGGTGTCCGTGAAGCCGTTGACGGTGGCCTTGAAGGTGACGTTCGTACCCTTCGTGGTCGCCGAGCCCGGGCTGATGGTGATGCTGGCACCGACGCTGCGACCGCCATCGGCCTGGGGCGAGACCCAGTTGCTGAGGCCCGGGGCTTCCTGGTCCAGGCTGCTGCCGACGCCGTAAGCGCTCAGGTCCGTGCGACCGTAGTTCTCCGGCAGGGAGCTGGTGAAGACCAGGCCCACGCGCCGGTTGAGGAGGTCGACGACGGTGATGAAGCACTCCTGGGGGTTGGCGTTGCTGCTGTCACGCAGCCAGGCCCTGGCGCCCTTGATGAAGCCCGTGGGATCGGCGAAGCCCAGGTAGCCGCCGGTGGTTCCGGCGACGTTCGCGTACTGCAGGTTGGGCTTGGTCTGGGTAGCGGACATAGGTCTTAGGTAGCGGCGAAGGGTCCAGCGAAGATGGTCTCGGTACCAGCAGCGCTCCACTGCGTGACGGGCACGGCGTGGAGAGCGGTGTCGGCGTAGGTGACTTCCATGAAGGAGTTCATGCCCCAGCCGGTGCTGTAGAAGGTGTCGCACCAGTACCAGCCGCCGCCGAGGCTGTGGACGGTGCCGACGGCGCCCACCGCAGAGGCCACGGTGCCCGAGCTGAGGTCGAAGACCACGTAGACGCTGGGCAATGCCTGGCTCCAGAAGCTGACGAAGTGAACGGTGCCAGCCTTGAAGGCGGCTCCGACGTGGGTAGCGGTGGCGGTGAGGCCGTTCGACCAAACCGCGTGGTAGTCGTTGACGGCGCTGGCGGTGACGGTGTTGGCGCTGTTCGAGGCACCGGTGTAGTCGGCGACGTTCAGGGCGACGGTGGTGTTTTGCTTGATGAACCAGCTCGACATGTTCGTCACGTCGCTGGAGTTGAGGTAGAGGTTCGTGGGCGGCGTGAACGACGGGTTCACGGTAAACGTGACGGGGATTGCCAGGCCCGAGTTGAAGGCGTTCGAGCAGTTCAAGAGGACATTGGCCGTGTACGTGGCCGCCGTCAGAGCGCCTGTAGCCGGGCTGACGTGGACGGTCTGGCTGTTGCCGGACCCGGTCACAGTAGCCGTGAGCCAACCGCTGCCGCTACCGTAGGTGATGGTCGGCGCGATTGCCGCCAGAGTACCGCTGCCGACGTTGGTGACGGCGGAGGTCTGAGCGGCGGGGTCGCTGCCGCCAGCGGTGGCGGTGAAGCTCAATGAAGCCGGAGTCCTCTCCATGGCCGCGGGGAGGTTAATGTCAACGACGATGTCCGTCAGCCAACCCCAGAGAGGCCTGCTGCCGTCGCTGTAGTTACCGATGTAGACCGTGGAGGGCTGCGGGTTCAGGTTGCGGGTGCCGCCACCGATGCCGCCGCCAAACTGGCTGTCATCACCGTCGACGAAGCCGTTGTTGATACCGCCCGAGTAGACGTTGGTCTGTTCGAAGGTGTGGGGGGCGCTGTCGTTGGCGAAGAGGTTGTCGCCGGTCTGACGGTAGCCGATGGTAGAGGTGCTGTCGAAGATGACGACGAAGACCTGTTCAACGTTGTACGGGTAGATGGTGGCGTTGTTTGGGCCTCCGCTGGGGCCCAAGGAGACGGTCGCGCGCTCGTTGGTGGCGGTATCAGCCCACTTACCCTCTGGCGTACACGTGGCGCGCATCAGCCAGGTTGGGACGGGCTGCGTGAGGCCTGCGAGGGGATTGGCGACGCTGACTACTTCGGCCGCACGAGTGAAGGGGGTGTTGGAGTCGTCTGTGCGGACCAGGCTGGACGGGAACGCGCCAATTTCACTTTGGAATCCCCAGAGGTAGGCCGTACAGCCGGGGATACCGGGCGTATTGCCGTCGGCGGTCCGGGTATCGGCGCCGATGATCCAGTAACCGGACCCAACCACGCGGTGAAGAATGAAGCGCTGCCAGGTCGTGGTCAGGTTCATGGGCACGTTGAGGCCGTTGTCGTTTTCCGCGAAGTAGATGGTCGCCGTTCCCGAGGCCACGCGACCGTAGATGCTGCCCACGTTACCGGTGACGTTTTCCGAGATGAAGGCGTAGCTGCTGCCGTCATCGGCCACAGGTCCGAAGACAACCTTCGAGGCCTCGTTGCCACCGGCAGGATCGAGGACGTCGGTGCTGTTCAAGCTGAGGCCGGTGATATTGCCGAAGACCTGCCAGCCGTGGGCGGTGTTGCCGACTGCACAGGAGTTGGGGCCGTAGTTGGTCCGGGCACCCTCGACCAGAAGGCCCGCGGGGTGGCCGTAGCCAGCGGCCTCGACTCGGGCCGTATCGTTCCCGAGCAGGTGCAGGAGCCCGTCCGAACCCAGCGCATAGCCGCCGCTGGCCCTGCTCACGCCGACGACCTGACCGGTGTTGGCGACCAGGGCCCCGCTGGCGGTTTTGAAGGCCGGGGCCTGCGGGCGCGTACTCAGCACTTCGAGCTGGAAAGGACTGACATAGACGGGGATTCCGCCGGGGCTGGCTCCGGCTCCGCGCGGCGTCTCCTGGCCGGCATACTGGTCCAGGGTCGAGCCAGCCGGATACGAGCTGACGTCGGTGCGGCCGTAGTTGTAGGGCAGAGACTTGACGAAGGCCACGCCGACGACGGTGGCGCTGACGGCGGTGATCTCGACTTCCTGGGGATTGTTGCCGACGTCATCCCGGAGCCAGGCCCGGGCTCCGACGGCGAAACCCAGGGCGTTGCCGAAAGTCAAGTATCCGGTCGTACTGCCGGGAGCGATGGTCGTCTGGAGGTTGGCGGGGCAGAACTTCGCGGACATGGGGATCGAGAGCCTAGATTGCCCCGTTGACAGCGGCCTCGGTGGTCGCTAAGGTGTCTCTGCCATGAGCTTGAACGCCGACCGTTTCCGGGACCGGAAGCTCCGCTGCAGCTGTGGCCGTCCAGCGCTGGCTGCCGTCAAGGGCCGGGAGCCCCGTGCCCTACCTCATCACACACTCTGCCTGGCCTGCTGGCGGGATCTTCGCAACAGCACCCGCAGACACCGCTTGACAAGGCGCCGCCGGCCGTGAGATAGTCTCTCCATGGCCCCCAAAATCGGTCTCAACATCCGCAGCGACGTTTTCACCGTCCCCCACCCGGAGGATAGCTCGCCCCAGGACCACCTGGCGTTCTACGTCATCGCCATCCTGGAGAACGGCGACACCTTCATGCACGAGAAGTCCTTCACGACCATCGAGTTCAGGGTCGACGAGGCCGAGGCCAAGGCGCTGGCACTGATGACCCGCATCGGGGCGGCGCTGGAGGGCGGCAGCTGGGCCGGTCCCTTCAACGGTCACTGGTGCTCCACCTACCCCCAGTACGGGTCCCGGGCGTACGAGCAGGCCGACCGCGACGGCGACAACCTCCTCTGGGAGCGCGAGCGCGACGCCGAGGGCGAGTCCCTGGCGGCGTACTACACCCGGGAGTAGTTTCTGACCCATTTGCTTTCCAACCCGAACCGTGAGAAGCTGCCTCCCATGAACGACTCCTTCGACAACAGCAAGACCGACCGCGAGATGCTCCTCCGCCTCCTGGGCGACGGCGTCCGCATGAATCAGACCGCGCAGGACGCCCGCGAGCGCCTCCTCGACGCCAAGATGGGTTCGGTGGCGAACGCCAGCGACGACTTCCTGATGGCGCTGGAGGCCAACCTCCTCGGCTGGATCGACGAGATTCAGCGCGAGGTGGCCCGCCGCGAGGAGAAGGACAACCGCGAGGCCGAGGCGGACTTCGACTCCACCCTGGACGACGCCGAGACCTGGGAGCGCAATCAGGTCGCCATGGACCGCGAGGGCGACGACATGTACATGCCGGACGAGCAAGACCTCAACGAGGAGGGCTGAACATGGGCTGGGACGTCAACTACCGCTGGACGAAGAAGGCCGACGTCGTCGCCGACCTGCTCGGTCAGTACTCGACCAACCCGAGCCTGGAGGTGCTGGCGTTCAAGAGCACCAGCTCCGGCCTCTGGACCGTCATCCGCAACCAGAACACCGGCTCGCGGGCCATCTACTTCGACCTTATCGAGAGGCGCGGCAAGCAGTTTGCCGTCAAGGGCATGGACGAGGCCATGGGCCCGTACTACTACGACTGCCCGGCCAAGTTCTTCACCATGGTTCCCGTCGGCAATCCCGCCTACCGGGCTCGCTGGGCCGAGGCCCACGGAGTGAAGCTGTCATGACCACCGCCATCCTTCTCGCCGTTCTCGCCGCTTCCGACCCCAGCTTCAAGGACGTCAAGGGCGGCTCAAGCACCGCCATCTGCGAAGACCATGCCCGGACCTTCCTGGGCCCCATCGGGGGCACCATGGGAAACCTCCGCGAGACTCGCGGCAGCCACGACCGGCTCTGCCTGCAGATCCGCGACGGCCGGGTCTGGCGCGTGCTCTGGAACTCGGACGGCATCAAACTCCGGAGCCCGGCGTTCACCGGCCGCACCTTCTACCCCTGGACGCGGATGGAAACCGGCATCCTCGGGCAGGTTGGGGACCTCGACACCGGGGAAATCTGGACTGTCATCCAGCAGCCGACAGGCTTCCTCGTCTGCGGCAGCGGCCCCACCGAGCGCGAGCACGTCTGCGTCCTCCAGGGCACGATTTACTTCCGCGGCAAGACGCTGTAGGATGACCCCATGAACCGTCTGCTCTTGGTCGTCCTCGTTACCGCGTCCACCGGCTGTGGATTCGGCCTCACCGCCGACGCGAAGCCCTGCGGCAAGCACGCCTCCGGCATCGAGGTCTGGGTGGACAGCCCACCGACCCTGGCGGACGGTGGCGTCTGGCAGCCCGGGCCAGAGCGCGAGAACGCCTTCATGACCTGCGACCAAGCCATGGAGACCGTCGACGCGGCCCTGGCCATCGGCGACAGTCACGACTTCTGGGTGGACAAGAGCCACCGGTTCCTGGATGGGATGCGCCTGGAGTTCGTCGGCGACCAGAACCTGGCCGCCATTGGCGAGCCCGACAAGCTCGGCTTCACGATGAACTCGCCGTTCGCCCACGACATGGCCGTGGCCTACGGGGACGACGGCTTCCCGGACTACACCCTGAAGTACGACCGAGCCGACCCGACCATGGCCTACAGGGTCTGGGGCTCGGCCGTGACCCTCAGTCACGAGATGATCCACGTACTCCAGTCGGATAGCTTTCTCAACCTGGGCGTGATGAACACGCACACAGACAAGCACTGCCACTGGGCCAGCGTCTACGCGCCCCGGTTCTCAGACTTGGGCTGGGCTCAGTACAGCTCGAACTTCGAAGACGGCTGCGAGCACGAGCGCTGCTCGGGCAGCGCCTGCCATGCGGACTAGCTGAGCTGGTTGAGGCGGGCCTGGACGGCGTCGAGCACGTCCTGCAGATACGGCCAAGAAAGCTGACAGTCGGCGTCGGCGAGATTGGCCTGCAGCGAGGCCTTGCTGTTCAGCAGGTCCTGCTTGGACATGCCGTTGATGTTCTGCTGCTGCATGGAGTTCGGATTGAGGGCCATGGTTACTTGAGCTTGGCCGCGAGGTAAGCCTGAACTTCCTTGGCATAGGCGAGTTTTGCGCTGACCTTGGCCTTGTCGGCATCAGCAGCAGCCGCCAGCACCTTGGTCACGTTGGCTACGCTGGCGTCGACGGCGATTTTGGCCGCCTTCAGGTCTTCGGTGCCGAGGGTATCGATCTTGTCTGTGAACTTGGAATCAAGAGCCATGATATTCCTTTAGGTGCCCGGCCTCAGTTGGGTATGCGTATAGGTGACGCGGATGCCGAAGACGATAGTCTGCCGAATCGCGCCCGGGGAAATGGTGGCCATGTTGAAGACGAACGTATGGCCGTCGGGGACGGCGATGGACATGTTGAAGACGACCAGGCCTGGGCTGCCCAAGACAGGGAAGGTGTTGCCAGGCTGGGTGTAGCGAGTGTTGACGCCAGCGTAGGTCAGGTCTTCGAGGGCGAAGTCCAGGCCGTTGCTGCCGCCAACGCCCTGCTCGCCATATACGGCGATCTGCGTGAGGGTGGCCCCCTCGGGAATGCCGTGCAGAGGGCAGCTGATGGTCATTCCATCGCCGGCCTGCTCGCTGATCGTGTAGTCGAATGTACCGGCGTTGTCGTACTGCAAGTAGTTGGGCTTGTAGGTACCGCCGGTCGTGTGGAGGCTGTTGCCGTAGCTGCTGGTGTCGTAGTTGGCCGCATCCTTGAACTCAAGGGCGGTGTAGATGCGGTGCCGAGTGACGTTCGCCGAGTAGTGGAAGTCGTAGGCGTTATCGCAGCTGATGCCGCCGCCCGAACCCTCGATGGCGTTGCCAGTGCCGGCGAAGGCAATGATGCCCGGACCAGAGCCGTGGCCCTGGAAGTAGCCACCGGCCGTGTTGCCCGACGTGGAGATACCGGCGACGCTGATGTTGCTACCGCCGAAGGCGAGAACGGCGGCCGTCGAGACGGTGTCATCGGCGCCGCCGTGAGCCGTCGCGACAAGACCGGCGCGGGCGCCGCTGCCGCTTGCGATGAAGGCGCCGTAGCCACCGGCACCGGTACCACCGGCACCGTAGATGCCGATACCAGCGCTGGGACCGCCGATGAAGTAGCCGCCTTCGCCGCTGTTGCCGCCCTGGCCCCAGACACCGCGGGGGTTGCCGCTGGTGTTGCCTTCGCCGTAGACGCCCGGAGCCGTGCCAGCTCCGAAGCCGACGACACCGGCTCCGGCGGAGCCGTTGACGGCCGCGCCGTTGGCGACACCGGCGACACCGACGTCGGTCGTCGCGCCGCCGAATCCGGCAACGCCAGCCACGATCTGCGCGTAGGAGGCGTCAGTGGTCAGACCGACGACGCCGTTACCAGCCGCGCCAGCACCAGCCGCCGCACCGACACCGACGACGCCATGGCCGCTCTGACCGGTACCTGCCGCTACGCCACCCTGGCCCCAGATGCCAACGCCACCAGCCGTGGCGCCAGTGCTGGGACCACCGAGAACGTTGAAGGCACGACCGCTGCTGCTGCCGACGCCGGTAGCGGTGAAGGAGATGGCGTGGTCGGGGCCGAAGTTGGCCACCGCCGGAGACAGCGGGGTCTCCGAGGTCTGGCCGAGCTTGACGATGCCCAGCGTGGTCGTCGTGGCCGGGGGAACGGGGACGCCGACGGGGTTACGGCTGCCGCGGGTGAAGACGTCCGAACCACGACGGACGGCGATGACCTGGCGGCTGCCGGGAACAGGGCCCACGCCCAGGGTCTGGATGGCAACCTTCTGGGGAACGGTCAGGGTTGCGTTCGAGGTCCGGTCGAGGTCGACGTAGATGCACTCGCCATCGAGGAGGTTCGTCGTGCCCGAGAGGGCCGTGGTCTGGTCGTTGACGACGTTGTAGAAGACGCCGCCGTAGTTGGCGTTGTCGAAGGTGAAGCGGAGACCGATCCAGAGGAGGTTGGTACCGTCCCAGGTGAAGTAGTCAGCCAGAGGCGTGGTCGTGCCCGTGTTCGTCATGAACACGTTGCGGTCCGCCGTGGGGCTGTACCAGTCCTCGCCGCCGCCGATCTCCCAGATCCTGGTCTCCAGGGCCTGAACGAGGTCGCGCATGCTGGCGATGCTGCGGTCACCGCCGACGAAGGCGTTCAGCAGCGTGCTCTGGGCGCGGCCCTGGGGCCAGCTGTAGCCGTTGGTGGCGTTGGTCGGGTTGTCACCGCCCGAGGCCAGGCGGAAGAGCATGTTCCGGGCGTCGGTGACAGAGGTGACCTGGTTGGTGCTATTCGTGACGACCTTGGCGACAGGCACCAGGTTCGGCTGGGCGCTGAACGGGGTCGTGGTGATGACGATCTTGTAGTCGAGGACCCGGGCCAGGGGAACTTCCTTGGCCACTTCGAGGTTGGTGTTGGGATTCTTGAACTCGACGAGGTCCGAGGTGCTGGTGGCAGCGTCGCGGGTCAGGTCGAGGCCGACGAAGTTAGTCTGGCCAGCGGTCCAGGAGCCGGAGACGCGGGCGTTCAGGGCCGGGTCGAGGACTTCGACGGGACGGTTGGCCGGAACCCAGAGGAAGGTGCCTGACTGGGTGGCGTTGATGTTGGCAAGGATGCTGTCGGCAACAGCCAGCTGGACGGCAGTGGCCAGCGTGCCAGAACCGAAGTTCGCCAGCTGAAAACCACGGACGACGACAGCCTGCTGGGCAGTCATGATCCGGCCGACGACGGTGTCGAAGTCAGCCGCAACCGCCGACTCCACGGCGCGGAGCATGGGGACGTCAACACGTTGCTGGCCGAGCCAGTTTTCTTGCCTCAGGACTGCCATGGGATGGTTCCTAGATTACAGGGGAGAGGTTTCATTGCTCCAGCTCTGGGCGACGAAGTCGATCTGCCCAGTGAGGATACCACGAGCCTGTACGGACCAGCTCTGGTTGAGGAGGCTGCAGTTGTCGGCCTGGAAGACCACGGAGTCGGTTCCGCGCTCGACGAGGAGCAGCTGAAAGTACCGCTCGCGAACATACTGCTCCAGGGTCGCAGCCACGCCCATGGCCTCGACGCCACCGTCGCCGATGGTGCGGATGAGCTGGAGCTGGCCAGCAACGCGGGTCACGGTGGGAATCAGCTCCTGGGGCTGGCTGCTGTCGAGGCCGTAGTACTCGCGGCGGTTCTCGGAGCTGGACCAGGACCAGCCCGTGACCTGGCCGACGTGGATGCCGTTGATGAAGGCGTTGAGGTTGCTAGCCGCTACGGTCTTGGCGCGAGTCATAGAACCGGGGCCTCCTGAGCGGCGAGGACTTCAGCGCTGACCGAGTCACCGGCGAAGACCTCGACGATGTCCGAGAGCTTCAGGGCGCCGCGGGTCGGCAGGCCAGCGCCACCGAGACCGGCGTCGCCCGGGTAGACGACGACGAGGTTCTCCAGGATGCCTGCGGCCAGGGCCTGGAGGACGAGGGCCTCGGCTGCCACACGGCCTGCCGGCGAGGCCGTCAGGTAGAAGCTGCCAGCCTGCTGGTCCAGTGTCAGAGGCACGAACGGGCTCGGACCGGCGAGCAGGGTGACCTCAGAGCCCAGCGGGTAGTCGGCAGGCATGGTGAAGCTGTAGTCGATGACGAGGCGGGTGTTGCCGCTGACGGCCGTGTACTTGTCCAGGAGCTTGATGGGGAGGGTCTGGTTGGCGGTGCCGAAGCCAAGCGCGATCCAGCCCGAGCTGGGGAACGGGGTGCCGTTGACGACCTCGACAAAGTCATAATGTTGACCTTTCGCCAGGGCGATGGTCGTCGTCGAGTCGCCGCCGGTGACGGCCAGACCCTCGTTGGGGTCGTAGATGTACGGTCCGATGTCGCCGTCCACGGCGGGAGCCTGCTTCCAGGGCCTCAGGATGGCCCCAGGAGCGTAGTTCTGGCTCACGGAGCCCCCAGACGTGTCCGGGCCCGCATTGGAGCCAGGATCGGCGTAGGAGAAGCCCGAGGCGGTCACAGCGGTCACCGTGAAGACGCCGCTGGCGAAGCCGATGGCCAGGTTGTTCACGTACACTGTATCGCCGACGCTGATAGAGTCCGAGGTAACGCCCGAGGGAAGGGTCAGGGAGGCCGTGGTGACGCTGCTGGCCCTGGTCACGGAGGCGATAACCCATTCCGCGCCTGGGTTCGGGCCCCGACCCTGGTAGAACGGACCGAAGTTGCTGCTGTAGCCGGTGGGGACGTCCGAACCATCGAACTCGATGGTCTTCGAGTCCGGGACCGCGGAGACCCTCAGGAAGAGGTTGTTGAGGTTGCCGTCGCTGATGACTTCAGAGCCCGGCACGAAGACGTCCGGGGCCAGGCTGGGACCCAGGGGAGAGGCGATGAGGCCGCCGTTGATGACCATGGTGCCGCTGGGGAGGATGCCGCCGAAGGGGGTACCGCGGCTGATTCGGGTCCTGGCCGGGCTGTGCTTCCAGGTCATCGTGCTCAGGTCCAACCATTCCACGACCTGGCAGTCGTCGCCCTGGCTGCTGCTGCCGGCGAAGACGTAGACCCGGTTCAGGGCCTGGCTGTAGAGCGCGAAGGCGTTCGTCCGCCGCATCTGCATTGGCGGCAAGCCGTTCCAGAGGCCGCTGACCGGGTTCCAGATCTCGCAGCTGTTCAGGCTGACCGTGCTGTCCGTGGGAACGCAGGGCGGATGGCCGCTGCCGCCGAAGACCAGGACGCGGTCGTCAGGGAGGACGACGCAGCCGAAGCCCTGACGGCTCCAGCCCATGTCACCGCTCCGGGTCCAGCTGGAGCCGTTGTAAATCTCCGAGGTGTTGGTCTTGAAGCCGTTGGTCGAGCGGCCACCGATGACCAGGACCCGGCCATCGCTGAGGCGCTGCACGCGGTGGTCGAAGCGAGGGAAGGCCAGAGCCGGGCCCGAGGACCAGCTGCTGCCGTTGAAGACTTCGGTGGTGTTCGTCGCCGTGCCGACGCCGCTGGTGTCGCCGCCCACAGCCAGGGCGCTGCCGTTCATGAGGTCGGTGACGCTGTGGAACTCGCGGGGCAGAATCATGGCGCCCTGCGTGGTCCAGGTGTTCGCCACGGGGTCATAGGTCTGGGTGTCGCCGGTACGGGCGGGTCCGGCGACGGCGCCGCCGCAGACCAGTCCCAGCGAGCCCAGGGGGCAGCCCGCGAAGTTGTTGCGGGCCGGAGTGTTCATGTTCGCCGTGGCCACCCACTCCCAGAGGAAGGCCGGGGCGCCGTTGGCCTCGCTGCCGTCGGTGATGGTCGTGTAGCCGTCGTCCTGGACGCGGTTGGCGTTCGTGCTCAGCGCGAAGAGGGTGTCGCCACCGGCGAAGAGCAGATGGCCGTTGCTGAGTTGGATTGCGACGCCCTTCTCGGTGTTACCCGTGGGCGGCGTGTCCATGACCGAGCACAGGCTGGCGTAGCTGGCCGAGGCCTGGGGGTCGAGCAGTCCGGGAATCTCCGGGGTGATGTAGGGGATGCTGCTGGCGGGAACGAAGTTGTCCAGGTAGACCTGGTCGCCGACGCTGAGGCCGTGTGGGGAGGCGAAGGTCAGCGTCACCAGGCCAGCCGTGTTCCGGAGCAGGCGCTGGATGGGCAGGGCCGCGTTCTCGTGGATGTAGGCGGCGTTGGTGCTGTCACGGTTCACGACCTGGGTCGTGGCGGGGATGCTGATGTCGATGCGCCGGGGCACGGACTGGCTGACGACGACGGTGCGGCCGTCGGACTTGAAGATGGTGTCCTTGACCGGGCGGAAGAACTGGTAGCCGCCGTTGTTCTGCTGGGTCGCGGAGCCCGTGAAGGCGATCTGCGGGATGGTCAGGGTCTGGATGAAGTTCGTACCAGAGTAGACCTGGTGCACGTCCAGGACCTGGAAGGTGCCCGTGAAGCCAGTGGCAGCGCCAGCCGTGATGATGACGTAGTCGCCGGGCCGGACCACGCTCAAGTCCACGAGAGGGGTGCCGAGGCTGGTGTCGACGGTCAGGCTGAGCTGGGTCGTGTTCTGCGTGGGCCTGGTGTAGACCCAGACGTAGGAGCTGCTCGGGCTGATGGTGCCCCGGTAGACGTTGATGCTCTCCGGGAACTTGAGGACGGTCTGGGCGAGGCCACCGGTGACGCGGACGGCGCTGCGCAGGCCCAGGCTGGGGCTGTAGATGCGGGCCTTGGTCAGGCCCGTGCTGGGGTCGACGGCATCGCTGGCGAAGCCGTTGCTCTGGGCCGCGTTCATGACCCTGGTCAGGGCGACGGCGACTTCCCTGGCGGTGGCCGCGCCGGGGATGGCGAAGTCACGGTTCTGGAAGGTGTAGGTGAAGCTCTGGGTCTCGTCCAGGGTCCACTGCAGGTCGAAGACACCGCCCGAGAGGTTGTAGGGACCGGCGTTATCGGCCTCGGCGAAAGCCCGGAGCGCGTCCTGGCCGTAGAAGACCTCCAGGATCTCCCGGATGGCCTCCTGGACGACCTTGTCCGTGCTGAACTTGATGACGAGCTGCCGGAAGAGGGCATCGCTGATGCCGACGTTCTCGGGCTTGGTGATGCCCTGGTCGGCCGCGCGCTGCTCCAGGTACGGGCCCGAGGCGCTGCTCACGAAGAGCTGGCTGAAGGCAGCCTCGGCGTTCTCCCGGTTGAAGATGTCACCCTGCTCCAGGGCGGCGATGAGGCCGTCCCAGTTCGGGCCAGCCAGAGCCCGGCTCAGGTGACGGCGGATGATGGGCTCGGGGTCGGTGACCTCGTCGCCGCCAGTCAGCGGACCCTGGACGTTGACGGCGCTGACGACGAAGGAGGCCGTCTTGGGGTCGCTGATGACGACGTTGAACGGGTCCCGGAGGGTGCTGGCGACGGTGACGACCCAGGTGCCGGTCTCCATGGCGTCGTCGAGGACGACCTCGAAGGCCAGCGGGTTGGCTCCGTCCTGGCTGACACTGACCGGGGTGACCGTGTTCGGGCCCAGGAAGGTGTAGTTGTTCGGGTTGAGGGCGTCATCCGCGGCGGTCGCGTCGAAGGCCTTCGGCGTGCTGGTGAAGACCACCCGCACCAGTGCCGTGGTCAGCGCGCTGGCGCTGTCGACGCTGAAGCCTGCACCGAGGAATGAAAATGACGAGGGCATGGGCTAAATCAGGTTGCCGAAGATGTCGTGGATGTTCGAGACCGTCAGCAGGTAGGAAGCGCCTGGAGTCTGCAGGGTAGTGTTCAGGATGACGCTGTTGGCCGATTCTACCACGGCCGAGAGCACAGTCAGACCGCCGCTTCCCGTGATGACGTAGTTTGCAGCGATGGCGGCCTCGGACATGATGACGGGCACGGTGAAGATGCAGCGGACTTGGAGGCCGTCAGGAGCGAAGGCCAGCTGGATGGCGGGGCCCGTGGCGACGGCGAAGTAGTTCTGCGTGTACGGACCCGGGTAGGGGTTGCCGATGAAGTCGTTGATGCCGACGATGGGGATGTTGAGCTTGTAGAGCTGGCCGCTGGTGCCCTCGGTCACGCCCAGGGAGACCGTGGCGCCGCTGACGCTGACCGTGAGGACGTTCATGTTCACGCCCGTGCCGAGACTGTTGATGCTCCAGTTGGCGGGGTTGGCGGCGAACGGCGACAGGAGCACGATGGGCGTCGTGAAGACCAGGTCCAGGCGGTTCTGGAAGACGTTCAGGGCCAGCAGGTCGAAGGCGTGGCAGGTCGGCGTGACGACGCCGCTGCCGTAGCCCTGCGTGACGACGGTCTGGCCGCTGATCGCGAAGCCAGGATCGCCGTAACCCTGAGTGATGACCAAAGACATGACTTAGATGGGTACCCTGGTGAAGGGGTTGACCGTGGTGGGGATGCCACCCGGGTCCTGGAGCTGGAACTTCTGCAAAACGGTGATGCCGTCGGCCTCGAAGAGGACGAGGTGGTTAGCGTCGGGGCCGGTGGTGAAGATTTGCCACCTGCCGAAGGTGACCGTGGACATGTTGCCGATGAGGTCGGGGAAGTAGTCCTCGGGGCGGGCGTAGCCGTTGACCAGGCGGGGGTTGGCCGAGACGGTACCGTCGACGACGTAGGCGAAGCCCAGCTGGGGATTGCCGCTGAAGTCCGGGGTGAACCTGTAGGCTCCGCCGCCGATCTCCGTGATGGTGGGTTGAGCGGCTGGAGTGCCGGTGTCGTCCAGGTACGTGATGAAGGTCGGAGAGACGCCCGTCAGCGGGCTGCCGCTGCCATCGTAGAGGAAGAAGACGACGATTTTCGGAGAGGTCAGCATCGGAGTCTTAGGTTACACCGCGCCCACGAGGAACCAGTAGACGATTGTGGAGCCAGAAGTGGTGTTCGCGTCCATGGTGATGGTGATGGAGCCGCCCGTGCAGACCGCGGTTTTGACGAAGTCGACACCGCCGCCTCCGAGCTGCTCAACGGTGGTGAGGATACCGACGCCGGTCGCGGCCAGGCTGTTGTTGAAGGTGGCCGAGCTACCGCTGGTGATGGTCAGCCGACCCGAGGCCGTGTTCGAGGTGCCCCCGTTGATGACAGAGCCCTGCGTGACGGACATCATGCCGTCCTTGTCGACGGCGAGCTTCTCGACGTTGTTGTTCGTGAAGCTGGCGATCTTCGCCCCGGCGGTCGTGAAGGCGGAGCCGGTCTCGATGACGGCGCCGATTGCGCTGGCCCCGTCGGCCTGCCTGCCGTTGAGTTGGATGGGGAAGAGCGCGGGACCGTAGAAACCCTTCGTACCGACGCTGCCCTTCTCGGTGTTGTTCTGCATGAAGAACAGAAAACCCGAGGGCGCGTTCAGGTAGGTGTTGCCGCTGAAGCCGACGGCGGCGTAGTTCGAGACAGTGGGAGGAGCAGAGGCCAGCCAGAGGGCGTTGTTGAGTCCGGAGGCGCCACCCAGGTAAACGTCGAAGTTGACGCTGTCCGTGAGGCGGAGCAGGCCGCTGTGGTCGATGTAGGCGCGCTCACTGCCGTTGTTCTTGATGCTGAGGAGCTTGTCGCCGGCAGTGTTCAGGGTGACCAGGTTCTCGATGGTGACGGCGACGGCGGTGCCGGTGCTGGCGGCCTTGGGGGAGAGATTGATGACGCCGCCGGTGCCGACCTGGACTAGCGTGTTGGCGGTCTGGATGTCGAGGCGGTTGGTGCTGTCAAAGAGCGACTGTACCAGGTTCTGGATGGTGGTGTCGCAGAAGAGCTGGCTCCAGTTCAGGCTCGACGAGCCCAGGTCGGCGAGCTGGTTGCCGACAGTGGGGATGATGAAACCGTCCTTGGTGATCTGGACCTGCTCGGCGCTGTTGTTCTGGATGCTGAGGAGGACGGCTCCGGCGGTGGTCCAGGCCGTGGTGGTGTTGATGGTGGCCGCGACCGCCGAGGCGCCGTCGGGAGCGCTGGCCTGGAGGATGGACTGGCCGCCGAGGGCGATGACGTTGTCCACCCAGGTCGTGCCGTTGTGCGAGGCCAGGGCGATACCGTTGGTAGCATTGCCGAAGCCCTGAATCTGGCCGTTAACACCGGCGGCATCACCCGGGACGATGTTCATCGTGCCGCCGATGCCGGGGCGGTTCAGGACGATGTAGTTGTTGCCGGTATAGGTGAAGCCGAACACACCGCTGCCGCCATGGACGAAGCCAAGAACCGGGTACGCGATGCCGCCCTGGCCCCTGACAATCAGCGTCGGCTCCTCGGGGGAAGAGGCGACCGTCAGCGGTCCCACGGTCAGGGCGCCGTTGTAGCCGATGGAGTCGGTCTCGGTGCCGCCGTTCTGGATACTGAGGAGCTTGCCACCCGAGGTGGTGTAGCTGGCGGCCGTGTTGAGGGTGTGGGCGACGGAGCTGCTGCCGTCGGCCTTCTGGCTGTTCCAGACGAAGCCGTCGGCGCCGCCGATGGTGGTGATGAACTCAGGGTGGTTGCTGAGCGTGTGGGAGATGCCGTAGAGGACCTTGCAGTTCTCCAGGACGATGCTCGGCGTTCCGGCGCGGATGTCGAAGATGGTGTTGCCGGTTCCGGGCAGGAACGAGCAGTTGCTCATCGTCAGCTGATCAGGCGGGTTGGAGCCAGTGAGGACGGTGCCGTAGACGATGACCGACTTGCAGGGGTGAGCGTCGGGCGGGTTGGCCGTCGGCAGGCTGTCGATGAAGTGAGCGCTCCGGACCCCGTTCAGGTAAACGGCCGCCCTGAGCGCAGCGCCCGTGGCCGTCTCCAGGTCGATGCCCCAGGCCTTGAGGGTCAGGCTGTCGAACTCGTCGGCGTGTTCGGCGATGAGGCCGTAGATGAGGTGGTCCTGGCCGAGGATGTCCACGTTCTCCATGATGGTGCCGGGACGGATCAGAGAGGTCGCGACGACACCACCGGCGAGGTACAGGTTCGCCATGCGGGCGAAGCCGACAGCACCACGGCTGAGGATACCCTCGCGTCCGCTGACCGACTTCGGGTTCCAGGCGTAGTTGCCGACGCCGCCTTCCCAGCTGACGCGGTTCACGTCGAGGATGTAGCTGTTCTCGTTGAACTCCAGGCCGCACATGCCGCCCTGAATGCGGACGTCTTCGACCTTGCCGTGGGTCGAGGACTGGACGACGATGGCTCGGGCAGAGCTGTTCTGCACGGTCATCTCGCGGATCTCAACCCAACCGACGGGGTTGTTGACGACGGCACCACGGACACGCAGGTAGTAGTCGAAGGGGACGCCGTAGGGACCGTACTGCCAGCCCTGAGCGATGGGCATCTCACCGTAGAAGCGGTCGAAGTTCAGCAGGAACCGGGTGTCGTGGTCCTGGCTGGCCCAGACGAACTTGGACGTGGGCGGCGAGAACGGCGCCGTGTACCGGGCCACGCAGCTGATGCGGATCGAGTCAAACCAGCCCATGATGGAGGACACCGTGCTGGTATCGCCGTCCGGGTAGAAGATAGAGCCGCGGTCACCGAACTGGATGGTCTCGAAGGGGTGCTGGACGCCGTGGCTGCCGATGGGGACCGCGACCTGGGCGGCCTGGACACCGTCTACGTACAGGGTCAGGGTGCCCAGCGTGGGGGCGCTGACCATGGCGATGTGATAGACGACGCCCGTCGTGTAGCTGAAGGCCGTGCCAGCATTGGCGCTGCCGGTGTCGTACTCGTAGGCCATGCTGAAGGCGTAGTTGCCTCCCAGGTCCTTGTTCAGGTTGAGGGCAAACAGACTCGTCGTGAACTCACCGGGGACCACGCCCAGCGAGGACATGATCATGGCCGGGTTGCCGGGCGAAGTCACGTCCGCGGGGTCGATCTTGAGGAAGAACTCCACGGTGAGGTCCGTGGGGCCGATGATGCTCGGGTTCGAGTAGTAGTTGAAGTCCAGAGCCGCGGGGATGTCGTTCGTCGGCGCCAGGTAGACCGGGAGCGATTGCGTGGTGTCGACCCGCATCGAGCTTCCAGGGCCAGTGACCAGGCTCGTGTCCAGGGCCAGGCCGGTGCGCTGGCCGGGGATGGGGTGGTCCTCGTTGACGACGAAGAGCGTCGGACCCTGCCACTCCACGGTCTCCAGACCGTTCGTGACGCTGATATACGACGAAGTCATGCCAGCGCCCATGAACTTGGTATAGGTCTTCTGGATCTTCAGCGGCTTACTGACGAAGTACTTGCCTGGGGGCATGTAGACCGTGGACTTCGTGAACTCGACGCTGTCACCGGCAGCCACGCTGTCCAGAGCGGCCTGGATGGCGTCGTGGTCGTCGGTGATGCCGTCGCCCTTGGCGCCGAAGGCCATGACGTTGATGCGGCCGTCGTCCGAGGAGAAGCCGTTGACGTCAACCCACCACTTCTCGACGCCGTCGTTGACGACCTGCAGAAGGCGGTCCGTGGTCCCGGTCAGGTTGGTGTTGCTACCGGCTCTGGAGGCGATGATACTCATGGGTTAGGCCAAGATTGAAGTCACGGGCTGGCGGATGAGACCGGTGAGAGTGGAGGTCCAGGCGGCGGTGCTACCCACGGGCCGGACCGGGTGGACGAGGAGGATTTCACCGCTGACGATGGCCGAGGAGACCTGCTCGATGAGGCCAACCGGCGGGCTGGGCTCCTGGTTGAGGAAGAGGTCCATGGTGCTGACCCAGCCGCCCTCGAAGAGGCCAGCGATGAGCACGCAGGGGATGCCGGTCTCGGTCGTGCCCTGGAAGTTGCAGGCGCTGGTCTTGACGGCGTAGAGGTCGTTACCGAAGAAGGCGCCCGACCTGAGCAACGGGAACGTGCCCTCGGTGTCCGTACCACAGCCTTCCAAGTCGATCTGGCTGAAGAGGCCGAAGCCACCGGCACCGAGCATGAAGCTGTAGATGGTGTCGGCCTCGGGCTGGGCGCTGAGGCTGACGTAGCTGCCTGAGACCAGCCAGAACTGGCAGCGACCGCCAGCGGTGACGACGACGTTGTTGGTGTTGTAGCTGTAGAGGCAGGCGCCAACCTGCTGGGCCGTGTAGATGACGGTGTCCGAGACTCGGCTGTAGAAGCCGTTGGCGTTCTCGGCGAGGATGCCCCACTTGGTCGTGTAGCTGACGAGGACGTTGTCGATTCGGGCCAGCGGGCAGCCGTTGAAGATGATGCCGGAGTTGCAGCTGCTGCCGCTGATCTCCAGGTTGTCGATATGGCATCCGCTACCACCGGCCGGAATGCGGGCGTAGTGCTTGACGAGACCGCCTCCGGTAAAGCTACTGGGGTGGGCCTGGCCGATGACCCAGGGGGCGCCGGAGGGCGCATCGCCCTGGTCCCAGTTGTAGAGGGCCTTGGTGTCCGAGTCCTCGACGAACGGAGCCGTGGGGGCGGCGTAGTTCGAGTTGGTCGTGTGGCGGGCGATGTTGCTGAGCCGCAGGCTCTGGATAGAGCACGGCAGCACCGGGCCCAAGATGTTGTCGTTGCTCTCCGGGGTGGTGTTGGCACCGCCGATGTTGACGTTGTGGAACGGACTCTGGGTGATGGCACCCGTGGCCGCGGCCGAGGTGATGAAGGTGCCGTTGATGTAGAAACGGACGTTCGAGCCGTCCCAGTCGATGCTGAAGTCGTAGACGGTGCTGTCGGCGACCGAGCCCGGGGCCGAGTCCAGGTTGATCTGACCCTGGTTGGTGGTGCCCAGGGTGGCCCGCCAGAACTTACCGCCACCGAGGTCGATGACACTGAGTCCGAAGGCGTACTCGGAGAGGTTCTGGGGTTGGATGTCAGGCGGGAAGCAGAAGCTCTGGACGACGCTCCAGTAGCTGCCGGAGCCGACCGTCGTCGTCTTGACGCGGCCGTCGATAGTCAGGGCCGGGAACACGCTGGTGTTGTAGAGCTGCGTCCAGTAGTAGCTGTCGTGGAGGTAGACGGGGTTGTTGTTGGCCAGATTCAGCGAACGACCGGAGCCACCGAAGAGGTCCGGGCCAAAGGTGGGGGCGTTCTCGGCCTGACCGGCGATGACCGTCGGACCCACGAAGCCCTGCTGGAAGTCCGTGTAGCCGCTGCCGCTGTTGGTGGCATGGATGCTGGTCTGGCTGCGGCCAGCACCGGTCAGGCGGCTGTTCACACTCATCCAGACGGGCTCGCTGACCCACCAGCGACCGGCGGGGACGACGACCGTGCCCGTGGGGGTGTTGACCGGGCCCAGGTCCGTGGTCAGGCTGGCGAAGGCGAGCCGGAAGGCCGTGCTGTTCATGACGGCGATGTCGTTCGGACGCGGGTAGAAGGTGTCGGGCTCGGGGCTGACACGGGCTCCGAAGTTGCGGATGTCCGCAGTCGTCGTGCCCTGGATGAAGGCCCAGTCCTCGGGGTGGTCGGCCCAGGAAACGCCTGCGCTGGTGAAGCCGTTCTCCAGGGTGCTGTTGTAGACGGTGAGCTTCCGGCCAGGGCTGGGCGGAGCGGCCAGACGAACGACGGCGTACGGAGCCGGAGCGTTGAGGTTCACGCGGAACCGGCAGTTGCGCAGCTCCAGGTAGTCGAGGTTGTCGTACGCCAGTGCAGGCTGCGTATGCGAGCCCGGGCCTTCGCTGGCCAAGAAACAGTCCTCGAAGGTAATCGAGCCGGGGCCGGTACTGTTGCCGCCGGTGGCGATGACTCCGGCCAGATAGCCGGTGGGCAACGCGACTTCTGCGTCGATGGTCAAGTTCTTGATCGTGGCGACACCGTAGGTATTGCCGCCGGTGGTGACTCGGGCCGGGAGAGCGGTGAGTGAGCCAGGCTGCAGCTTGACCGTGTTCCAGGTGCCCTTGAGGTCGGCAAGCCAGGCCGCGTACTGGACGAGGATGTTCTCGCCGTCGACGTTGCCGTTGCTGACGTTCCACGCGCAGCCCCAGGTGCTATCCGACTGGACGGTGATGTCGGAGGCCCAGTTGTAGAAGCTGTTGACGTCCAAGACCTGGAGGGCATAGTTGCTGTGCGCGAAGAAGTAGAGGTCTTCCCAGGTGCAGGTGAGGGCCTGGTTGACGGCGATGCCCGAGGCGTAGTGGAAACCCTGGAAGGTGATGCCGGACATCTTCACGCTGTTGACGCTGCGCAGGAGTGCCGAGTTGAGGGCGTCGAATCCGCGCATGTAGACGGTCATGTTGCCGTAGGGAATCAGGTATCCGGTCTGGCCCACCCAGCAGCCAACCTCAGCGTCCCAGGTCTGGAAGTCCAGGTTCAGGAGGGTATGGGTATCGCTGGCATACCTGGCCGTGGGCAGACTATAGGTGCTCGTATTCCGGGCCACGCTGGAGAAGCGCATGCTGTCCATGGTGCCGTTGATGGGCGCCCAGCGCTCGGCGAAGTTCACCGCGTACAGGGCCTGGCTGCCGATGACGAAGTCCTCGTAGAAGGCCTGGCTGATGGCGCCGTGGACGCCCGGAATCGTCTGCTGGAGGACGCCGTTCAGGAAGAAGAGGATGTTGCCGGTGGTGTTGTCCCAGTTGAACTCGTAGTTGTAGGTCGAGCCGTAGCTGATGCTGACGGGCGTGATACCGTACGAGGTGCCGCCGACATTGAAGCCGCCCTTGATCTGAAGGCCTCCGAAGCCGCTGCCGAAGTCCTGGAGGTAGACGCTCATGGCCTGAGCGCCGTGGGCGCTGTCCAGGTCGCCACCGCTGACGGTGATGATGCCCGTGCTACCGGTCAGGCTCGTGCAGTTGAACCAGCCTTCGACGCTGATTGCTGTCAGGCCGTTCAGGCGACCGGCACGGGCGTCCTGGACGAGGATGCGGCTGCCGCCGTTGCTGCCCTGGCCGAACTGAGCGCTCTGGCCGGTGCCGCTGACCAGGGGAGCACCGAAGCTGATCCAGTCCTGCTGCAGACCCCACATGAGCGTGGGGCCCTGGAAGGTCGGGTAGCTGTAGGTCGGGTCCAGGGTGGGGCCGATGGTCGTGCCGTGCTCGCCTTGGCCGTAGATGTGCACGCCGGTCAGGTTGTTGCCGACGAGCACCAGGGGCTTGCTGATGTAAAATTGTCCGGCGGAAAGCTCGATGGCGTTGTTGCTGATCTGGGGGCCGACGAGGTACTCGGTAACGGCATTGATGGCGCCCTGGATGTCCGCACGCTGGTCGACGCCGGAGTCGGACTTGGCGTTGACGACGAAGACGTTCGACCGGGCGGCAGCCGAGGTCTGGATGGTGCCATCGGCAAATTCGATGTAGCCGTCTTTGGTGATGGCCAGCTTCTCGACGTTGTCGTTGCGGACGGACAGCAGCTTTGCGCCTGCCGTGGTGTAGGCGGACTTGGTGTCGATGGCGGTACCGACGGCGCTGGAGCCGTCCGGCCCACCACTGATGAGGTGCGTGCCGGTGTCGATGGCCGACAGGACCTGGATCCTGTAGGTCGACGGCGCGATGGGGATGGTTGCACCCAGCCGGTAGGGGTTGGTCAGCGTGACCTGGGCCGTGGTCGGTGACGTGCTGCCGAGGACGGTGTTGAAGGTGAAGGTGGCGTCGTTGTCGACGTAGAAGGCGCAGTTCTCGAACGTGGCGCCGAAGTTCGGCGTGCCGGCGAAGCCGATGGCTGGCGTGTTGTTGCCAGCGTTCGTGTTGGCGGCAATCGTGCTCGACGCCATCCGGACCCATTCGGTGTCACCGAGGATGACGACCGGGGCAATCATGTCCGGGTAGAAGCCCTCGGTGTCCACGGACACGTCGGTCACGTCGATGCCCGAGAAGATACCCTGGCCCGAACCGCCGAAGATGAATCCAGCCAAAGAGCCCGGGGTTCCGCTACCGGGCTGGTTCGTCAGGCCGGAGATGACGCCAGTCGTGATCCAGCCGCCGACACGGCCACCGAGAATCTGGATGTTGGAGCCCGTCAGGGGGTTGATCTTGACGCCGAAGGAGTAGGGGCTCTGGACGAAGATGTCGCGGAAGTCGCTGTAGAAGCTGTTGGCGTCGGCCGAGAGCAGGCCGTAGTGGGACGTGGACTCGATTTCAACGCCATGCACCGACAGGTGGTTGCAGTTGCTGAGGATGAGGCCGGACTGGTTGTAGCCAGTGGCGCCGAAGCCCATGTCCTCGATGAGAATCTGGCCCGTCGGGAGGACCTTGTTGTAACGGACCCAGTGCTTGACCATCTGGCCGACAGCAGAGAAGCGACCGGCGGTGCACTGACCGATGACGAAGGGCTCGCCCGTGAGCGGGTCTCCCTGGTCCCAGTTGTAGAGGGCCAGGGTGTTGCTGTCGACGGGATACGCGTCCGTCGGGGGCACGAAGGAGCCAGTGCCAGTGTGACGGGCGACGTTGCTGTAGCGGATGGAGCTGATGAGGCCGTTGAAACCGGCGTCGTAGTTGGTGCCTTCGTCGTAGCCGGCACCGATGGTGACACCTTCCCAGGGCTTCTGGAGAAGGGTTCCGGTGGCGGCCTGGTGGAGGACGTTGACGCCGTCGACGTATGCATCGAGGTGGGCTCCGTCGTAGTTCAACTCGATGTTGTACCAAGTGCTAGGAGTGATCGTGCCAGCGCCAAAGCCGCCAAAGCTACCGGCGGTCGTGGTGATGGAGAACCGGAGCTGGTAGGAGCTGAAGTTGGTCAGACCGATGAAGAACGCCGACGAGCCGGGGTTGCTGAGCGTCGAGAACGAGCTGATGACGGCGCCGTTGTCCGAGTAGATGTGGTCGAAGTTCAGCCAGAACTGGATGCTGAAGGCGCTCGTGCCCTCCATCTCATTCCAGACGAAGGCGTCGTGAAGGAAGAACTTCTCGTAGGCGGTGCTGAGCGTGAGTGAGCGACCCGTCGTGAATCCAGGCGGGGGCGAGGTCATCACCGGCGGCGACGAGTCCGGGCTGGAGGCGATGAACAGAGGTCCGGCGAAGGACGGCAGGTAGAGGCCACCGCTGCCGGTGCCCTCAGGGGAGGCGAAAACCAGGCTCAGGTCTCGGCCGTCGCCCTTCAGGTACGTCAGGGTCGGCAGAACGACGGGGCGGCTGATGAACCAGCGGCCCTCGGGGACGTAAATCTGGCCAGCCGTTGAGGCGCTGAAGGAACCGTTGGCCGTGAAGGCGGCGATGGCGGCAACGAACGCCGGGTAGCAGTCGTTGGCCGGAGTCGGCGGGGTGAAGATGTTCGCCGTGCTCGTGGCGCCGTAGTTGACGATGGAGTGGATGGCGGCGGACGTGGACTGAACGCTGCCGTCCGGGAACTTGATGAAGCCATCCTTGGTGATGGCGAAGACCTGGCTGAAGTTGTTCTGGACGCTGAGGAGGAGGTCCCCGGCGGTGTTCAGGAAGCTGACAGAGTTGAGGACGGCCGCCACGGCCGAACCCGTGCTGACGGTGTCGCTGGACAGGACCAGGGAGTTCGTGCTCCTGGCCGTCAGGTGGGAGCTGATGACTCCGTTCAGGAAGGTCTTGGCCCCGCCAAAGGTCTGCCCCAGGGTCGAGACGATGCCCGACAGGGAGGCTGTGGCGAACGGCAATGGACCGGGAAGCGGTGCGGGCATAGGAGGGGAACTCCCGTCCTAGATTGCTGACTAGACGGGAATCCGCTGGAAGGGATTCGTGAAGGTGGGGCTACCGGCGCTGTCCTTCAGGTCGAACTTCTTCAGGACGGTGCTGCCGTCCCTGCGGAACATGACCAGGCGGTTGGCGTCCGGGCCCGAGGTCTGGATCTTCCAGGTGCCGAAACCCTCGTCGTTGAGGTCGGTCAGAAAGTCCACATTGAAGTCTTCAGGCCGCAGGAAGCCCGCCACGAACCTGGGGACGGACGAGACCGTGCCGTCGATGATGAAGGCGATAGCCGTCGTCGTCAGGGCCGGGTCCGGGGTGAACATGTAGGCTCCGCCGCCGATCTCCACGATGGAGGGCTGGGCGACGTCGGCACCGGTGGTGTCCTTGTAGATGCTGAAGTCCGGCGCGGCTCCGGTCAGGGGATGCCCTGAGCTGTCGTAGAGGAAGAAGACTTCGACTTTGGGACTGTTGGCCATGGTCTATAGATTCCGTTAGACGATGCTCAGGGTTCCGGCGTTCGTCACAGACAGCGTCCAGACGGTTCCGTTCGGAGACGCCATTTTGATCGTGCCCGGGACTGTGAGCAGAACCAGGTTGCCGTCCTTGTCGAAGTAGGCCTTCTCGACACCGCCGTTGCGGATGCTGAGAAGTTCAGCGCCGAGGGTGCCATAGGCGGCGTTGGTGTCGATGATGGTGCCGACGGCGCTGGCACCGTCGGGCGCGCTACCCGCGAGGTGGAGAGTGATCGAGTCACCCCAGAGGACGTTGTCTTCCCAGGCGGAGCCGTTCCAGCTCTGCAGGTGGATGTTAGCGGAAGACTGGTGGGGACGGACGTAGGCGTCCGGGTACGAGGGGAGGATGGTGAAGTTAGAGCCCGTGCCCTCGGTGGCGAAGGAGAAGAAGCTACCACCGGGGCCGGAGTTGCCCTGAGCGCTCATCACCACGCCGAGTGTATCGGCATCGTGCTTGAAGAAAACAGACGGGATGCTGACGCCGCCCGTACCCTCACAGATGAAGTTCGCGGTCTGCGAGCCCCGGAGCTTGAGCAGCATGGGCGTCTTGGCGTCCGTGTAGCTGAACGCACTGGGTCCGCCGATGACCATACCCAGGAGACCGAAGTAAGCGGCCTCGGTGCCGCTGTTCTGGATGCTGACGAGCTTGTCACCGTTCGTGCTGAGGATGGGACCGCTGTTGAGGATGGTGGCCACGGTCGAGCCGCTGGTGGTCGCCCAGCCCTGGATCTTCGTAGCACCCGGGCCGACGGGCAACTGCACGTAGTTGTGGGTGGCGTCGAAGCGCTGGGTGAGAGCGAAGGTGCCAATCGAATCAATCCAGGCTGAGCCGAAGGGGTTGCTGCTGTGGCCGAAGCCGTAGGCTGCCGGTGAGCCCGGCTGGAGAGTGCCGTCCGCTTCCCAGTAGGCAATTTCGGAGCCGTTGTTGCGGATGCTGTGGACCTTGTTGCCGGGCGTGTTGATGTTGACCTGAGTATCGAGGATGACGCCGCCGACGTGACCGCTGGTGTTGGGGCCGTCACCTGAGATGGTCCAGGGCAGACCACCGGTAGCCAGCAGCGGGTTGGAGACGCCGCCACCGCCAGCCGTGGACTGGGTGCTGCCGTCGGCGAAGGTGATGACGCCACCGCCGCCCAGGGTCAGGGTCAGGCCGAGGCCGCTGATGGTGCCGTCGAAGGCGATGCTGGCGACCTCGGTGCCGCCGCCGAGGATGTTGTTCTGGATGCTGACGAGCTTGGAGCCGCCCGTGACGAGGTTGTTGTAGGAGCCCATCCTGACGCCGATGGCCGTCGATGAGTCGACCAAGACGCCGACCAGGTTCAGAGTGCTGGTGGTGGTGGCAGCGGCGCCGACGGTACTGTAGTGACCACCGGAGTAGAGGAACGTGCTTTCCGTCAGGCTTCCCGACAGACCACCCAGCGTCAGGCTGGCGTAGCTCTGCATCTGGCCGCCGCTGCCGTCAATGGAGAACACCGGGAAGCTATGGTACTGGACCTGGAAGAGCTTGGCCGTGCTGAGGGTGTCCGTGCTGTTGACGATGACGGCCACGTGGCCGCTGGTGTCCGCGGGGACGTGGCCCTGGAGCGTGATCTGGCTGCCAGCCGCCGTCTGGACGGTGTTAGCAGCGGCCGTGATGAGCTGGACCAGCGTCGGCGGAGATGGGATTACCTGCAGCGGCATTAGGTACCCACGAAGCTGACGAGGACGTCGTCGGCCAGGTTAAGGACCAGGGCCTTCTCGAAGGGCTGGACGCTGATGAGGTCGTTGCCGGGGCCGTAGGTCGGGCTCAGCACGGTCACGGCGTTGACGCCGTTCACGGACATGGCGGCGTCGACGATGGCGCTGATGGCCACGGGCAGGCCAACGCCGGTCTGGTTGACGGTGCTGGCCACAGCCGACTGGACCTGGTTGATGATGTCCGTGCTGTTGATGCCGGACTGGACGCGGAGGGCCAGGGAGACCTGGACCCTGCGGACCAGCGGGCCTTCGATGTTGACGTTGGCACCGGCGGCGACGATGCCCGGGTAAGTCGTGGGATCAGACTCCAGGCCGTAGCTGACCTTGTTGGCTTCCTGGATGAGGCCCAGGCTGTGCCGGTAGCCGTCGATGCCGGTGGCGGTCGAGGACGGGAAGCCGAGCTTGTCCAGGCTCAGGAGGAGGGTTCCGGCGGCCTCCGTGACCTTGGTGAAGCCAGCGTCGGTCGTGAACTTGACGTCGACCAGAGCCGGGTTGGCCTGGTTGGGGCTGACGGCGAGAATCTGCTTGATGAGGCTGCTGGGGAGCTTCTCGACGACTTGGATGAGGGGAGCGTTGGCTCCGAGGGCGGCGACCGCACTCTGGTTGGCGCCGACGCTTTCCAGCGTGTACTGCCACTGGTTGTTGCCGAAGCCGGGGTTGATGGTGGCGAGGTCGATGCTCCTCACGACCCAGGTGCCGATGTTGGCCCGGCCCCAGATGGGGGTGTTGATGACGAGCAAGTCCTTGGGGACGATGCTGTCGTAGGTCAGGAAGGCGAGGTCGGCAATCTGCGTCTCTTCGAGGACGTTGGGGTTCTCGACCCAGAAGGTCTTGGCGGTGTTGTCGATGCGGACGATGCGGAAGAAGCCCTGGTTGACGCTGCTGACGATGCCCGGACCGCTGAGGGTGTCGCTGACGTTGACCCAGTCACCTTCGCTGACGCCGCTCAGGTTCGGGCTGCTACCGGCCACGTAGACGAAGGCCACGAAGCGGCCCTGCTTCTCAATCTGCCAGGTCACGCCAGCGATGGGGGCTCCGCCAGCGTTGGCGAAGGTCCAGGCCTTGGTTCCGGCGCCGTTGTAGACGACGACGCCCGTGCTCAGGGTGATGCTCGTCAGGGTCGTGTTGGCGTCGATGTTGGCCTTGGGGACGGCGATGGCGTTCTGCAGCCGGACCCAGTTCTGGGCGTAGATGCTGGCACCGTCGGAGGCGTCGACGCTGACGACGGCGTAGGTGCTGGCGACGTCCACTGCCGAGCCCTGGACGGCGGCAGAGAGGAAGTTGGCGGCTCCGCCCTGGACCTGGACACTGCCGACCGAGCCCGGGGTCAGGCTGGCGATCTGCGGGTGGCGACCCTGGGCGGCAACCTCGACCTCGGCGCTGGCGAAGAGGCCACCGGGGCCAGGGGTGGAGAGGAAGTCGACCACGTTCAGGGCCGTGATGGGCACCAGGAAGACGCGCTCGTTGGCCCAGTCACTGTTGGTGGCCAGGGCCGCGGTGACGGAGTCCTTCAGGGTGAAGACGAAGTTGTTGGCGGGCAGCGTCGGGGTGTTCGTGCTCCGCACCCAGTTGAGGCCGTCGCTGAAGTACCACCAGGGGTTGGCGCCACCGAGGACGGCGGCCTCGTAGGTGGCATCGCTGATGACGCCCGAGTTGCTGACGCCGTTGCCGACGGCCACCGCGGTCACGGGGCTGTTGGTGAGGGCGTTGACGGCGGCGGCGATGGCGACGATGCCCGAGGCGCCGGTGTTCAGCGGGAAGAAGCTGACGTTGAGGCCAGACAGGTACCAGGTCAGGGTGCCGGTGACGGAGCCCACGACCGGGGACTTACCCAGGGTGTCGTGGGGGTCGGCGGTGGTGAGCTTGATGGCCTGCTGGAAGTTCGCGGCGAAGGCGCCGCCGACGATGGACTGAATGTCACCGACGACGACACTGGAGCCAGCCGAGACCTCGCCCTGGTTGTCGAAGCTGAGCGTGCCGATGTTCGGCGTACCGGCGACGGCGTTGGTGTTCTCGCGGTAGTTGACCTGGATGGTGCCAGGGACCTCGGCGATGGTGTAGGCGCCGGTGGCGAAGTTCGAGTCCGTGCTCTGGGTCCAGATGACCTCGCCCACGGTCAGGCCGTGGTTGGTGACGGCGCCCGGCAGGGTCAGGAGGAGGCTGGTCATGCCGTAGATGGTGCCGCTGACCTGGGCCGTCGAGCCCGAGCCGCCACCGGTGATGGTCTCGCCGTTGATGAAGGCGCCGAGGACGGCGGTCAGGATGAGGCTGCCGTTGGCGCCACCGGGTGCGCCGCCGACGACCTGGATGACGGCCGTGGCACCTGAGACGGCGCCGGTGATGGTCTCACCTGCGGTCCAGCCGATGCCGACCTTGGCGACGTAGTCCAGGCGCTGGGTACGGCTGGCCGAGCTGATGAGGAAGTTGAAGACGGTCTGGTAGTCGTAGAGGCTGTTGCCGTCAGGGCCTGCCGTGCAGGCCACGCCGATCCTGGACGTGTTCCTGAGGCTGGTGCCGGTGCGAGCGGCTCCAGAAGGCAGCAGGACGGTGATGTCGACGTACTGGTCGCTGAAGGTGTTGGTGCGGACCAGGACCGGCTCCGAGGCCACCAGCGGGTAGCCATAGGCGATGCGGGCGTCGTTGCCGTCAGGGCCCAGGCGCTTGTACCGCCAGAGGACGGTGGAGGTCGTGTCCAGGCTGGAGACGCGGTCGGACTTGGTCCGGCCCGGCATGAAGACGGCGAAGTCCTGCCAGTTCATGGCCGTGCCGAAGGACTCGGCCAAGCTGACGCCGCCCTGGCTGGCATCGGTCAGGGTCATGGTGATGCCGTAGGTGCTGCCCACGGTACCGCCCTGGCGGAACATGTTCTGGACGAAGCGCTTGCTGGCCGTGTCGCCGTCGATGACGACAGCGAGCTGGTCCTGGGGACTGATGGAGTAGGGGCTGGCCGCGTAGAGGCGGTCGCTGTTGATGAAGTTCTCGATAGCCGGGCTGCGGACGGTGATGTCCAGGTACGTGGCCATGTTGTCGATGGTCGTCACGTGGCCGTTGTTGGTCTCCCTGAGCAGGGGGCCGGTGTCAGGCTTCGGCTGCAGGCCGACGAGAATGCTGCCGCTGTTGACGCCGGAAGCCGCCAGCAGACCGAACTCGTTGCTGGGGCTGACGACGGCGTTGATGGTGCCGACCTGGAAGGCCGGGGTGCCCGTGTCGGGGTTGGCGGCGAGCTGGGAGGCGAGGTGGCTGCTCTCGTTGAGGACGGCTGAGCTGACCGGCAGGCCCAGCTTGAAGCCTTCGTCGTTGCTGGCCACCAGGGCCATGGTGCCGCCCCCGGTGTGGAACTCGTTGGTGCGGACCCTGATGCGGTTGGTCCGGAAGACCTCGGCCGTGGCAGAGATCAGCTGGGCGTTGATGAGGGCCGCGAAGCTGGTGGCCGTGTAGGTGGTCGCGGCGCCCGTCGAGTCCTGGACGAAGACTCGCTGCAGCTGGGCGCTGGTCCTGACCAGGGTCACGGCGCCGGTCCGGAGGGTGTCGGTCTCGGAGCTGGACCAGGTGGCGGGCTGCTCGACCTCGACCCAGAAGAAGCTCGGGTCGACGCTGGCGATGCGGTAGGCGCCGCGGTTGGGCTGGCTGACGCCCAGGTCCTGGATGACGATCCAGTCGCCGTGCTGGGCGTTGGCGAAGACGGTCGTCGAGGCCGTCAGGCGGACCCGGAAGCCCCAGGATTCGGAGGTGGCGGAGAAGGCGAGGACGGTGCCCGCGCCCAGGCTGGACTTGAGGAGTTGGGCGTCGCCGTCGACGTCGAACCAGAGTTCGGCGCCGGTCTGGCCGCTGACTGAGGTGGCCTCGGCGGCGATGGTGACGGAGCCCAGGGCGGTGGACTGCAGGAAGGCCCGGGTCTCCAGGCTGCCCGCGGTCAGGCGGTCGCCGACGACGAGAATTTCGCTGTCGTCGAGGCGGATCTGGCCCAGGTTGCGGTCCAGGGTGTAGTCGCTGTTCAGGCCCTGGGACATGCCCCGGCTGCCATCGGTGGAGAAGACCTTGTTCGTGACCAGGGTGCCGCCGCCGATGACGAGGCTGGCGTTGGCGCTACGGCCGCGGTTGCTGGTGATGACGAGGCTGTCGGCGCTGACCGTGCAGGTGATGCCGGGGACGCGGAAGTTGAAGACGGCCGCCCAGGCGGCGATGCTGTCACCAGCCGAGAGGGTGGCGAAGCCCGTGCCGGCGTTGACGAAGTCGGCATCGGTGAAGGTGATGAAGCCCGGGGTGACGCCGTCCACGAGGGGGATGCCGTCCAGGGTCAGAGCCAGAGTCTGAGGACTGGACATTGCGCCCCACAGGCCCTGGGGATTGCCGACCAGGCTTGCCACCTGGCCGTCCTTGCTCAGCAGGCGGTCGTTCTTGTAGAGGCGCAGGGTGTCGATGCGGCCGGCGGGGAAGCCCAGGTAGGCGTTGGCGCCCGTGTCCAGGACCTCGATGTCCTCGTTGGTGTCGGCCTTGGCGCTGAGGGCGACCTGGGTGCCGTTGTTGGTCGGCTTGGCCTGGAAGAGCAGGGTCGAGTTGGCGTTGATGCTGGTGGCGACCTCGAAGGCGCTGGCGTTGCTGATGGCCCGGAAGTCGCTGGCTGAGAAGGTGTGGGCGCTGAGGACGCCACCGACCAGGACCGAGAGGGTGCTGACCTGGAGGTTGTAGGGGGCGCTGAGAAGGGTGATGTCCTGGGCCTTGCTGACGGGGCGGCCCTGGGCAAGCTGGAAGTACTGCTCGCCGCCGAGGGCGTCGTCGATGAGGACCTCGTAGGCCACGCCACCGGTGATCTCCTCGTAGCCGGTGCCGTCGTCGATGTAGAGGGTGGTCGGGAAGTTCTCGCGGGTGACCACGGAGGCGCTGATGACGCGCTTGTTCTCGTCCAGGGCCGTGATGCCCAAGACTGCCGTCGTCAGGGCCAGCGGGGTGCCCCGGCTACGGCTCTGGCGGACGTCGCGGATGCGCTCCCGGTAGCTGTTGTCGTCCTCGTTGTCGAGGCCGTTCGTGAAGGGAGTGTCGTTGGTGACGGCGGCGCCCGTGAAGGGAGCCGTGACGAAGGCGTTGACGGTGCCAGCGGGCACATTGCCGATGGTACCTTCCTGGGTGGCCACGGCCGGGACAGAGGTGATGATGGTCTCGCCGTCGGGGATGAGGGCGTCGTACTGGGTGCTGAACTGGACGGCAAGGCTGGCGTTGCCCTGCGGGGTCTGGACCAGAGTGCCGGCGAGGATGGCCCGGTTACCGCCCTGGGCGACGACGACGGACTCGTTGAGGTTGTGGTACTTCTGGGTGTGGCTGCCGCCGGCCAGGTTCAGCACCCAAAAGTTCGTCATGTTGACTTTGCTGGTGTAGCTGAGCGGGCCCTCGTAGTTGACGGTACCGCGGCCGAGGTAGACAGCGCCCGAGGCCGGGAACAGGCTGGCGTCGGTCACGTTGACCGTGGCCGAGCCCACGATGGGGGCGGGCTGACCGGGGAAGATCTTGGAGCTGATCTTCGTGAAGCTGGTGTCGGAGATGGTCAGGGTACCGACGGCAGGCGTCTGGCCGATGCGGGCCGTGTCTTCGTCGGCGCCGATGTTGTCCAGGGCGAGTCCCGTGGCACGGTCCAGGCTCTGGCTGTCCAGGAGCTGGAAGATGTCCTGGCTCGAACGCAGGTCGGACTGAGCAGCGGCCTCGATGATGGAGAGGGCTGGGTTACCAACTTGCAATTTTGGGAGCCCCAGCTTCGAGAGAAGGGCGTTGATCATCGCGCCGCTAATCTGGCTGTAGCTACGCGGCACCGGGATCGTGGCCATTAGCGTACCCCGCCTTTACGGACGTTGTCCGAATGCCAGAGGGGCTGCAGATTCGTGTAGTGGCAGGCTTCCAAAAGTTGCATCCGATCAGTCAGGTTGAAGGCAGACAGCGGCTTGATGTGGTCAATGCTCCACTGGCCGGGTTTCACGCCCCGGTTTTCCCAGGTCATGCCTGGCAGGAACTTAGATTCGAGGTGGGCCATGAGTTCTTGAACAGTGCATCCGAGATCCCGAACAGCCGACCCCGGAGCCTTCTTCAGAGCGTGATGGAGACGAGTCCGTAGATTGTCCGCAATCCGCCTTTGCGGCTTCTGCTTTTGCTTCTTACGAGCAGCCCTCATTGAGAGACCATAGGCCTCTGAAGCCAGGTACGTCTGCCCCTTCTCTGATGCCAGGTAACGAGCCTGAGCCGCTGCGCTCTCAGCCCTTCTTCCACTCTGGTAGACCCTGAAACAGGCCTTACACCAGCGCTGACCGGCATGAAAGGCCGTCAAGGGCAGATCCAATTGGCAGTGGCTGCAGGTCATTGCCTGACCTCAACACTGATGGGAAGGCTCTTGTTGACGCCAGCGATCTGGACGCCGAAAGTGATGCGGGCCGAGGGGCCGTTCTTGACGATGCTGACGTCGTTGATGCCAGCGAAGGTCGGGTTGCCCTTGAGGAGGTTCTTGTACGTGGCCAGCATGTCCCGGGCCGTGACTTCGGCCGTGGACTCGCCCAGGAGGGGTGGGGTACCGTACTCGGGGTGGTGGAGCAGGGTGCCCTGAGGGGTGCTGAGGACGAGCTTGACGGTCTGGATGATGTTCGTCAGGCCCACGGCCAGGCGGCCACCGCCGTCCGGGGTGATGACGAGGTCGTTGTCCTGGGTCAGGAGCAGGTCGACGCCACCGACCCGGACCAGGGGGTCGAAGTAGTTCACGCCGGGGATGCTCTTCTCCCGGAAGTCGTCCTGGTCGGGCTCGACGTCGCTGGGGATGTAGAGCTGCTGGAGGCTGTTGACGGTGTTCGGGGCGAAGGCCTGCAGGTAGGCCTGGTCGTTGACCCTGTACACGGACAGATCGGGGTCGCCGTTGACGTGAACCAGGCTCAGGTCGGGGCTGATGACGTGGATGGCCGTGACCCGGCGCTGGGTGCGGAGGGCGGCACGGCTGCCAATCCAGACCAGCTGGGACGTGAAGAGCTGGCTGCTGTCGGCTACGGCGATGACGTTGCCGTTGCCGTTGGCAGCCAGGGGCAGCTGGAAGCCGACCTCGTCCACGAAGGGGTCTTCGAGGCCGTTGAGGGCGGCGATCTCATGCCAGCGGTCAGGGGTGCCCAGGTAGAGCAGGCTGAGCTTCTCCAGGGTGTAGCCGTACGGGAACGGGACCAGGAACTTGCCAGCGGGGGTAGTGAAGGCGATACCGGACTGGGTGGCCAGGCCCGCGATGAAGTCGATGCTGTTGACCTCGTCCCGGTTGATGGTGGAAGAGGCGGCCAGGGCTTCGAGCTGGAGGATGGTCTCGTTGAGGCCGTAGATGGTCTGGAAGTCGTCGCTGGTCGGGGTCCGGACCGGAGGCCTCACGGGCAGGCTATAGGTGGCCGTGAAGGTCGGGTCGCCGAGGCCCACACTCTGCTCGAAGTCTGCCAGGAGGGCCTGGATGTTCTTGACCATCTGCTCGAAGTTCTCGCGCTTGAGCTGTCGGACGTGGTTCTTCTCGTCGGCGATCTTCTTCTGCGTGCTGGCTCGAAGCTGCAGGGCTCCGGGGTTGACGGCGTCGTAGAAGAAGAAGTTGTTCAGGGGGTCGGCGCTGATCTTGTTGGCCGGGGCCGCGCTCTGGTTGACGGTGGCTACGCTGGCCTGACCGGCGCTGGTCGTGGCCTTGAGGCTGCTGACGGCCAGGTTCTGCCAGGCGGTGAGACTAGCCGCCGGGGCCGCGCTGGCCTGGAGGAAGGTGGCGCCGCTCGTGCCCTGCGTGTTGATGGCCTCCAGGATGGGCTCCTTGAGGTCGGACTGGATGTTCGCGGGCAGGTCGGCGGCGGTGTTGATGACCCCCTGAAAGTCCTTGACGAAGAGAGTGGCCTGGCGAACGGGCTCGAAGAGGACCTGGTGAACGTCGGCACGGATGCCCTGGAGGACGTTCTTAGCGCCTTCGAGGATGCGGCGGCTGTTCCGGAGACCGTTGAGAATGGCGGCCATGATCTGCGGACTGCGGGCGGCAGGCTGCAGATTGAAGAGGGGGTTGTTCTGGTTGTTGGGCTTGATTCTCTTCCAGGCCTTGAATTGGAGTCCGTAATGGTACTCCCAGGGACTGGCCGCTGAGCGCTGCATCTCGAAGCTCATCGGCGAGACCAGGTAAAGCTCCTGGTCCTTCCAGAGGGCCAGGCCCAGAATCCAGTTACGACCGGCGGTGGTCTTTTTGAAGTTGGTGTAGCTCTCCAGGAAGCGGCGCAAGAGCTGGAACTGGTAGTAGCCGGTGCCGGTGCCGACGTCAGCGCTGCTGTCGTCGACGACGTTGCTGGCGACGGTGTTGCCGATGAGGCTGTTGACGGCGTTGCTGATCTGCTGGACACCGCTGAGTGTACCGGCGAAGACGGACTGAACCGGACCCAGGAAGCTGCCCAGAGCCTGGCCGCTGCTTCCCGGGTTGCCGCGGAGAGGGAGGACGCCCGTGGACCCCTGGATGGCGATCATCCGAATGGGGGCGGCGTTGTGCTCTTCGATGATGCCGCCCAGAGTCGGGGTCGTGACCACGGCCCAGGGCACGCTGATGCTCAGGGCCTCGGGAGGCACGGGCAGCGTGAAGGGCGGAATCTCGCTGTCGTCCCGAACCCAGTCCTGACCCTGGCGCTGCAGGAGTACGAGCTGGTAGGGGAACTGCTTGTTCCAGAGAGTGCTGTCCAGGGTCGCGTAGTCCCAGAACCGGCGATCCTGCAGCTCCTTCTTGGACTGGGCAGCGTTCTCGATGGCGCCGTTGCTCTGCTGAGCGATCTGCGCAGCCGTCAGATGCTGCTTGACGTCGCCAGGTGCCAGGGATGCGATGGACGAGAACAAAGACATAGGGGGATTAGTCGCTTAGATTGACCTTAGACAGGTACGTGCTGGCCATGCCCTCGAAGCTGGCGGCGGCGCTGGCGATGGTGTTCATGGCCGTGGCGACCTGAGCCAGGGCCTGAGCGGCGGCCTGGAAGAAGGGCTTGGCGCTGGGCAGCGTGGACTGGCTGCTACCGGCGCTGATCTGGGCGCTGGCCGTGTTCAGGGCCCCACTAGCCTGGGCACAGGCCCTGTTGATGGCGTCGTTGAGCTGCTTCTGGGCGGCCCGGAACGTGGTGCCGAGCATGGTCGCGTCCGTGGCCGCACCCGTGAGCACGCCCGCAGACCTGAGGACGATGTTGTCCGTGGCCGTGACGTTGAAGGCTGCCGAGGTCTTGAAGCTGGCGTCGTCCTGAACGGTCCAGGTCAGGGCGTTCTTGGTCTGGCCCTCGAAGTCGTCGGTGAGGATGCTGAGTTTCTTGTTCTCGTGGTCGAGGAAGACGAACTGGTCTTCCTGGGGGGTCGAGGACTTGATGCCACCAGTCTTGGTGAAGAGGATGGTGCTGCCTTCGGCGTTGGGGTCGGCGTCCTTGGTCAGGGCTCCGTAGACGGTGGTGGCGCCGCGAAACATGAACTGGAGCTGGCCGTCCTTGTCCACGGTCTGCTGGGCGCCGTTGAACTCCCAGAAGTAGTTGTGGCCCTGGTTGGTGTCCACGCCCTGGGGGAGATCCCGGCTGGCGTTGCTATCGCGGACGCCGCCGATGATGAAGGCGCGGCTCTGCTCGCCGTCGATGCAGAGCAAGAGGACCTTGGCGCCGACGCCAACAGTATCCTGGTCCGGATTCCCGGTTCGGAGCGTGTACCGACAGAGGTCTGCGGCGGAGCCGAAGATGTTGACGAGCTGGCAGGTGTGGTAGCGGATAGTGGTCCTGGCGCCGAAGCCATCCTTGCCGGTGACGTCCACGTAGTACTCGATGAAACGCCCGTTCTGATTCTTGTCGTTGTCCGGGTAGAGCAACACCTTGACCTCTCCGTAGCGGAGGGTGATGTTGGTCTGGAAGCCGTTGTCCTTACTCAGGCCCACGGGAGCACTGCTCAGGTAGCTGGGGATGATGACGCCGTCCATTACTGGCTCCCGGGGTCCTTGATGTTGCCGGGGCGAACACTCAAGTCGGCAGCGGGCTGGCTGCCCTGGTCACTGGTGATGCCCGGATTGAAGGTGCTCTCATCGCTGGGCAGTAGGAAGCTGTAGATGCCCATGTCGGGGTTGCCCGCCGTATCCCGCAGGGGGTTGGTCCGAATGCCGTGAGAAAGGCTCAGGCCCGTGTTGAAGACCTTCATGCCGTTGCCGTCGATGCTGCAGCTGTGGTTGATGGCCTCGATGTGGTAGGTATCGCCATCCCACTCGACGTTGTCACCGATGCAGACCGGAGCCTGGATGCCGAGTGAGTTCATGGTGCCGGTCATGGTCATGTGCTGCCCCATGAGGAAGTCGCTGAGGACGTTCATCCACTTACCAGCGCTGTGGTTGATGACGTCACCGACCCAGATGGGTACCGTGGCCATGTACGGGCGCAGGCCCGAGCGGCTGATGTCGAGGTCGTCACGGATGGGCGGGTTGAAGATGATCTGAATCTTGTCAAAGCCCGGCGTGGCGCAGTTGCCGTAGACGTGGACGAAGTTGAAGCGGAGGGCGTCGCTGCGGCCGACGTCGACGTGGTTCACCAGGACCGGGTCAATGCCCCAGGTGGGGAGGTTCAAGTACCTGGTCGTGAACAGGGTGCGGTCAAGGTCCAGGCCTGCGCTCTCGTCGGCGGCATTCCCGGAGTTCAGGTTCAGGCCTGCGCTCTCGTCGGACGGGTCGGCCGTGTCGATCCCAGAGCGAGTGTTCAACTTGGCCACGAAGCGGTCCGTGGTGAACGGGAACTGGCGGGCGATGAACGTCGGCATGACCCGACCGTCCTGGTTCACGCGCAGGGTCATGTACATCTCGTTGATGCCCGGGTTCAGGTACTGGCGGAGGATGGACCAGACGGGGACGTTGTTGAACTGGGGGGCCTGCGGGAGAACGTCGCCCAGCAGGGGCTGAGTCGTCAGGCGCCGGTTGCCGAGCTGCTGAAGGTTCTCGGGCATGAAGGCGGCGGCGATGGCCAGGTCGGCGTTGGAGCCGCCCTTGTTCACGTCCTGCGGCCCCAGGCTCCCGGCCGTGGACTGGCCGTCGTACTGCTGGATGCCGATGGTGGTCTCCAGGATGTCGGCGAAGGCGACGATGCCCCTGGGGCTGGTGCCGGAGATTCCCAGGCACTGAGCGACCAGGGTGGGAACTCCATAGGCGAAAGTGGCATCGGAGTCGCTGTTCTGAGTCCTGGCTTCGAGACCAGCGGTGGCCTGCTGGCCGACGGCTCCGCCGTGGCCCTCGCCGCGGGGGATGCCGCGGCCCAAGAGGAGGTCGATGATGTAGGGCAGGGCCTTGTTGATGTCGATGCCCCGCTGTCCTTCACGGATGAGCTTGCTGATGTCCGCATCGAGGTGACCCCAGAGCAGGCCCAGGGCCTTGGTCTGATCGGCGAGGAGCGGATCGTAGAAGATCTGCGCGTCCATCTCCTGGAAGCCGGTACCGGTCAGTGCGTACCGGACCTGGCGGTGACCGCTAGCTGCCTGGTCCAGAGACTTGCGGATGCTCGACACCCGGCCGACGAACTTGAGACCGTCCCGGAAGCCGTTCAGGGGCACACCGCCCTGGGCGCCGATGCCGGTCATGCGCTGGAGGACGTCCTGGAAGTCCTGGTCGTTGGTGAACATCCAGGCCATGCACCAGTCGCCGGGGAAGATCTCGGACTCGTAGTTGATGCCAGGGGCCAGCGTCGCCGACATCTGCGGAGTGTGCTGGCTCTTCGCCATCTGGACCTGCAGCTGCAGGCAGTCACCGGTGATGATGAGGGGCTTGCCGCGGATTTCTAGACCCGGTGGATAGTTGGTCGTGAAGCTGTTCTGGTTCTGGCGGCTGTACGTGGCCGGGTAGCGGAACCTGAAGACGCAGACCACCCAGTTTGCCGACTGAGAGACGTAGTCGGCTCCGGGCTGTGCTCCGTAGTCTGCGACGCATTCGTAGGTGGCCATTTAGTGACCTGGAGGGCCGGCCTTGTGGTTCCAGGGCATGGTGTCCATGATCCGCTGGAAGGTGTCCCTGAGCTTGGTGCTGACTCCGGCCAGGCCGAGCATGTGCTCGGCGGCCTTGTCGGCAGCGTCCGAGGCGCCGTAGAGGCCGGTCTCGGCAGCCTTGATGGCGTCCTGAAACTCCTGCTCCATGACGGGCCTGGCCGTGCCGCCCTTGCCGAGCTTGCGCTCAAGTTCGTACTGGGTCTTGGCGTCGGCGTCAGCCTTGGCCTGCTGGAGTTTGCTCAGCCTACCTGCCGGGGTCCTACCGGCCTTGAAGGTCTTCCCCTCGGGAGTGGCCAGCATCCGGTTCATGAAGACAGCGCCTTCAGGGCCCAGCTCGGGCCTGCTCAGGGCTTCCGCGGAACCCAGCGCAGAGGCCTGGTCGGGGTTCTGCTGCAGGTAGCTCTTCAGAGGCAGACCGCTGGCCCGGTACCGCTTCACGGCCAAGCTGGCCGGGCTGTTGTCGTCGGCGGCGTAGTCCAGGAGGGCGCTGTTGGCCACGCTCTCGTAGTACTTCTTGACCATGTTGATGTTGACGCCAGCGTCCTTGAGGAAGTCAGGGATGGTGCCCGTGCGGACGATGTCCTGGACCTGCTGGAAGCTGAGCTGGCTCAGCGCGACCTGGGCGTAGGTGTTCCCGCCCGGGCCAGTGGCCTCGATGGCGGAGAGCAGGTTGCGACCGGCCTGAAGGCCGCTGCTGTCGCTGAACAGGGTTCCGCCAGTCTGCAGACCAGCCTTGGCCTGCTCCACGAGGAAGGCGTCACCGAGACCGGCCTTCTGGCCGAGTTCGACGCCGCCCTGCAGTCCGGCCAGGGTGCCGAGACCGCCAGTAGTACCGGCCGGGTTGAAGCCCGTCAGAGCCAGGCCGCCGAGCTTTGCAGCCATGGCCGCGTTCTTGCCCAAGGGTCCGCCGAAGACGTTGTTGACGCCACCGAAGCCGCTCTGGGTTCCGGCCGCAACGAGGCCACTGATGTCGTAGCCCACGGCCTGAGCCTGCATGATGGCGTCCGCCCAGGGCGTGGCCTGGTTACCGGCCTGGTTGCGGATGCCCAAGTAGGCGCCGTAGAACTGGTCTTCGCTGTAGCCGCGCGACTGCAGTCTCTTGTGGAAATCGCCGTAGTACTTCGCCTTCTTGGCGGCGGGATCATTGGCGTTGATGGCGTCGCCGACACCCTCTTCCAAGCCGAAAAGGCGGGCTCCGGTGATGCGCGAGCCCATGCTCTGGTTCCAGTAGTCCTCGCTGAGGCCGACGTCGCGCTGATAGCCGAGACTATTCTTCCGGGCGCTGATGATCTCGTTGATCTTGCCCATCCTGAAGGCGTTCAGGTTTTCCTGATACGCGCCCGGTCCCGCGAAAATGGCGTCGATGGGATGCGATTTCCAATAGTCCATTTCGGACATGGTGCCGGTCTGTTCACCGATCTGCATGGCCAGGGCCTGGCCGCCCTGGCGGAGCGCGCCCAGGGTGCTGTAGTCGCCACCGGCAATGGCCCTGAGGTTGGGAACGTAAGCCGCGCCCTGGGCAGCCGTGGCCTGAGCAGGCATCATGGACATGCTACGGAGCAGGGAGAAGGTGGTACCGGCGACGCCAGCACCGATTCCCGCGACCTGCGCAAACTCAGACAGACCTGAGAGGAAACCACCGCCACCACCGCCGCCGATGGCAAGCTGGGAGCCGCTGAAGCCGCCGCCACCCGGACCGAGCATGCCGTAGCCGCCGCCGGTGTAGCTGGGGCCGCCCATGCGCATGACGCCGCCCAGGAGGCCACCGCCAAGGCCGCCGAAGGCCTTGGTGACACCCGACAGGGCGCCGGTGAGTTCGCTGAGGTCTCGCTTCTGTTGCTGGACACTGCTGCGCAGCTCGCGGGTGAGCTTCTGCAGGGCGGTGACGCCTTCGTCGGCCTGCTTCTTGATGCCGCCAGAGGCAGCACCGACAGCACCGGCAACGCCGGTCTGAGCGCCGGCAGCGGTCTGGGCCACACTCTTGCCAGCCGTACCACCGCCGACGTTACCACCGCCGAAGAAGCCACCGCCAGCCGACTTCATGGCCTCGGAGAACTTCAGGGCCTGCTGGGTCAGGTCCTGGAGCGCCGTCTTGACCTGAGCAAGGCTCTGCTGGTCGACTACGAACTTGAAATTGACGCTCTTAGTGCCGGTTTCTGCCATGGTGGATTACGGCTTAGATTGCCCGAGTGCGTCCCCTCGGACGGCGGCCTCGAAATCGTCGTCCGTGACGAAGCTGACCTTCACGTCGGGCTCTACCTTCTTCGAGGGGAGCTTGCTCAGGCTGGGGTCCTTACTGCTGTCCTGGGGCTTAGCGAACTTCATGAAGGGCTTGGCGGCCGTTGGAGCGTCCTGGCCCGCGGCCTTGGCGGCAGCAGCCAGGGCCTCGTTCTTCTCGATCTTCTTCCGGATGCGGATGCTGGCGACCTCTTCGCGTTGGAAGTCGCGGTCGCGCTCGATGGCCTCTTCCCGGGTCTCCAGCATGTCCTCGATTTCCTGCTCGCGGCGGTCATCCTCCAGGTCCGAGTAGTGCTCCTCCCAGTACTCGCGGAGGATCATGAACGGGTCCAAGGCCTCGACCTCAGCCAGAGGCGTGTTCAGGGTCTTGCTGTACCAGCGCCGAACCCGGCGCAGGAGGGCGGCCTCGTCGGGGTCGACGACGGCCAGCATGGCCTGGTAGCGGATGGCGTCGTAGACCGACGTCACGGCTTACTCCTTGGCGGCGCTCTTCTTCAGCTCCGCCCGGGCCTCTTCGCCCTTCTTGACGACGGCGTCCTGGGCTTCCTTCTCGATGCGGAGAATGTTCGAGTAGACGGCGGCCACGGGATCCTCGTCGACGAGGTTGATGCCCTGGCCAGACTCCTGCCACCAGCGGGGACCGGGACCAACAAGGTGGGCCCAGATCTTGGAGAAGGCCGAGGCCACGTTCTGGGCGTCGGGGGAGGCCAACTCGGGCTTGGGGCCGAGAAGGTCACGCCGAAGCTGGTCCATCTTCAGGGTGTCGAGGTGACTGAGACGGGGGCGGGCCTTGAAGACGCCCGGGTAGGACTCTCCGGTCTTCTCGCCCTTGACGTCGACGGTGAACTCCACGGGTTCGTTGCTGTACATGTTGCTCCTGGGGATGCGAAACTCGCGACCAAGGAGTATACCACGCTCGACTCGATCACTGATTCGGAGCCTAGATTGCTCGCCTATCGCTACTACGCCCGAGAGCGGAAGCTGTTCAGAGCCTACGAGGAGTACTACTTCGAGACCGAGCTGGACGTCCGCAAGGCCGTCGACTACGTCTGCCGGACCTGGGGCGTGCACAGGGCTGAAGTCATCATTCTTGACACTGACGAGCGCACTCGCTTCGGGGGTTGGTACCGGCCCCAGACCTGGCTCCTCAACATGAAGTCAGGCGTCCTGGGCTTCTACCCGGACCAGCTAGACTTCCGGACCGTGGCCCACGAGCTGGCCCACCACGTGGACGCCGAGGAGAAGGTCCTCACCTACAAATGGGCCCGGGGCTGGCCGAGGAAGAACCACCGAGCCCACCGGAACCGGCACATGGAGTTGATGGCCTGGATCCTGGCCCAGCTCACCGCGGGCAGCCGAGAAGTCCGTGGCGCCAGGCCCCGCGCCGCTGTTAAGGTCAGAACGTGAAGATGCTCGACGACATCCACGACCGGCTGCACACCCTGTTGGCGGCGGCTGTGGTCGGGAGCATCTTCCTAATGGCCTACACCATCGTCTACCTCCGTGGAGCGTGGATCGATGCCATGGAAGAAAAACGCCGTAACATCCGAGGGAACTGATGGACACCGAGAAGACCGAGCAGGAGCTGGTCGGAGTGAGCATCGACAGAGAGCTGGAGCTGGACTACGAGCTGAGCGCTGAGCGCAAGGAACTGGCCAGCGCCGTCCCCTTCAGGCGCAAGGCCGCCCCCTGGAGGAGCTACGGCTACGCCCGGGACCGCATCCTCTTCAGCGAGGACGACGCCGTCCGTGGCCTCATGCAGCAGGTCCAGGCCGGTGGCGTGGACCCCTTCATCCATCACCAGATCAGCGTCCAGCACAAGGACGACATGCCGGCCAAGACCCTCCTGGACGCCTTCGACACGGAGTTCGGCACCGAGCTGGCCGTCATGGAGGACTCCTTCATGACCAAGGCCGACAACGAAGAGGTCTTCGGCGCCAGCGAGGAGCTGCGCTTCGAGATCAGCTCCGAGGCCCAGCTGACTGAGGAGAATCTCCGGAAGTACAACTATCAGATGCTCGGCCGCCTCGACCGTCACCGGACCTACATCGGCGACCAGGCCTTCATCCGCTTCGAGATCGACGAGATCCGCCACCTGGTCCGGGCCGACACGTACACCACCGACCGGGCCCTGTACAAGCGCCTGCTGAAGTTCATGGCCCGCTTCCAGGTCGGTCCCACGGTGCGCGCCGCCAAGGGCAGCAGCGTCAACGTCATCATCCAGAGCAACCAAGGCCTGAAGCTGAGCAGCGTCGGCTTCGACGGCGAGCCCCTGGAGCGCGGCAACTACCAGGACAGCTTCCTCACGGCCTACGACCGCATCGTCAGCGACCTCCGGACCACCAAGCCCACGGGGCGCATCGCCATCTTCCGCGGGCCTCCGGGCACGGGCAAGACCTGGGCCCTCCGCGGCCTCCTCTTCGACGTCACCGAGGTCACCTACATCATGGTCAGCCCACACATGGTGCCGCAGCTGGCGACCCCGGGCTTCGTCGAGCTGCTCATGGGCCTGAAGAAGAAGAAGCGGACCATGGTACTGGTCGTCGAAGATGCCGACGAGGTTCTCGCGGATCGTGGCGAGGGCAACATGTCCGCCATCGCCGCCGTCCTGAACCTCAGCGACGGCATCCTCGGCGCCCTCCTGGACCTGCGCATCGTCGCCACGACCAACGCCCACAAGGCGGCCCTGGACGCGGCCGTCATGCGCGCCGGCCGTCTGTCGGCAGTCGCCGAGGTCGGCAAGCTCAGCGCCGAGCGCGCCACCGAGGCCTACCGACGCATCACCGGCGGCAAGGGTGACCGCGTCTTCAAGGCCGAGACCAGCATCGCCGACGTCTACCGTCAGGTCGGTGAGGATGGCCTGGAGCCTGAGAAGCGCATGAAGCTCCAGAACCTGGACAAGGGCACGATGGGCTTCGGCGACGACGGCGACGACGAAGAGTCCTTCGACGAGGAGTGACGTGAACGCCAGCGACGCCTACAGAGCCCACCAGCTGGTCCAGCAGCTCTACGAGAACCGCCCCGAGCGCCTTGTTCACGTCCATGACGTGGCCGGGGTGCTCCGGGAGATGGGGACCACCGCCGAGCTGCGGATATGGGACGAGGCCGAGGTCTTCGTCGCGGCCTACCTGCACGACGTCCTCGACGACGTCGTCATCACCAGGCCCGAGCTTCGGGACGCCCTCGGTGAGGAGGCCCTGAAGCTCGCCGACGACCTCAGCGAGAACTTCGTCGTCGGCTGCGCCAGGCGCTGCACGTTCTTCGAGAACCTGCCCGCGCTCCGCGCCAGCCCCGTGGCCCTGGAGGTCAGGCTCGCGGCCCGCTTCGCGAACTGGCGCCAGGCCCTGGAGACCGGGGACGACCACCGCCGGGCCTGGTACAGGAAGGACTACCTCCTGTTCCGGTCCGAGCTGATCAAGCTGCCCGTGAAGAATCCCCAGTACTGGCTGCGCCTCGACGGTCTCATGGACGAACTGCCCGAGGCCAGCTGGGAAGTCGACGGCGTCCGCCACTTCGGCATCGTTACACCCGGAGTTGATTTCCGCTGAGGTTCGTGTTATAGTGTAGTTCGTGGACATTCTCATCCACTGATCGGAGACATCGTGTCGAAGAAGGTCAGCATCACCGAAGTCCGCAAGCAGCTCCGCACGGAGATGAAGGCCATGGCCCTGCACTACCAGGCGCCGGTCGAGCTGGATGCCCGCTTCGAGGGCAAGCTCAAGGCCCTGCCGGCGGCCCGGACCGAGGCCCAGGCCCAGTACCTGATCATCGCCAAGGCCCGGCTCCTGACCGGCTACCAGACGCACCTGCTGAGCCTCTGGGCCCAGGGGAAGATCGACGGCCCCCGGACCCCGGAATCCCTGGTGAAGAAGGCCGACAAGCTCGACAACCTGGCCAAGTTCATCGAGACCAAGGGCAACACCGAGAAGGCCTACGAGTACCGCCGCGAGGCCATCGGCCTCCGCAGTGAGGCCGTGGAGCTGGAGAGGTCCAGGGCCCGCAACAAGGGCACGTCCGTGGACTCGGACCTCGGCGAGGAGATCACCCTGGCGAGGCCCCCGCGCCAGAGTTAAGGAACCCGCATGAAGCCCAAAGCCCAGAAGCGTGAAGAGGCCGAGATCCGGCTGAAGGCCTACCAGGCCATGACCGTGGCAGAGAAGCTCGCCGAGCTTGACCGCAAGTTCGGCCCGGGCCAGGGCGCCAGCAAGCAGCGGGCTCGCCTTGCTGCAGAGAGCGAGAAGAAGTCGTGAGCAAGGCAGAGCGCGTCCTCGACGTCAAGACCATCCCCGTCATGGAGTACAAGACCATCCCCGTCATGGAGTACAAGACCATCCCCGACGTCATCGACGGCAAGCTGGAGACGGAGCTGAACGCCATCGCCCGCCAGGGCTGGAAGCTGGAGCAGATCGTCCGCGGTCCGGGCAGCTGGACTCTGATCATGGTCCGGGAGACCCTCTTCGTCACCGAGCTGGTGCCGACCGTGGAGTTGCCGGAGGGCGGCTGATGGTCTGGCTGTTCTTCGTCACGTTCTACCTGAAGGCAGACGGACTGCCCTGGTGGGGCTGGGTTCTCTTCGTGGGCTGCATCATCTACGACTGGCAGAAGGAACACCGGGAGGCCAAGCAGGTCGATGAGCTGAGGGCAGAGATTCACTTCCTGCGAGAGATCGCCAAGAGCTATGAAGACCAGCGCAACAGTCAGGGTTGACGGCTTCGGCAACCTCTTCGTCTACCACCGCGAAGGCGTCTTCGAGGATGGCCGGGGGAAGTTCTACGACGACGGCCTCGTCCGGGACACAGTCTACCTCAGCGACCTGGAACCCTGCCCGCACCAGTACGTCCACGCCGACGGCGTCAGCTGGGTCTGCATCCGCTGCGATGACGTTACGAGGAACCCATGACCGAGACCGAGAAGGCCATCAAGAAGATCAGCCAGTACGCGACCAAGCACGGCCTGGACCTGCGTGAGTTTGCCGAGCGCGTAGGAGCCGCAGTCAGCATCTACACACCCCTGAGCGAGGCCTTGTGGAGCATCCGTCGCACGATGGAGAACGAGCGCTACGAGCGCAACATGAAGCTGGCTTGCCAGGCCCTGGCTCAGGTCGCGAAGGATACGCCATGACCACTCCGACCCCGACGCCCGCGTGCGACTGCCATCAGAGCGGCGACCTAGCGCATGCCCGCGACTGCCCCGCCGCGCCGCCCGCTGAGGTGTGCGAGCCCGATTGTCCTTATATCCACCCCGCCGCGCCGCCCGCCCGTATCTGTGGCTGCTGTGGCGGTAGCAATGACGGACAGCCTGAGGCCTGTCACTGGTGCGGTACCGTGTTGGGCCCCGCCGACGAGAACGTCCACAGCGAATGCTGCTCATGCTGCTTCGACCTGCGCGACGCTCGCCGCGAACGCGACGCGCTCCGGGCCGAGTCGGACGTGCTCGGCGGTCACATGGAATGCGCCAAGCTGGAGCAGGAGCGGCTCCGGCGCGACCTCGACGCGGCACGAGCGGAGGTGGAGCGGCTGCGCGCATATGACCTTCAGTGGGCCGAGGCGTTGCAGTCGGCCAACGAGGGGCGGAAACGCGCCGAGGCCGAGGTGGAGCGGCTGCAGGGCGACGTTGGCGAGGAGTTCCTGCGCGCCGAACGCGCCGAGGCGAACGTGGTCCGGCTCGTCCGGGCCTTCTGCACCTGTGGCGGGACCTCAGTGCACCGGCACGACTGTCCCATCACCATCGAACTCGACCGGGAGACGCCGTGAAGAAGTACATCGTCATGCTCTACGCCGGTTTCGAGGTAGAGGCCGAGAACATCGCCCAGGCCCGGAAGATGGCCAAGAAGCACATCCAGACCATCCCGCAGAGCAAAGGCGGTATCTGTGGCAGCTACCCAGTCAGCCACAAGGACCGGACCAGGCTCAAGTACTCGATTGAGAGGCAGTTCATGAACCTCGACGTCTGGAGGAAGTTCTAGTGGGTCACACGTTCAGAGAATCGCTCAAGGCCGAGCCAGGCCAGCGCATGGGCATCGTCCGCGACAGCCACTGGCTGCTCTGGGGCTACGGCTACGGCTTCATGATCGGAGCCCCGAACTGGCTGAAGCGATTCATCGTCATGAACTGGAACCGGGTCACGTGTCGCATCTGGCGGCACTGGCAGTTCCAGGACGTCTGCGTCATGTGCTGCAAGAAGATGGAGCTGCCGTGAACGAGCGCGCCTACCGGCAGCTGCTTGACCGGAACCGCGACCTGGAGGAGCTACTCAGGGCCTTCCGGAACACGACCGTGGCCGAGAAGTACTACCCGCGGGCATTCCTGGCCAAGGTTGATGCTGCCCTGGGTCCGGAGAAGACCTACGGCATCCTGGAGCTGACCCCGGAGATCCTGATCAGCCACGAGGACTGCCCGTTCTGCGAGGCCTACAAGAAGATCGCCGGGAAGTACCCGGACCTGGGCTGCCCGTCGGAGACCGACGAGAACCTCGGAGACGACTAGTCCTCGGCGGGAGCCGCGGGCTTCTCAGCCTTGGGCTCGGGAGCGCTGGGCGCGTCCATGGGATCGACGACGGCGTCGATGGCGTGGATCTGCAGGGCTTCTTCGGGGCTGAGCCACCAGTCGTGGCCGTAGACCTTGGCGCGGTAGGCCTCCAGGGGCATCCCCAGACGGCTGCTGACCAAGGTATCGACCATGATATTCAGGCGGTGGATGAGAGCCATCTCGTCGTCGCCCTGGGCCTCGTTGCGGGCGTCGATGCCGTTGATCTGAACCTCGTGGAAGAGAATCAGCGTCGCCGGACCGACGGCGTAGCGCTCATCGCAGGCTGCTTCGAGGGTGATCGCGGCTGCGCTCGCGGCCATGATGTCGGCGTAACAAACCAGCGAAGCGCCGGTCTGCTTCTTGAGGTCGGCCATGGACTGGAGGAACTTCAGCATGGCGAAGCCCGAACCTCCGGGCGACGTGATCCTCACCAGAACCCGCTTGTGGTTCTTGGCGGCCTTCCAGGCCTGCTGAGTCCAGTCTTCGACGGAGCCCGACGAGAACTGGCTGTCCATGAGGACGTCGAACACCTTGCCCTTGTCCGGGGCGAAGCGCGGGGCCATCATCGGGGACGGAGCGGCCTCGACCTTGGGCTCAGCCTTCGGAGCAACAGGAGCCGGGGCAGGCGCCGGAGCTTCGGCCTTCGGGGCCGGCTTCGGGGCGTGCTTCTTGTGGGGGAGATGCTTCTTCACCCAGCCCTTGATGGCCTTGCCGTGGACGAGCCAGGTGTGCCAGCCGGCGAAGCTCAGAGCGCCGAGGCTGAGTCCGAGTAGAACCAGCAGCGCCCACTTGCGGAGTTGCTTCCAGGAGGGGGACTTCTTCGGGGCGGCGGGCTTCTTCTCGGGGCGATCAGCCATGTCGTCTATCCTCTAAGGGTTGCCTCCCCTCGGGACGATGACACGCTTGATCTGTACCCAACAGACGCCCATGCAGCCTCCACGAAGGGCTGACTCAGACGTAGGTTAAGTCAGGAGTCGATTCTGCCCAAGAACCAGCGAGCGATGAGCATCACCACGAGCTGGACGGCGGCGAGGACGATGATGGCCTTGAGGAGCATCACTTGGACCCCCGGACTTCCTGGACGATGCGCAGCCAGTTGCGGCTGGCGTCGCGCTGCTGACGGGCGAGCTTCAGCTCGGCGACGAGGACGCGGATGAGCTTGACGTGGAAGCTGACGAGCTTGCCACTGCGGGCCCAGTCCACGAGGTACTCCTCGGCGGCCTCAACGGGGTCTTGAGTCGGTTGGTCGGTCATCATGGCCTTCTCTACTCCTCGCCGTTGCGGATTGCTTCCAGCTCCCGGTACATGCGGCGGATGGTGTCCTGGTGCAGGGCCAGCTTCTCGCGAAGCTCGGCGTTCTCCGCGACGACCTTGTCGTAGAGGGCCTGCAGCTGGGCCTTGATCATGTTCTGCTCGATCTTGGCGTGGAGCTTCCTGAGGTCGATGTTGCCGACCTTGGTCATGGCCTGGGCGACGGCCTTGTCGAACTTCCCCAGCGTGGTCATGGCATTTCTCCGGTGAGGATGTAGTGGGTGGCGTTCAGGCTCCCGTAGAACCAGAGCCAGTAGGGGACGAACATCAGGTTGAAGATCATCGGCGCCTCTTGAGGCCGAGGATGTGCAGAAGGAGCAGGCCGACGGCGAGCATCACCAGGGCCTTGGTCGGGAGCAGGGCCAGGATGAAGAGGCCGATGATGGCGAGGAGGAGGCCGCCCCAGGCGTCGGAGTTCACTGGTGCCTCCAGCTCTCGTCGATGCCGGTCAGGGGGAGCTTCTCGTCGGCGTCGGGAATCTCGATGGGGGCGTAGCTGCGGACGGGCTTCGGCTTCGGCCGTGAGGTCACGACCGGCACCGGCTTGGGCTTCGGACGGAACAGCCAGGAGAAGAGGCTCATGGACCCCCTCTAACGGCTAGAGTTCGGAAATGCTACTCCAGGTCGATGCTGTCCTCGGACCGCTGCCGGAAGTAGGCGCGGATGTCATCCCGGAGGCTAATACTCCTGGGAGTTCCATGGTCTACGAGGTGCCACACGCCCTGCCAGTCCTTCTTGATGTCCCTCTCGGGATCGAACTGGTTCTTGGTCAGGACCGACCAACGTTCCGCGTACTTGCGATTTTTCTTCTTACCGTGAAAGTAGTGAACGATGGAGCCAGGTGTGAAGCCGACATCCTGGCGGATGGTCTTCTCGACCCGAGTCTGGAACGTGAGGAGCTTGCGCTTGAAGTTCGGATGGGCGTTGGTCGGGACCGAGCGCATGACGTCACCGATGAAGGCCATGGCCATGTGGTGGTCAGCGCTGCCCAGGATGGGGAAGTCCATGAGACCGCCCATGTTGTCGATGGCCTCGCGGCGAGCAGCCCAGGCGTAGCCCGGGTGCCAGAAGGCGGCCGAGGCTGCGACCTTGCCGGAGAGATCGTAGCCGCTGGGACCAGAGACCACGTTCCGGGGGGCGCCGAGCGCGAACTGACTGCCGAAGGACTTGTGCGTCTGCAGGGTCTCGCCGTCCGGGCCGAGGTCGATGCAGTCCCGCCAGGGCTGCACGAGCTGGTGGTGCTGCAGGGCCTGGATGGTCTGGTTCACCCAGTGCGGGTTCGTGAAGTGGATGTCGGCGTCGAGCCAGGCCATGTAGCGCCAGTCCGAGGGCAGGCGGCTGATGCCGATGTTGAGGAGGTTTTCCTTGTGCCAGAGTTCGTGCTGGAGGTTCACGACGACGGTGTTGTCGCCGGCAGGAGCCACGGGCTCGCGATGGCCGAAGGCACCCTCGACGACGGTCAGGTGCACGTTCTTCTGCTGGCGCATGTGCTCGTGGAACTGCTCGAAGAGACGGTAGCGGGACTTGTACCCGACCGGGTTCGAGACCATGGTGACGACGTGAAGTGTGGAGGAGGGCGGGGCTGGCGGGGCCAGTCGAGAATGAGTGTGATAGAGCACGGGGATTCCCTTCCTGCTCTAGATTGCGGAGCTGCCGCCGACTACGTCGAGGAACTGTGTGTCAACTCCGTTAAGACAGTTCAGGGCTCGGGTGTAGTACTTGCGGCGGACGTCGAGACTGGCCTGTGTGGCGCCCTGTCCGTTGATCTTGCGGGTGGCACCGTCGCAGTCGTTGGCGTCGGCGAAGGCGTTGAGGTTGAACTTCATCCAGAACCAGGTGCAGACGGCGGCGTTCTTCTGGATGGCCTCCTCGGGATGGTTCACGAGGTCGATGCCGATGGCGTCACCGCAGGCCTTGTAGTTGTACTTCCAGGTCAGCTGAATCCACGACCGACCGTAGTAGGGCACGTAGGCCTTGCCGGTCCAGGACATGGGGTCCTCTTCGAGGGCGCGAAAGTAGTCGGACTCGACGCCGAGCTGGGCGACGATGAGGGCCACGCGCTGCTTGCTGTCGGCCTTGCAGGAGATGAGAATCGCGTTCAGGTCCGCGATGGCGAGACCGGCTTGCGACGCAGGGCAGATGGCCTGTAGCTGGTCAGCTGTCAGCTGCACCGGGACCGCCAGGCGGGAGCTTGTCGTCTACGCGGTCGTTGAGCTTGCCGAGAATCCCCTTCAGGAAGTCCTGGCCGCTGATGCGGGACAGATTCTCGTAGATGGACTTCAACTCGGTGATGCCGACGTAGCCGGCGGCGATCTTCGCGAACGGCAGCATGTCGTCAACGAGGTAGCGCTCGGTCAGGAAACCGCAGATGATGGCCAGCTGGTAGACGAAGATCTTCGTCACGGTGCGGCCCAAGCGGTTGCTGCTGATGGGGATGCCAGTCTTCAGACTGGCCCAGATCCCCGTCAGGAGATCCATGAACACGAGCACACCGGCTGTCACCAACATGGCCTTGATCGGCGCCAGTACGGCAAACGTCGAAAGGAGTAGCAACCAGAGGGCGGATTTCATCTTCGCAGGCACTTTCGGGGCAGAGGGTAGAGGTGTCCTCAGACAGGCCGTAGATTGCATGTCCGATGCCATCGGATTAGATGATTCTCAACCTGTGACCTTTGAAGAGTTCTCGGCCCTGTCCCCGGCCCAGCAGCGGGACCTGATGATCGCTGACGGCGTCGTCTGCCGATTCGACGACCCCAACCACTTCGACATCGAGGCCTGCCCCAGCTGCAAGGAGAGCAAGGAACTGCGATGCCTGCACCTCTACGGGGCTCAAGACAAGCTCATCTACGTGGGTACCATGGGTGGCAACAATCAGATGCTGTACTGGCTCGGCAAGTCTCCCCACAACAAGAGTGGAAGCTGGGTCCGGGGCAAGAACCCAGACCGTTGGGGTCGGCGAGGCTGGCTCGGTCCGACCTCGCGCTAGAGCCCGATCTCCCGGAGGCAACGCTGCCAGGCCAGGACGATGCGCTCCTCGTCGTGCATGGGCACCTGCTGATAGACGCCGCTGCCGCTCTGACCCCAGAACAGCTCCAGATTCTTGGCCATTGTACCGCGGTAGTAGACGGTCGCGTAGCAGTACCAGCGCTCGGCGCTTTCGTCGGGCTCACGGTCGACGACGATGAAGCTATGGGGCCCGGCGTCCTCGTCCCGGGCCGAGACCAGAGCCCATTCCAGCTGACGGCGCTGGCAGATGGCGGCGATCCGCTGGAGGATGTGGGGCAGGTCCGGTAGTTGCTGGACGCGATAGTCAGGGAACAGGCGGGATCGATGGGGCATCAGGTCCTAGATAACGAACGGGCCCAGACCTTGCGATCTGAGCCCGCTTTGGCGACTCCTAAAAGTGTGTTACGGCAGGGTCGAGGCGCCCGGAAGCTCGGCGTTCTCGGTGCTCTCGTCGCTGACGAGGAGACCCATGAAGGTGACCGTGGTCTCAACCGACTGGCGGTTGGCAACGCTCATCGCCCAGGACATCGGGCGGACGCTGCTGATACGGGCCACGCGCTCACCGGTCTCGCGGTCGAGAATGGCAAGCTCGATGTATTCGTGAGCGAGTAGGTCCTGGAGCTGGGGGACCTTGGCGATGACGTGGGGACCGCTGTTGACGACGCGCCAGCCGGTCGCGGTCACGTGGACCACGTCCTGGGCCGTGTAGACGATCTCGTCAGCCGAGTACCGGCCGAGGAGGAAGATCGGGTCCGCGCTGTAGCTGAGGCCGACGCTGACGTTGTTGAAGATACCCATGACGCGGGCGTCGTTGGTATTCGGGTCAACGATGATCAGCTGGGCTCGTGCGCCGGTGAAAGTCTTAGCTGGTGCCATTTACGTTCCTCGTTACTGTCCCGTGGCCGTCTGCTGAACCGGAGCGACGACGAAGCTGATGTCGATGAAGTACAGGGCCGTGGCGAGCTTGATCTGCAGGCTCACGAACATGGCCGGGGCAGCGATCTTGATGACAACGTTCCGGAAGCCGCGGGGAGCGTCGTCGCTGGGGGCGATGAGCTTCAGCCGGAGGAAGTTCGCCATGATGTTCTCGATGGCGGACTCTGCGACCTTGGCGTTGATGTCAGCCAGGCTCTGGCCGACGAACTGAGCGTTCATCTGCTGGGCGGTGGTCACGCTGACCACGTCCGCGGCGTAGACGGCCTGGATGCTGTTGAAGACGAAGTTGTTGTCCTTGCCGTAGGTGGTCTGGTCCGAAACCCAGGTGAAGCCACCGCCGGCAGCGGGCTGAGCCGGGAGCAGACCGGCCTGGAGGGCCTGGGTGATCTGGTCGCGGTTGCGGGGGTTGTAGCTACCGTCGGCCATCAGGACGCCGCTGGTGTTGATCTGCTTGTTGACGATGGCCTTGTAGAAGCCCGCGGCCTGCATACCGGCGGCGAGAGCAGCGCCCATCCAGGACGGGAACTGGACCAGGTTGCCCTGGCTGTCGGTCTGCTTCATGTCGAGGAAGCAGAGGCTGGCGCGGAAGCTGGCGAGGTCGGCAGCAGCGGCCTGAGCCAGGGCGAAGCTGGTGTCCTTGGAGAGGAAGCTCTGACGGTTGCGGCCGAACTTGGTCTCGGACATCAGCAGGACGTGGTTCAGGGTGGCGGTGTTGATGCTGTCGATGGTGTAGGTCGAGCTGGGGTCGGTGACGCCGTTGGCGATGTCCTGGCTGGCGTCGCGGCTGAAGGCCGGGACGACGAAGTTCAGCTGGGCGCTCTGCAGGGCGTCGAGAGCAGCCTGGACCTGGGCGTTGCTGGTGCCACCCTTGCTGCCGCCGGTCAGGAAGGAAGGACCGCTGGTGACGTCGGGGAGACCGGCATCGGCGCGGGCCGCGGGGCTGTTCTCCTGGAGGAGGACCGACTGCTGGCTGATGACGTTGAAGAGGTCGGAGGCGTCAACCTTGACGCGGAGGGCGCCGACACCCCACTGGGTGCTGGCGTTGGCGGCGCTGACGCGGTCCAGGTCGGCGCTGGGGCGCTGGCCGAGGACGGCGGTACCGACGCTGGCCACGTAGTTGGGCTGGGCGTTGATGAACGAGGCCAGGGCGGCCACGGTCGGGAAGTCCGAGAAGTTGATGGTGAGGCTGTCGGCCGAAACCGAGGCCGTGGTCACCAGCTGGGTAGCGCTGATGGTCACCGTGCAGCTGGTGCCCTTGTAGCCCATCTTCAGGGCGACGCGGCCACCGGCAACCAGGCTTTCGCTGGTGGCGGTCGACTGGCGGTTGACGTTGAGCTTGATCTGGTACTCGGCGCCGCTGACGAGCTGGGCCGGGGCACCGGTGAGGCTGACCCAGCTGACCTGGGTGTTGGTGCCGAGGAGGTAGGCGGTGCGGATGAGCTGGTCGCCACCGGTACCGAGGTCGGCGATCTCCAGGCTCTTGCCGACGCCGTCGATGACGCTGGCCGAGGTGAGGCTGATGCTGACCGGCGACCAGGCCTTGGCGTCGGTCAGGGCGGCGATGGGAGTAGCGGCCACAGCGCGGGGGGCGGTGACGGTGCCAGCGACGGGGCTGTTCGTGCTGCCGGCATCGCTGAGCTTGATGGCGGTCAGGGTCGAGGTCGAGACGGCGGTGATGACGTAGGCGCCGACGTTGCAGTCAGCGTGGACGCCGTCGTCCTGGAGGACGGAGCCGTGGGGGATGGTCAGGGTGTCGCCGATGACGGGGCTGGCGGCCCAGGCAACGGAACGGGTCACGGTCACGGTGCGGCTGGTGCCGGGGACGCCGACAATGGCCAGAGCCAGAGTGCCGGACACGGCGAGGATGACGCGGTCAACGCCACCGACGGCGGTGATTCCGGAGAGGGCGCCGACCAGGCCCTGGAAGCTGGCCGGGGTCATGTTGGCGGTGACCGTGAAGGTCTCGCTGGCGCCACCGTTCACGCGGAGGGCGGCGTTCACGCCACCGACGGGCGGGATGTACGTGAAGGCGCTGGTCGTCGGGACGACTTCGGCGACGTTGGACAGGGTCTGCCAGTAGATCTGGTTGCCGAGGGCGCCCTGGCTCTTGTCGAGGATGGTGGCGTAGGTGCCGCCGCCGATCTTCGGCAGGGCGCCAGAGGCCTTGCCGCTGACGTTGGTCTTGACGATGATGATGGCCTGAGGAGCGCCGGTGATGCCGGGATCCTTCGAGGGAGCGCACATGGCGCGGAAACCGTCCACGAGGGGGCCGCTGCCGTACTTGGCAGCAACAGAGGCGAAGCTGTCCGGACCGAAAGCGTTCAGCTGGAGGTCCTGCTCCAGGGTGAAGTCGGGGCCCTGGTTGGACTCACCGATGAGGGCGATGACGCCGGTGGTGGCCAGGCCTGAGGGCGTGGTCTGCACCGTGTACCTGGAGTATGCTCCAGGGATAGTAACGGTTCCGTCGACAGTTGCGAGACTCTGGGCCATCGTTAATTCCTCAAGGTCCTAGTTTGCCGGTTCACTTGCCCTGGAGCTTCCCGAAGATGCCCGGCTTCTTCGGTGCGGGGGCGGCGGCGGGCTTGTTGGCCAGCGGGCCCGGGCGGGCACTGAGCTGGGGGCGCTGGCTGGGCAGCGGGTTGGAAGCCATCGGGGTGGAGGGCGGCTTGATCTGGGACTGGACCTTGGCGGCGGTCGCGTCCATGTGGGGCTTGACCATGCCACCGGTCAGGGCTGCACCGGCACCGAGCATGGCACCGGCGACCTTGCCCTTCCAGTTCTTCTCCAGGTCACCCTTGGCCACGGGGGGCTTCGGGGCCTGGACCAGCTTGGCCTTGGCGTCCTTCAGGTCCTGCATGGTGAACTTCTTCTTGGGCTTGGAAGCCTCTTCGCTGCGCTCCGGGAGACCTTCACCGGCCCAGGTGTCGAGGCCACCGGCCTTCTTCACGGGGGCGGCGTCTTCGAGAGCCGAGTTCTCACCGCTGTCCTTCTTGGAGGCAGCGTCCGAGGCCAGGGCGTCGTTCTTGCCGCTGTCCTTCTTGCTGGGGGCGTCACTCATGAGGGCGTCGTTCTTGCCGGAGTCCTTCTTCGAGGCAGGGGCGGCGTCCAGGCCCTTGTTGTCGGCGGGGACCTTGTCGGGGGCGGCGTTCTCCAGGGCCGAGTTCTCACCCGAGTCCTTCTTGGACGGGGCGTCGGTCATGAGGGCGTCGTTCTCGGACTTCTTGGCGGCGAGCTTCTTACCGGCCTCGACGCGGTGCTCGACCTTGGCCTTGGTGGCGTCCATGTGGGGCTTGACGGCGCCAGCCGTCAGGGCGACGCCAGCAGCCAGGGCACCGGCAGCGACCTTGTCCTTCCAGCCCTTCTCCATCGGCAGCTGGGGACCAGCAGGCGGGCGGAGATGCGAGCCCGGGAGCTTGATGTGGGACTCGACGCGCTTGGCGGCGTGATGAGCCTGGGCGGGGATGGCACCGGCAGTCATGGCCGTACCAGCGGCCAGAGCAGCGGCGGCGACCTTCTCCTTCCAGCCCTTCTCGACGGCTTCACCCTTCATGGCCATGCCCGTGCTGGCAGTGCCAGGGGCAGCACCCATCTTCGGGGGCTTGGCCATGGCCGGGGCCGGCATGCCGCCCATACCCTTGGCAACGCCGGAGACACTGGTCTCCATGGGGCTGGCCTCGGGCTTGGCGGGCTTCTTCATCCAGTCCTTGGTCTCGGCGCTGGCGGGCTTCTTGACGCCGTCAGCCAGTGACTTGGCGTAGGTCTTGTCGTTGGCACCCTCGCCGCGCTTGCTGTAGGTCTTGTCGCCGTTGGCACGGCCAGGACCGGGGGCATCCTTGCCCTCGCCACGCTTCGAGTAGGTCTTGTCGGCGTCGGACGGACCGCTGTCGGCCTTGTAGGGATCATTGCTGCCCTTGTCAGAGAACTGACGGGCGCTGGCGTCGTCGGCCTTCTGGCCGGGGTTGCGCTTGAGCTTGGCACCGGGCAGCACCGCGCCACCGGAGCCGTTGGACTCTTCGTCGCGGAACTTCTGGCCGTTGCCGACGGGCTTCTCGGGAACGCCCTTGCTACGGGTCTTGCCGCTGGCCTTCGGGGGGAGGACCGCGTCGGGGTCGACGCCGTTCTCCACGAGGTGTCCCTGGTTGTCCACGAACTCTTCGGCCTTCTCCAGGGCCTTCTTCATCTTGTTGTGGATCTTCCAGGCGGTGGCGTAGGCCTTTTCCTTGTCGCCGCCGTACTGGGCCTTGAGCTTGTGCATCGTCTTCTCAGACACGCCCGGAGGAGTTACCTTCTCCAGCATGTCCTGATGCTCGTCGCTAGCTGACTTCTCGCCCTCGGGCTTGGAGTCGCTGACGGTCTGAGCCTGGGGGGATTCCCGGGGCTCGTCCTTCTTCACGGGCTTGGCCTTGCCACTGTGGGCAGAGCAGAAGTCCTTGTCACCCCTGATGCCCTTGCCGCAGGCCGGGTAGTTGCAGACGTGGGTCGGGCCACCGCCCTTCGCCATCTCGTCCTTGGCCTCGCAGCCCTTCTCCAGGTCGTGGGCCTTGCCACACTTCTTGCACAGAGCTTCGGCCTTGACGGCCATGTCAGCAGCGGGCACGTCCTCGGCGCCACCGCTCGCGGAAGACGCGGGCTTGTGGGCGTGGACAGGGATCAGAGACTTGGCAAGCTCGCGCTTGCGGAGACCATCGATCTCCTTCGCGAACGCATCGATCTTCTCACGAGTAGCCTTCAGAAGAATGTCCCGAGCTTCCTCGGGCGTGTAGAGCTTCTCGTTCTTGGCGTCGGCCATGGATACCTGTCCTCGGACGTATGTGTAGATTGCGTCCAGTTCCTGCACTTCAGCCTTGGCGACCGGGCTAGGTACGGGCTTGGACTTTAGGGTTTCGTGGGGCTTCAGACCCATGCGGGCAGCGTGTCCGCTGACCAGGGCCAGGGAGGTCGTCAGGGGCACCTGGCCGTTGTGGGGCTGGAAGCCTTCCTTGACGGGGTCCGTGAACTTACCGGTGACGGCGCGGTGGGCGGCGTCGTGCATGACGGTGTTGTACTCACGGTTGAAGTCGTCATCGCTGATGTGCACGCCGAGCTTGGCGCTCAGCTCCCGCTGCTTGTGAGCGGCGAGGTGCTCCCAGTGGACGGCGCGCAGGGCCTCGTTGGGGGTGCGGTGCTGGCCGAGCTTGCCGATGCGGCGACCCTCGCCGTAGAGGCGGTTAACCTCGGGGTAGGTCAGCGCATGTGCTAGTTCGTGAACTTTCCGCCAGTTGTCGGTGTACTCGCGCTCGCCGAAGTCACCACCCGTGCCCGGGTCCGGGTCGTAGATCATCAGGTGCTTGGTGTTGTAGTTGCGGTTGGCCAGGTCGGGCTTGCCGTACTTGCCACCGGCGTAGTAGTGGCTGTAGCCGTGCTGCTGGAGGAGGTCGTTGATGGCCTGGCCGTGGCCCCCATAGTTGTAGAACTTGAGATTCTGGCTGCCGGGCTTTCCAATGCCACCATAGTGCTGGGCGAACTCGCCGTAGGTGCTGACGCCTGCCGGCGCGAACTGCTCGTTGGCCTTGTTCAGGCTCCGGTCGAGCTTCATGCCCTCGCCGACGGGCATGTTCTGCGGGCCCTGCTCGACGACGGTGCTGCCCTGGTTGGCGGGACCGCGCGGGGTCGGGAAGCCGGCCGCATCAGGCGGGAGCTTCTCCATCTGCGTGGCCTTCTTGACGGGCTCCTCGGTCTCGACGCGCTTGTGGTGCTCGGTGTTGCCGTCGTGCCAGCTGTAGGCGTTCGGGTGAGGGGTGCCGCCTTCAAGGTTCAGCCGGAAGAAGCCCTGGCCGGGGATCTCCGTGTAGAAGTCCTCGGGGGCCTCGGAGAAGACCTCGTGGCCGTGGCCGGTCTGGTGCTGGCCGCGCTTGGGGCCGTTGGTGAAGAGGAGCTTGTTCTGGTGGCCGATGCTGTGGATGACCGATTCCTGGCCGTAACGCTCGCCGAGGTCGCGGAGATTCTCCTCGCTGATGCCGGGCAGGAAGAAGCTGCGCTCGGGCTCGCCGTACTTGCCGTTGACGACCTGGAAGGGAATCTGACGCCTGGTCAGCTCCCGATGCAGGCCCTCGTGGCCACCGTTGGCCGTGGCCCTGAACAGGGGTCGGTCACCGGACATGAGGCCGAAGGCTTGGCCGCTGAGGATGGCGTGTTTCATGGCTTAGGTCAGAGCGAACGGGCCCACGAAGACGGTCTCGGTTCCGGCCGAGGTCCAGACAGTCTGCGGGATGGCGTTGAGGGCGGTGTCGGCCATCGTGAACCGGAACGAGGTCGTGAACGGCGTCGTGCACTGGCACAGGTACCAGCCGCTGCCGAGAGAGGTGATGGCGCCGACGGCACCGCCAGCGGTGGCGGCGACCGTGCCCAGGCTGAGGTCGAAGATGGCGTAGGCGCCGTCGTTGCTCTGGTCCCAGATGGTGATGAAGTTGACCGTGCCCGCCTTGTAGGCACCGCTGCCCTGGCTGCCGGTGCCGAGGAGGGTGTTCGAGTACGCCGAGTGGACGTCCGTGACCGCGGCCAACGTGACCGTGCAGGCAGCGAAGAACTGTCCCGTCCAGCTGGAGACGTCTTGAGCCGCGCTCAGGTTCTGGAACACGGACCAGTGCGTGAACAGGGCGGCGTCGCCAGAGTTGAGGAACACGTTGGTCGGGATGGGATTACCGCGAGCCTCCACGTAGTAGGAGATGAGGTAGTTCGTCAGGCCCGCTCCGAGCCAGCTGCTCTCAGGCGGCGTGTGACCGAGGATATCCGCGCCCTGGATGGCCCAGTTCGAGCCGAAGTGGAGCGCGGTCGGAACCGTCATCTCGAAGAAGTAGAAGCCGTTGCCGGCCGTGTTGACCGTGGACGTGGCCGCGCCGAAGTTCGTGTTGATGCCGGTCTGGAGATCGAGGACGGAGTAGTCGGCCAGGACGGTGTTGTTGTACAGGGTTACGTAGCGGACGCCGGGACCCTGCTTGAAGAAGCCACCGACTTTGGTCGTGCCCAGGGGCAACTGACCATTGCTCCAGGTCCGGTGACCGCTGTTGGATGGCTGCAGCTGCAGGCTCCAGGCCGCGTTGGCGTTGCCGTCCTGGTCCTGCTGGTCCTGCGCCGGGAACACGCCCAGGTTCAGCCAGCCAGTGAAGTCGACGCCGCCCGCGGGCGGGTTGAAGTGGCCAGAGGTGACGTCGAAGCTGACGTTGAAGGTCTGCGGGCTGTTGGTGACACCCGAGGCGAAGACGCTGACGACGGCGTTGTACGTGGCCACGGTCAAGGAGCCAGTCACGGGCTGAGCGGTGATGAGCTGGGAGTTGCCGCTACCGGACTGAGTCAGGCCGAGCCAGCCGCTGCCCTGGAGGTAGTTGATGCTGGTCGTGACCGTGGGCAGGATACCGCCACCGGTGTTGGAGACGGTCTCGTCCTGGCTGGCCGGGTTGGCGCCACCAGCCGTGGCCGTGAAGCTGAGGTCGCCTGGGCTCAGGGCGAGCACGGGAGCCACGGAGACCGTGAAGCCGACGTCAACGACCTGAGGGGTGTTCGAGGCGCCAGGGCTGTTGATGCTGACCTGAGCCGAGTACGAACCCGCGGCCAATGAGCCCGTGCTGGGCGCGACCTGCAGCGAGAAGGCGTCACCGCCACCGACGATGGTCGCGTCCAGCCAGCCCGTGGCGCCGGTGCCGTAGGTGACGAGGACGAAAGGCGAGGCCAGGCTACCGCCACCGCTGTTGAAGACGGCCAGGGTCTGGAGGGCGGGATCGCTGCCGCCCTCGATGGCACTGAAGGACAGCGACGAGCCCGACGGGAACATGGTCGGGCGACGGGCGCTGGCGGCTGCACCGGCCGCGGCCGAGGGAGACTGGACCGTGCCCCAGTTCTGGTCAAACTCAAGATCGGTGAGATTCGAGATGACCTTGACGTCGGGCTCCACGACGAGGATCTTCTGCGTGAAGGCCTTGGGCCAGTACTGGCGGACCTTGCCGGTGATGGTGATGTACCGGCTGAAGAAGGACTCGGTGTCGACGATGGGGTTGCGGCTGAAGTCCGAGCTGGAGAAGACGCTCTGCTCGAAGCCGCGGTGCTCCAGGAGGTCCTGCTTGTAGCGGAGCAGGATGAAGCAGACGATGCTGTGCAGCCAGGTCAGGTAGGTGGGCTCGGCGGCGCAGTGCACGCCGATCTGGTAGACCTCGTTGTAGAGCACGGACTCCAGGAAGTTGATGCCCGTCGGGGGCACGCCGCGGACGACCATGCCCTGGAGGTTGCCTACCGCGCCCGGGCGAATCTGGATGGTGTCGGCGCCGGCAGTGCCGACGACGGGGATGCGGGTGCCGTCCCGGAGGAGGACGAGCATGTCCGAGACGATGATGAAGGAGCCGATAGTGCCCTGGGGCCAGGTGATGATGCCTGTCGCGGGGTCGTAGCCGATGGGGTCAACAGGGCCCAAGAGGTTGGGCCAGGTAAGGTCGTTCTCTTCCTGGGGAATGTAGTGGGTGTCGCCGGTCGTGACTTCGGTCTCGGAGCTGCTGACGAGCTTGATGCTGATGGTGAACGGCTTGGGCTCGTTCGAGACCGGGACCATGCGGACGCTGATCTGGTTGTTCTGGAACCACTTCCGGGCCTGGGCGATGTCGCGCTCGCCGTACTTGGCCCGGGTCAGGTCGTCCTGGGCCTCGCTGGCGAAGACGTAGTCCAGCAGCCAGGGATTCCTGCGCAGGTCTGCGATCCCCTCCTCAAGGGCGGAGCGGATGATGATGTCGCTCTGAAAGATGCCCTGAGCTTCGGTGGTCCGGACCGGGACCTGGTAGTCAGCCATGGCCCCTAGATTGACGGGTGAAGATTCGTACGCCGGACGTATCTCACGCCGGTGGCGACGACCTGGTGGGGTGCGGCCTGGGGTGCGACCCCAGGGCCCGTTCCAGGTTGGCTCCCGATCCCGAGGCGGCTGCAGCAACCTCTTTCACACCGGCTCTAGGCCGGCGGCACGTACGAGTTGCCTAGGTTAACGGCGACGGTTGCGTCCGGCAAAGGAGTCTCTAACAACAGGACAGTTCCCCCGCTACGACTCGAACGTAGATTTTCGGATTCAGAGTCCGACGGGCTGCCAATTACCACCACGGGGGATCAAGCTCCAGGGGTTGGGATCGAACCAACCTAGTCCGAATTAACAGTTCGGCGCAGTCACCCTGATTGCTACCCTGGAACACTACAGAGCGGGAGAAGGGGATCGAACCCTCGGCCCTCGCCTTGGCAAGGCGATGCTCTACCGCTGAGCTACTCCCGCATGCGGTACGACATGGAGCTTGTGGGGGTCGAACCCACGACCTCAACACTGCCAGCGTTGCGCTCTCCCAACTGAGCTAAAGCCCCGGAAACTTCTCGTAGGTTGCTGCGTAGTGGATGCCCGTCTTCTGCCCATTCAACGGCGGAGTCAGTCGCAGCTGGCCGGGACCGTCAAGGGGAATCCAATAAACGACGTCCTTGTGCACAACGGCGAAGAGATCAATCTCCTCGGCTGTGTACTTCCGCCGCACGCCCGGACGTGGGTAGGACTGTTTCGGGAAGGCAATGGCTGTACCACCTCTCACCAACTGCCCAGTCTTGACCTGGACCCGGATCAGCTTGGTACCGACCTCGACGAGGAGGTCGCAGCGCCCGCCATCCCCAAAGGGGAGGTAGGGGACCAGATTCTCTCGGAGGAGCCAACTGGTCACAATCGCGAGCGAGCGGTTCCCGATGGCGCTGGTGTTCTTCACGTTCTGTACTTAACACCGACACAGAGCCCGCGCTCGGAGTCGAACCGAGTCCTTCCGTCTTACAAGGGCGGCGCTCTCCCTCTGAGCTACGCGGGCAATACCCCCGCCCGGACTCGAACCGGGGAGGCTGGTTTAGGAAACCGGCCGCTGACTCCATCAGCGGGGGCGTGAAGCTCCGGGGCAGAGTCGAACTGCCGTCTCCAAGGTACGAGCTTGGCGTTCTGCCGTTGAACCACGAGAGCGTGCGGAGCCACGAGGATTCGAACCTCGGTAACGGTTTCCCGTCAACTGGTTTAGCAAACCAGCGCCTTCAGCCTCTCGGCCATGGCTCCATGTCGGTGATGGTGGAGTCGAACCACCGTCGAAGCGTTATGAGCACCCCGTCCTGCCGTTGAACGAATCACCGATGAGATGCGGACCCGAGAGTCGGACTCGGTATCTCCAGCTTATGAGGCTGGCGTGGTTCTTCCGTTCCACTCGCCCGCGAGCAGGCCGTGAAGGAGTCGAACCCTCACCAAGGGGTTTGGAGTCCCTTGTGCTACCGCTACACCAACGGCCTATAATGCTCCCTCTGAGAATCGAACTCAGATCGCGACCGTACCAGGGCCGTGCTCTTCCACTGAGCTAAGGGAGCTTGCGCTGCTGCTTCCAGGTCCGAACGCGATGGCAGTTCGCGCAGACCAGGTCGCACTTGGCGATCTCTTCCAGGACACGCTGCTTGTTGAAGCCTGTCACGCGCATCATGGAGACGTTCTCGGTTTTCTGCGTCGGATCGCGGTGGTCGAAGTCCATGACGTACGGCGGATACTTCACACCGCAGTCCATGCAGGGATGGTCCTTGATCTCATGGATCATGACATCCAGCTCAGCTCGGTGCTTGATCTCACGTCGCCGAGCCTTGTCCTTGTACATCTTCGGGTTCTCCAGGTAGTGATTCCGGTGATACTCGGCCTGGCAAGGCTTGCACTTACCGATGCGGCCGTCCTTGCTGCGCGCGTTCTTGTGGAACTCGCCCAAGGGCTTCTCGACCTGGCACGTGTTGCAGCGCTTCATCCGGATCATATAACAGTGGGCGGCCACTCGGACTCGAACCGAGATCTCAAGGCTTGGAAGGCCTGCGTCTTGCCATTGGAGCCATGGCCGCGTACGGAGGAAGTAGGAATCGAACCCGGCCGCTTGCGCAGCTTCCGGTTTTCGAGACCGGCGAGAGCACCATTGCCCTCCGCTTCCTCCATGTGACCCCACCGGGTGTCGATCCCGGTCCTGCAGCGTGAGAGGCTGCTGACCTAGCCGGTAGTCTATGGGGCCAAAAATAGGGGTCGGGGGCAGATGTTATCCCCGACTGCTTCAGGCGCGTCCGCCGCTGTGCTTTCCCCAGTGCAGCCTAGTGGGATTGAACCACTGACCTCCCCCGTGTCAGGGGGGCGCTCTTCCGCTGAGCTAAGGCTGCATGTCGAAGGACTGGGACTCGAACCCAGAACGCCGGCTTCCGACGCCGGAAGGTTAGCCATTACCTCATCCCTCGATGTATTGCGGAACTCCGGGTCGAACGGAGATCTACGGGTTCAAAGCCCGCCGGGCTGCCAGTTACCACCATTCCGCAGAGACAGATGCGAGAGTCGAACTCGCCTCTTCGGGGTTGCAACCCGAGGCCCTCACCGCGAGGACGAATCTGTCGTTGAGTCTGCTCGGATTCGAACCGAGAACGCATGGTTTAAAAGACCAGTGTGATAGCCGTTTCACCACAAACTCGTATGGGCAGGGAGGGACTCGAACCCTCAAGCCTTTCGGCGCTGGCTTCTGAGACCAACGTGTATACCATTCCACCACCGGCCCGTGTGCCGCGGGAGGGACTCGAACCCTCACAATCCAGACTCTCAGTCTGGCACGTATACCAATTCCGTCACCTCGGCATGCAGCGCTGCAGGGAATCGAACCCTGAACTCCACGTTCGTAGCATGGCGTGATGAATCCGTTTCACCACAGCGCCAGCACGACCGAAGGGAATCGAACCCTCATCACCGCCTTCGGAGGGCGGTACTCTTCATCCGTTGAGCTACGGTCGCAGTTGAGGAGGAGGGAATCGAACCCTCTTGTGAGATCGTCACACCGGTTTTACAGACCGGCGTCCCTTCCAGTGGAACCTCTCCTCAGTAGTTCCTCAGGGGATCGAACCCTGGACCTTCGCCTTGTAAGGGCGCCGCTCTTCCGCTGAGCTAAGGAACTGTGTAGGCTCGTAGGGAATCGAACCCTCGTCATGCGCCTATCGAGCGCAGGTCTTACCACTAGACGACGAGCCAGTCGAGAGACCGAGATTCGAACTCGGAACGAAGGCTTCCAAGGCCAACATGATACGCAGGTTTCAACATCTCTCGTTGATGCATCGGGGAGGACTCGAACCTCCACTGGTCGGGGTTTGAAGCCGCTGTCTCCTACCGTTGGACTACCGATGCGTTGGACCGCCGGGGAATCGAACCCGGGTTGACCGGTTAAGAGCCGGCTGTTCTACCATTGAACTAGCAGTCCGTGAAACGCCCTGTTGCTCTTCCTTTAAGCTAGCCGCCCCATACGGGACGGCGCCGGATTCGAACCGGCATCACAGGGTCTAGTTGCTCCGAACGGGTTTGAGCCGTTACCCTCCCAGGTAGAAGCTGGGCGCTCTCTCATTGAGCTACGGAGCAGTGGAGTCGCAGGGAGTCGAACCCTGAATTTCTGGGTGCAAACCAGATGTGTTCCCGCTAGCACTACGACCCCATGCGCCTTCTCTTGGTTCCGACCCAAGGTCTCCGGCTTTTCAGACCGGCGCTTCCACCAGGTTAGCTTAGAAGGCAAGCACCTCGTAGGGGTTTCGATCCCCTCTCTTCGGCTTGAAAGGCCGAGGACCTCACCAGAAGTCGAACGAGGCACAGCGTATCCCCCGAGAATCGAACTCGGCTTAGCCGGTTAACAGCCGGCCCTAGGACCCAGCACGGGACACAAGCTCCCTCCACTTCGTGCACAAGTCCGCTAAGGGTCTCGGCCAATGCCGACGCGGTTACGGGGGGAAGAACCCAGCGCTCCGTACGAGGGTCGAACTCGTCTCAACTGCTAGACAGGCAGTCTGCGACACCGGTCGCATCACGAAGCAAGGGCGATTGTCCGGTATCGATCCGGAACTGCGAGGGTCACGACCTCGCGTGCAGGCCACTACACTACAACCGCCATCATCTATTCCGCGCTAAGCCTCTTCATCGGGTCCACCGTGAGGCCGCTCCTGGGCACTGTGACTACTCCATCATCTCCGTTCTGTCAACGGCCGATCACCTTGGCCTTGACGACGTGGTCGCCGAGGTGGGTCGCAGCCCACGACTCCGGCTTCAGAACACAGTACAGCCCCTGGCTGACGACCATTGCCGTCAGCTCCTTGACGTACAGGCTCGACTTGAACTTGACGTTCGGGTTGGCGTCGACGTGTACCTCCAGGCTGCTTTCCTTGTTGAGCATGGGCTCCAGCTCCAGAGCCAGCTGAACGCTGTGGAAGACCTCGCGGAGCAGGCGCTCGCGAAGCGACTTGATGCGGTCGGCGGTCTCCACGGTGTAGAAGGCACGGCCGCCCTTGCCGGGCTCGTGGACGGCGACCACGGTCACGAACTGCGTGACCTTGCCGTCCTGCTGGCTGTCGGTGCCGACGTAGACAGTCCGCTGGCCGGCGAGAGCCTCGCGGATCACCGCCAGGGGCTCGGCCAGGACTGCTCCGTCTACCGTCTTCCACCTCTTTTCGAACATGCTCACGTTTGCTTCCTTTCTGAAACGACGAAGGGGCCCGCGGTTTCCCGGGGGCCCCTTCCATGGTCTATCTGGTCTCTCGGATCAGTCCATGGAAGGGGCGGTATCGGGCTTGATGCTGAAACCGCCCTCGGTACCCTGATTCGGGCACACGACGACCGCGGCGGCCCGAAGGGACGCGCGATACCACATCGTATGCAAGGACAGAGCTTCCAAGTTCATCTCCTGACGAGCTAGATTGAGGGCGACACTATAACACAGCCGCCCGACAGCCGCTACTTGGGCTGCTTCACCCGGGTCAGGGCCGAGTTGAGGACGTCGTAGAGGTCCTGCTGGCTGCAGCGGTCCTGGGGGAAGTCCTCGTTGAACTTCTGGCAGCGGTCGCCGAGAAACTCGAACAGGTCCTTGACGGTGGCCAGCAGCCATTCGTAGCGGTAGTGGTTGGGGCGCTCGCCGCGGGCGATCTGCTGCCTGATCATCTCCCGCTGGCGGATGCCGTAGCGGAGCTTGCTGTCGTTGTCGCTGACCAGGCGCCGGAGGACGTCGATGGCGTTGTCCAGGGTGCGGTCGTCGATCTCGGTCACGGTGTCGGTCATAGGCTCTTGGTCACGGAAACAATGAACTTGTCTTTGATCTTCTCTTCCCACTGCTTCAGCGCCCACACCGCGGCCTCGTCGAGGAACTTCTTCGCTTCCAGGCCCGGATGGACCCAGCGCCCGCTGCCCTTCATCTTCGAAGAGGCCGTTCGGAATGTTACCACAGACCTCCGCATCTTCTCCTCGCCGTTCTTATCCTTGTAGGGCTTCTGGTAGACGCGGACGCCGGCCAGGAAGGGGACGCCGGTCGGGCCCTGGCGGGGAGCGCCGATGGGCCCATGCCCCTGGCCAGGACCGCTCCCGTCCTTCAACGGAGCCGTGAGAATGTCAAAGCTGTGAATGAGGCCCTGCTTGGGCTGGCCGGCGGCATCACTCTCTAGCCCGCCCCAGGGGATGCCGCGGTCCTTCATCTCCTGCTTGATGGTGGAGGTCAGGTCTCGCTGGGCCTGGGTCTGTTGGGTGGGGCCCTTCTTGTGCTCGAAGGGCACAGCCAGGTACTTGCTGCCGTCCGCGGCGGTCTTCGTCGACTTGGACTTCAGGAGGTCGTCGATCATCTCGTGCTCGTCCATGCCTTCCTCGATCCACATGGCGTCGGGGTCGAGAATGATGGACCAGGTATCGGCGTCCACCTGTTCCACGTGCAGCGCCTCCAGATACTTCTCGCGGCTACTGTGGAGCTTGGCCTGGACCTCTTCGATGATGTGGGCCTCGGTCTGGATGACGAGATCCTGCAGGGCCTTCTTGCTCTCGGTCGCAGCAACATCTTCCAGGTCCTTGAGGGACAGGAGGTCGCCGATGTCAAGGTTGAGGTAGATCACTGTTGGGGCAGGTCGCCGTCCGAGTAGTGCTCGGGCTGCGCTTCGGGCTTGTCCTTGGGCAGGCCACCTGGATGCTTGGCGCTGGTCGGGCGGCCAGTCGGGCTCGGGACGACACCGGAGCGCATGGCCTGCCAGCTGCTGTGACCGTCGGCGTGGGCTACCTTCCTCTTGCCGCCCTCACGGGCTCCGCTGGGGCTGGTGTCCTTCTGGCTGCCGTCGGGGAGGATGACGTTGTGCCTGCCGGTCTTGCCGGCCTCGGTGGCGGCCTTCTCCAGCTCCGAGCCGGGCTTGATGCCCTGCTTGGTCGGATCCAGGTCGGTGCCGTCGTGCAGCCGAATCCACTGATGGCTCTCGCCCTTTGGGGTCTCGCCAACGACGGCCTCATGGGGAATGCGGTGGTGACGAAGGGTATCGCTGAGCAGCTCGGCGGCATCGTCACAGAAAAGGAACTCGCCACGACCGATGTGCCCGGCAATCTCACCCTCGTGCGCACCGATAAGGTCGCTCATTTCCTGGGGAGACTTCGCACCGCGGAGCTTCTTGGCGATGTGCCCGGGGATGTGAGCTAGCCTGAGACCGCGGGGCTTCGACTCAGCCTTCTCGACCATGTCGGGCTCGGCCGCGGCCAGCTTCTGCGGCAGCTGGACGTCGAGCAGGCGACCGGCCATGTCGGCGGCGCCAGCCGGGTGGCTCTGGTGCGGCGTCACGAGGAGTTCGGTCTGGGCACCGGAGTTGCGGCCAAACCCAACCGAATGACTGGGGTCGAGCAGGTCGAACGAGGTGCGGACACTCTTAGTCGGCACCCAGCTGATGTACGGGCGCATGCCCTTGCCAATGGGGCTGTCGCCCTTCGGATAGAGCTTGTGAGAGTAGCTGGCGAGCGCCTGGTCCGGAACGCGCTTCATCCCCAGCACGCCCTTGTCGTCCAGGTACCGGGCCAGTGGCACGTGGGGCTCGCCGTTGATCATCTTCGACTTGGGCAACAGCGCCTTCTGGACCTGCAGATAGTGCTGATGGGCCTCATCGACGAGGTGGGAGTTCTTCACCAGCGAGGACGCCAGTTCGGCCACGTTCGGGATCTCGTGCTTGCTCGCGGCCAGACCGGCGGCGTGCTTGAGTCCGGCCATGAACCTCTGGTCCGCGTGCTGCGGATCGCTGTTGTACGAGGCCATGTTCTCCATGCGATGGTGGAGGTAACGGAGCAGCTGGGCCTTCGGCGTGTGCGCGTTCTTCTTGTAGCTGTTGTGGAGGTCCTTCAGGTCGTGGACTGCCTTGCCGGCCCGATGACCTTCCACAGCCAGCTGGAAGGCCAGTTCATCTTTTGGGCTTGGAGGGCCCTCGCTCTTGGCGAGGCCAGCCTCGGCGAGCAGTCCCTGGATGGCCTTTGAATCAAGGCCCTCCGCCTCCAGACGCTTGACGGTGTTCGCCATGGCGATGGCGGCCTGCTCGGGACGGTCCTGCTTGAACTTCGCGATGGCGCGAAGGGTATTCTTCGCGTGCGCGAGGTCCTCTTCGGGGGTCGTCGGGCGGGTACCGTGCTCCAGCGTGTCCGTCTCGTCAGGCGGAGTGCTGTTGCGGTTGTGGTCGGTGGCGATGAAGCGGCCCTGCTCGTCGCGGGGATGAGTCTTGGGGTCGAAGATGTCGGCCTTCTGCAGGCCCTTGCTCATGCCCTCGACCTCGGCGGGCTCGCCTTCCTCGGGGTCCTGGGGGGCGGCCCAGAGCGTGCGGCCCATGGCGATCATCGTCTGGGCCATCTGATTGACGGCCTCGGCAATCTCCGGGTTCTGCTGCTGGAGCAGGGCCAGGGTCTGGGGGTTGCCCTTGAGCTGCTGGAGGATGGCGGCGATCTTCATCTTCAGGGCGTCGTTGGCGGCGTCCTGAGCGTGGGCCTCGGCGTCGGCCTTCTGCTTGTCGGCGGCGGCGTGGAAGTCCTTGAGGAAGTCAGCGGGCTGCTTCTCTTCCTTGGCGCCTTCCTCACCGTGGCCGCCTTCCATGTGCTGCATGAGCTGCTGCATGTGGGGGTCGTCGACGGTGCCCTGGATGGCCTCTGGAGTCTCCTCGGCGCGGGCCAGGTACTCGTGGCCGAGCTTCTCCTGCTCGTCCTGCTGGAGCTGGAGGTTCTGGATGGTGTTCTCGACGTGGGGGCCGTAGGTGACGATGCGGTCTTTCCCTTCGAGTTTGGCCACGAGCAGGGCCTTCTGGGCCTCGCTGAGGCGCATGCCCAAGCCGACGCTGGCGCTGGCGCCCACCAGGGCGTGGTACTGCTGGCGGAGGGTGGGGACCTCGCCGATGCGGCTGGCGTCGACCTGGACGACGACCTCGTCGCCGCCGGCACTGACGACCTGGCCACCGACACCCAGGGCCCACTTGGTCCAGAGGTCGTTGCCGTCGGTGATGAGCTTGCTCAGGCGGCGGACCTCGGCCACGTCATCGGCGAGGCTGGCCCGACCGACCTGGGACCCGATGCTGTCGCCGTCGATGCTGACGAAGAGATCCATGCACGGGCCTAGATTGCCGGATAGAGGAGGTTGCTGGCCGGAAGTCGAGGGCAGAGGTGGTGACTGGGTTGCCGTCCTAAAAGTGGGTCCAATGAGACCCCTCTCCGGGGCGAGCGGCGCCGGGCTTAAACTGAAGCGGCCACCTCTGCCTACATCTTCGGTGCTTGACTCCCGCCCCCGTCCCATGAGATAGTTTCTCCATGCCGACCGCCATCCCCGAAGTCTCCACCGCGACCTACTCGATTCCCGAGGCCCACCTCCACGAGCTGGAGGCCAAGCTCCAGAAGTTGGTCAAGAAGTCCGCCAAGCTCTCCATGGGCGGCGTCAGCTACAGCGTCGACCGCGACAACCCCGAGGACCGCGTCATCAGCCAGCGCCGCGCCATCGCCCACCGCCTCGGCGAGGAGCCCCAGGTCGAGCAGACCTTCCGCCGCTACTTCACGGTGACCATCACCGGGACCATCCCCCGCCTCGCGGGCTGGGACTTCCTCGCGACCCTCGACCACATGGAGGTCGACGGCGAGAAGGCGAACATCCTCCGCGTCGTCCCCGGCTTCGACGGCGTCATCCCGACCGCGTTCCGGACCGCGACCCCCGAGAACTGCGACCACTGCCACAAGGCCATCCGGACCCGGAAGAACACCTTCATCGTCCGCAACGCCGAGACCGGCGAGTTCAAGCAGGTCGGTCGGAACTGCACCCAGGACTTCCTCGGCGGCCTCGACCCGCACGAGGTCGGTAAGATGCTGGAGCTGGTCCGGCTGGCGAACGACGCCGCGGGCTCGGACTTCGAGGGCGGCCTGGGCGGCGGCTCCGACAAGGACATGGGCTTCGGCTTCGAGACCTTCCTGGCGACGGTGAACGCGGTCATCCGCCTGGAGGGCTGGCTCAGCCGCGGCAAGGCCCGCATCGAGGACCGCCTGGAGATGGCGACCGCGAACCGCGCCCTGTACGCCCTCACCCCGCCCCGCGGCGGTGGCCAGGCCCGCGCCGACTGGGAGAAGTTCGTCGAGGAGCTGGCCGTCGGCCCCGAGGACCTGGAGGTCGCTGAGGCCGCCATCGACATGGTCCGCGACACCATCGACTTCCAGACCGAAGACAACGACTACCGCCGCAACCTCCGCATCGCCTTCGGCCAGGACGTGGTCTACAACAAGCTCGCGGGCATCGTGGCCTCGGGCGTCAGCTTCTACCTCCGCGAGGTCCAGAAGCTGAAGGAGGCCGAGGGTCTCCGCCAGGCCACCAGCACCGAGTTCATCGGCACCGTCGGCGAGAAGGTCTCCCTGGAAAACGTCCAGCTGGTCTTCATCCGCCGCCTGGAGGGTCAGTTCGGCGGCTACGACCTGGCGAAGTTCGTGACCGCGGACGGCAAGGCGGTCACCGTCTTCGGCCAGGTCGAGGGCGCCGTCGGCGAGTTCGGCAGCCTGGTCGGCAAGGTCAGCAAGCACGACTCCTACCAGGGCAAGCCCAGCACCCAGGTCAAGGGTCGCACCCTCTTCACCAGCACCGCCCGCCAGGCCGAGCTGGACGCGCTGAAGGCCGAGCAGAAGGCCGCCAAGAAGGCCCAGAAGGCCGCAGAGAAGGCCGCCCTAAAGGCGGCCGAGGAGACCAAGTGAGCTACCACCAGCCGATTCGAGTCAAGGTCGTCCGCAACGCCCGGAAGTACGACCCCGACGAGACCTCCCTCTGGAAGGTCGCCCTGGTGGCCCTGGCCATCATCGGCGGCATCGTCGGGGCCGTCATCCACTACAGCGACGGCGGCAACCAGCTGCAGTCGACGTGCTCGGAGAAGGCCGCCGAGGAGAACCAGCTCCGGACCGTCCTGAAGACTCTCGACCACGACCTCCCCGGCTACAAGGTCAACCGGGCCCGGGTCGTCCAGCTCCAGAAGCAGCTCCAGTTCTGCACCAGCGAGCCCCCCGAAGAGATCCCATGAGCGACGACTACAACGACCACTATCCCCTGGACATCCTCGGGCCCGTCGGCCGGCAGAAGTCAGTGTCCACGGCCCTGGCCGTCACCAACCGGGTCCGCCAGCGCGTCCTGAACTGGCTCCAGGGCCTGGAGGACGACGACGAGTTCCCGGAGATCGACCTCGATGACATGACCGGGGCCTGTGCCATCGTCAGCTGGATTGCCCAGCGGGTGCTCACCAACCTCGGCTACCAGGTCCACCTGGTCCGGGGCGAGTTCGACGAGCAGGTTCACTGCTGGGTCCAGATCGGCCACGTCATCATCGACGGCACCGCGACCCAGTTCGGCATCCCCGGCCCGGTCTACCTGACCACCAGGGGCAAGGACCCACGCTACGTGGAGCTGTTCCGGGACGACGACGCCGAAGAGGAGTTCCTCCGGGACTGGCGCAGCCAGAGCCCGTACCGATTCGGCCGGGAAGTCACGACCATCGCCGACGAAGTCGTCAAGCTCTACCGGAGACGGAAGAAGGCCTGATGGACCCTGCCCTGGACTTCCTGGAGTCCGCATTCTTGTTTTTGGCGCTCCCCCTGGTTACATGGGCGTTCATCCAGGTAAGCCTGCGACTTTGGGCCAGCCTGAGGGAGCGATCTGATGCGACTCAAGCAAGGCGAGAACCAGGCCCGAAAGGCCTACGTGATGACGATGTTGACGGAGAACCCCCGGGCTAGCTACGCCGCCCTCCAGCGAGGCCTGAAGGACAGATTCGGCCACGCCATGCAGCAGGGCCTGCTCAGGGGCTACGTCGAGGAGTACACGGTGACACTGACGGCACCCATCAAGGTCACCATCACCGAGGCCGGTGACAACACCGACGTGGTGATCGAGTGAGCTACCCGCTAATCGGCATCCTCGGCGGGTCCAAGTCCGGCAAGGACACCGTCGCCGAGTACATCAACGAGTTCCTGGGCGGGGTGAACATCGCCCAGGCCGACCCCATGAAGCGCTTCGCCAAGCAGATCTTCGACTTCACCGACGCCCAGCTCTGGGGTCCGAGCGAGAACCGGAACGCTGTCGACCACCGGGGCACGGACTATTTCTACTGGGACCACGTCGCCAAGAACATCACAGCTTCCGCCAAGGACTTCTTCGAGGCCTGGAGCCTGCCCCAGAAGAGGCGCGACTATGGCACCTGGCCAGAGAGGCCGGTCGCCCTCAACGACTACGAGGCCGCTGGAGCCCTGACCGCCCACTACGACATGCTGCGCGAGCACTACCGGAACACCTTCAGCCCCCGGATTCAGCTCCAGCACTTCGGCACGGAGTTCGGTCGGGCCCTGGACAAGAACCTCTGGAGCCGCCAGGCCATCTGGCTGGCTGAGGGCCTCCTCGAAGGCAAGGTGCTCTACGCCCGCGAGGGTGCTGTCGGGAGCAAGCTGGGCATGGTCACCGGCACCAGGGCTCGGATGGACCACGAGCCCACGCCGGCCTGGGTGACGGTTTCCGACGTCCGCTTCCGCAACGAGGCCCTGAACATCAAGGCCAAGGGCGGCCTCCTGGTCAAGGTCGTGAACCCGGAGATCACCGGCGCCGTCAAGGTCGGCCTCCAGAACCACGCCAGCGAAACCGAGCTGCTCTCCATCCCCCAGAGCTGGATGGACTTCACGCTGACCAACGACAAGACCCTGGGCCTGGAAGCTCTTCGGGCCATGGTCAAGAGCGCCCTGCGCAGCCTGGAGCTGCTGTGAGGGTCCACGACCCACGTCCGGTGGTTGGCGTCGACGTCGACGACACCGTCTGCAACCTCATCGGGGGCTGGATTCCGGCCATCAACCGGGACTTCGGCCTCAACGTCCGCCTGGACCAGATCACGGAGTGGTTGCTGGCTGACTGCACGCCGGAGCTGAAGGCCATCGGCGACGACCGCCTGGCCGAGTACTTCGGCAAGCCCGGATTCCACCTGAACCTGGACCCGATGCCGGGCGCCATCGAGTCCCTGCGGCGCCTGAGCAAGGACTACCGGCTGTACTTCATCACGGCCCGGCACGGTCCGCTGGCCATCAGCGAGACCTTCGACTGGTTCAAGAAGCACCTGCGCTGGGTCCAGCACAAGCAGATCATCTTCGCCCGGGAGAAGCACATCTTCCAGCTGGACGCGGCCATCGATGACAAGCTCGACCACCTGAAGGGATTCCGGATGGCCCCGCACCTGGCCCAGGCCAAGGTCCTCGGCGTCGAGCGCCCGCACAACCTCCGGGAGCGGACGCCAGACGTCGCCCACTTCTGGTTCGAGCCCAGCGTGACCGGCTGGAACGCAGCCGTCGACTACCTGTACACCAACGTCCACCCCAAGGAGTAGACATGGCCTGGCTCTACGCGGTTCCCATCCTCTTCGCCGTAGTCTGGTTGTTCTCCATCGCCTACCACTGGGGCTGGACCAGTCGACAAAAGGACCTCGACCACTGGCACGAGCTAGCCACCAAGCAGGCTCTGGAAATCATCCGCCTGAAGACCGCCCTCTTCAAGCTCCAGGGCCGGGCTGGCATCCGCCGCCTGAACGAGCCCGAGAACTAGCCGGGATCATTGACAGTTGCGCGGGACACCTGACCGTCGTTAGCATGTTAGTCATGAACCTCCCATCCGACACGAAGTTGGTGCTGCTGGCGTTTACCGTCGAAGACCACGAGCTTCTCTACGACGTGCTTCACAACGCCCTGACCGCTACGAGCTGTGCCGACCGCATCGCCGCCATCAAGATGTTGGAGGAAGTGGTCGAGCGTGCCGAGGCCCGTGGAGAAGCCTTCCAAGGCGATGCTGTAATCGAACTAGCCTGAAAACTAAGTTCGGCGTTAATTGCAGATCTGGGGTGTACTCTGTATAGAAGGTTCGGTGGCAATTTCGCCATCGAAAACTCAACCGAGGAAACCATCATGCCCACCTTTGCCGGATACCAATTCACCGAAGAGAGCATCCCGCTCGCCTCCATCCTTCCCTCCGACACCCAGCCCCGCAACCGAGACGACCTCTCGGACCCGAAGCGTCAGGCCCTGCTCCGTAGCATGGCCAAGAACGGTCTCAAGGACCCCATCGACGTGGAGCTTCTGCCCAGCGGCATGTACTCCATCATCGAGGGTCACGGCCGCTACACCTGCGCCCTCTTTCTGGAGGGGCCCGACAGCCTCTTCGACTGGAGCCGCATCCGCGCCAAGGTCTACCGCGTCTCCCCGGAAGAGAGCCCCAGGCTGCGCTCCGTCATCATGGAGGCCGAGGCCGCCAAGAAGAAGATGAACGGCCAGCAGGCCGCTGAGTTCATCTACCGCAACCGTCTCCTGAAGAACGACGTCAGCGAGGCCGAGGAGGCCAACCCGAAGGCGGCCCGCCTCGTGGACTTCCTCCTGGACCCGAAGCGGTTCACCGAGCAGCAGGCCGAACGGCTGCTGATCAAGCTCCAGGCCAGCCCCGAGACCCTGTCCGTGGCCAGCATGCACGTCCGTCGCCGGCTGGGATTCGGAGAGCGTGGCGTGTTGCCCGAGAGCCCGGAAGCCCAGGGACTGCTCCGACGCACCTTCGTCTGGCTGGCCGAGTACGGCATGGTCGGTCCCGTCAAGGAACACTACAGCAACAGCGAAAGCGGCTGGCGCAAGGTCCAGGAGTCCATCGACAACGACAAGCCCATGGCCCGGAGCCGAAAGGCCAAGGAAATCGAGGCCCGGAGGGCTGAGCGCGAGGCCCGCCGGCTGGACGACATCCTCGACACCGATGACGACACGGCGGCGTTGAATTAGCGTCGGGTCGCTGTTAGAGGCACCCCATGGGCGGCCGGATTCCCCGGCCGCCCCAACAAGGAAGAAGTCATGAAGAAGCTGCTCGCCGCCCTGTTCCTGATGTCTGGCTGTGCCACCACCTACAGCGCCGGAGGCCATGTCACCGATGGCTGCGACGCCACGACCGACTCCCGGGCCCCCGGGTACTCGATCTACGTCTGCCATCGTCCGTTCCCGTCCCAGTGGGCGGCCTACAACGGCAAGGACAAGTCCCAGGCCACCCGTGAGGCCAGCTCCGCCAAGGGGCCGTTCATCCCCGCCGGCTGGACCGATGGCTTCACCGACCGCGCTCACCAGGAGATCTTCGTCTACGACGTCTTCCTGCCGGAGAACTTCGAGCACGAGCTTCGCCACGTCCGCGGCGAGATCCGGGACAGCGAGTGAGCCTGGCTTCCTGGTGGAAGTACGGTCGTCGGACCGGAACCAGCGTGAACGGGCAACAGGACTACCCTGAGCCCGTTCACAGCTTCCTGGAGACAGTCCTCAAGCGCCTGTTCAAGTACTACGACATCGTCGGCAAGGACGAGGGCGGCGGGAACGCCCTCTACCTGCGCCGGTTCATCCTCCGCTGGGGGAACGGTCAGAAGGGCCACATCTTCCTCCATCACATCTACCGCTCGGACAGCGACCGCTATCCTCACTCGCATCCGTGGGCATTCAAAACCCTGGTGCTGAGCGGCGGCTACACCGACGAGTCCTACGACGTCCACTGGACTCTGGGGCCTCCGACCCGGGACGCCGTCGACAAGGCCCAGGTCTACCGGTGGCCAGTCGTTCGCAGCAGCGAGCCCCGCCGCACCCAGGCCATCCCCGGGCACCTGTACTACCGTCCCCGGACCCACGTGCACCTGCTCAAGCTCCCGGAGGGGGAAACGGCCTGGACCCTGGTTAAGACCTCGGGACGCGTTCAGCCCTGGGGCTTCCTCACGGAGAAGCAATGGGTGTACTGGCGCGAATACCTCAACGATTGGACCTCGGAGCCCGGATAATGAGCGTTCTCAAACACAAGATGTGGCGGTCGCTGAAGCCCTTCATCGTCCTGGAGCCCGACGGGACCCGGAACCGGATCGAGTTCGCTCCGATGCCGACCAGCCTCCGGCGGTCTGCGCTGCGGTGCTCGATGAAGTGCGTGGCCTGCGGCCGGCGGATTCGATTCGTCCGATCCCGCACTCCTGGTGGCCGAAAGCCGAGCCACAACCTTTACTTCGCCCCGACCTGTCCGCTCAACGTTCGCATCGGCTGCAGCCGAGGCACGGCTGCCAGAAACGAGTACAAGGCCGTGGCCTGGGCCGTGAACTGGCAGCCATGAGTCTGCAGGAAGTCCTCGACCAGCTCCGGGAGTTCAACTACCTCGGGGCCCGGATTGAGATCGAGCGCCCACTGGCCAAGGACTACGACTCCAGCTGGAAGCGTCTGTTCCGCTACGGCGACCAAAACTGCCACATCGCCTTCAAGTACTGGGTGGTCATCGACGACGGCCGCGGTCAGACCTGCGAGCAGCAGGCCGTGATTCTGGAGGAGTTGATTCCCAGGGCCCATCGCCTGGGCGTGGACCGCCAGCTGCGGAAGATCGTCGACGACCTCCGCATCGAGCGTAAGATGCGAGCCTACTGGGATCTGACCGAGCGCTTCTCGCAGCTGGTCCTGCACTACACCGCAGACGACGCCTTCGAGAGCGAGTCTTAGTCTACGCCAGTCGTGCCCTGGCCGTAGCTGCCGACGCCACTGTCGTAGTTGCCGGTGCCGTCCGAGCTGGCACGCTTCTGGGGGTGCTCGCTCTTCTTGACCGCGGATCCCACGCCGGGGCACGGGTGACGGCCAGCGCCGGGGGCCTGGTAGGTGTGCATGGGGAACTTCTCGCCCGGAGCCAGCTTGAAGTTGGCCTCGCAGTGCTCGCAGGTCTCGTACTTGGCCTTGGGCTTCGGCTCTTCCTTCTGCACGTCGTGACTATGGGCGCCTTCACCGGCGTCAGGACGATTGTTGGCCGGAGCCTCGGGGGTCTGGGGCTTGGCCTGGTCCTGGCCGCTGAAGCCGTGGTCCATGGTCTCGACCTTGCGGACGCTAGGAACCGGGTAGCCCTGGGTGAGGAAGTGGCGGGCCAGGCCGTCGCTGACGTGGCCGAGGTCTTCGCTGTTGTCCAGGGCCCTGCCGCCGTGCTCCAGCAGGCCTTCCTGAACGACGGCCTGGGGAATCCGGAAGCGCTTGCTGAGGCCGTCGCTGACGGCACCGAAGTCACCGGCGTTGTCCAGAGCCCGGCCGCCGTGATTGTTGGCCAGGTGGTGGCGGATCTCCGCGGACCAGTTCTGGTAGGCGGGCGGCTTGCCACCCTTGAGGCTGGCGTACTTGGCACCGGTCCTCTGCATCTCGGCCATGATGGCCTTGGGGTCCTTGCTGGCGATACCGGCCATGGTGTCGCCCATGGACTGGGGCTTCTGGAAGGGGCGGCTGGCGGCAGCGATACGGCTGACGTCGGCATCAGCGCCGAGGTCCTTGCCGGGAGCTACGCGCTCGCTGGGGAACCTGAGCAGGTCACCCTTGGCCAGCTCGGCCTTGGCGACGGCGTCCTGGTGGTCGTGGACGAGGAGGCCGTCACCCTTGTGGGCGCGGAACTTGTAGTGCTTCTGGGCGTTGGCGTCCAGGCGGCTGCTGACGGCGGAGTCGATGCCCGCCATGGGGTCCTTGCCAGCAGCGCGGGTGTGGAGATCGTACATGACGCCGTGCTTGTGGGCGGCCTCGTGGTCACCGACGGCCAGGGCGGCCTTCATGCCGGCGAAGTGGTGGGCGCGGGCGTCCTCGTGGTGGCCCTGGCGGTACTCGCGATAGGCGCGCTCCTCGGCGGCGCCACGCTCCAGACCGTCCCGGAACTCCTTGACGGCGGCGTTGTTCTCCAGGACCTGTCCGTCCTGAGCGTTGAGGAGCTTGCGGCCCTTCCAGAGATCGTTGTGCTTGTCAGCCATGGAGGGCATCCCTCTTAAAGTTCAAGATTAGAGCCCGGGCCTCGTCGGGGTCGATGTCGTCGGCGAAGTCCAGGACGAAGCCGTCCCGGTAGGCACTGGTGGTGATGGACTTGGCCAGACTGGCGAAGCACATGCAGCCCCGGAACCTCGTGCCCTGGAACTGACGGCCGCCGCAGCGCTTGCACGCCACCTGGGCCTCGGACTTGTTCAGACCCAGGCTCGGCAGGCGACGCTTCTGCTGCTTCTTGGACTGGAAGCCCATCGGGCCACGGGGGCCTTCCGGAGCCTGAGGCGGGGCTGGCTGGCCCGGGCCTTCCTGGCCACCGGCCTTGTCCATGCTCTGCTCGCCCTTGCCGAAGGGACGGTTGGGCTGGGCCCAGAGAGCTGAGCCCTCGTCGGTCTGGATGCTGCCGGGGTTGATCTTCTTGCCCAGGACTCGCTCGGCGTGCTGGTACATGGCCGTGGCCAGACCCCGCCTGCGGTGGTCCTCGTCGACGACGACGTAGCCCGGCTTGAGGACGTTGCCGGTGTTGGCGCCGTGGATGAGCTTGGCGATGCCGACCTGCTGGCCGTTGGGGCCGTGCGCGGTGACGGTCAGGCTGCTCAGGCCGGGAGCGTCGTGCTGCTCATGACTGATGCGGTAGCCAGCGCCTGGGTCCAGCTCCTTCTTCGAGAGGTCCTTGCGGAAGCTGCCGCCCCACATGGTCTGTTGCCGGTCGGCGTGGTCGGCAGCGTCACGGAGTCGACCGAAACCTGCCTTGACCACGCCCCCTGACTTGGCGACGACCGCGTAGCCATCTTCAGACTTCTCCACGCGGTAGTGGCCGTGCTCAGACACGACCTGGGGGCCCAGCCGTGACTTGCGAAGCTCCTGGACCTCGATCTGGGTCCGGAGCAGAGAATCGACGTGCTTGCCGAGGACCGATACGACCTGGTCTCGGAGCCTGGCGTCGGCGGCCTGAACCTGCAGGCCGAGGGCCGTGGCCACGGTGGCCGCCATCTGGCTCAGGCTGCTGCCGTGGAAGTCCAGGAGGCCGTCGACGTCGGGTAGACTCACGGAGCCCGTGAAGGTGTCCTGCTCGGTCTTCTTGAAGACGAGGTAGCTGTTGTCGCAGCCCGGAATCGAGCCCTCGAACTGCTCCTGCATGGACAGCCATCCCAGGATAGCCCTGGGTAGAAGGATGGGCTCCAGGAACTCGTCCCGCCGGCAAGCCTTGCGGAGCGCATCTGCGCCCTGCTGCCCGAGGGTGATCGTCAAGAAGTCTGGAGCCTGGTGCGCCATCGGGTCCTAGATTGACCTGGGGAGGACGCTTTCCGGCACCGGCCAGTCAGTGAACAGCTCGTGGGCGATGGCGTCCTGCTCCATGGGGATCTTGTCGTGGCTGAAACCGTGCGTGACGGCCTGCCAGAGGTACTTGCAGTAGAACTTGAGCGCGCCCCAGAGGCCTCCGCCCATGTCCAACCACTGCCGGACGTGCTGGGCCTCGTGCCTGCGGACGAAGCTGTAGCCGTAGGGGAAGCCAGCCGCGGGCGGCTTCAGCTCATCCTTCGACCAACGGTAGAAGATGCCGAACGGGGGCAGGGTGATGGCACCCATGCCGATGACCTTCGGGACCCAACTGCTGAAGTGCTCTTTCATGCCTTACCTCGGTTCAAAGCTCGGGGCCTGCGGTGCGAAGTTCTGGCGCAGGGTCTCGGCGGGAGCCGTGCCACCGCCACGACGGATCTCGTCGGCGCTGCTGTGGTCAGGGCCGAGGTTCTGGCTGTCGAGGAAGAGGTACTCGCGGTTGAGGATGCACTGCTGGGGGCCGCGGACCAGTTCCCGCTGATCGTCGAGGGGCTCCTGGCTGACGCGGATCTCGTGCTGGTAGCGGGCGATGTACCAGAAGGGCCGGTACCGGTAGCGGACGCTGATGACGGCCTTGCCGCTACCCTCGTCAGGAACAGGCTGCCGGTCCGGCCTCCAGACGATCTGACCGTTGCTGTCCAGGTCAAAGTCCTGACCGCAGACATAGCTGACGCCGCGGAAGTCGATGAGGCGGTCGACGAAGACGGCCGGGAAGGCCAGACGGTCCTTGCCGTTGCCGCTGATGACGTGGGTCTGCCAGGTCGGGACGACGATGCTCTTCTCCGCCAGGTAGAAGCGGTCGAAGGGTGCGCCGTAGAACTGACGGTCGTCGGCCTTGCAGCTGTTCGGGTCGTAGTAGCGGGGAAAGGTCGCGAAGCAGCTGGCGCCGTTCACGTAGCCGATGTCCTCCAGCTTCTGGTTTTTGCTGTTGCCACTCATCCAACCGGTGATGGTGCCGCGGTAAGTGAAGAGGAAGCCGTTAGAGCAGCCGCTGTGATCGTGGGTCGGGCGCCTGTTGTCGTTGGTGTCGACCATGCCGACTGGACACCTAAGAGATTCGTAGTGTTCGAGCTTTACGCCCTGGGAGTGGATGAACGCATCGAAGGCCTCGTTGTCGAACGAGAGCGCCGAGTGCGGCATCTGGGTGATGATGGTCTCGTCTGAATCCCAGGCGCGATCAGCCATGGCTTACCCCTGGCTTTCGAGGGCTCGGGCTCGGGCGGTCAGCTCTTCGGCGGCGGGGATCATGTCCTGGTACAGGCGAATGTCCCAGTGCTCGGACTTGCTCAGCTCGGTCCAGACCACGTCGGGCTCGTACCTTTGGGCCATGTGCTTGGCGACGGCAACGTGATGAGCCATGCCCAGCGTCTCGTGGCCCATGCCCTTGGCGGCGGCGATGATGTGCAGGCCACCCTTGAGGCGGACGTGCATCACCGGCCGACCCTTCAGGGTGCCGAGCTTGCGGGGCTGTCCCTCGACTTCCTTTCGATCAATCTGCATCGTGGCCTAGATTGCCCCCAGCCGTTATCTACAGTTCATGGCCGAACGGAGTCCAGCAGACAAACGCCTGGAGGACTTCCTCAACGCGAAGTCCATCGCCTGGCTCCGTAGCCGGGAGCACGGCGGCAAGGAGCGGGTGCTGTTCGGCTGCTTCTGCCCGGACATGGACATCGACGGCCCCTTCCTGACGATCAGCACGAACCGGGACGGGACCCTGCGTCTGCTCAAGCACGGCCTGGGCGGCTACAAGCGGGACTCGTACTGGAACCATCACTGGGCGAAGGCCACCTTCAGGGACGCCGAGATGGGCATCCTCTGGGCCTGCCTGCGGTCGATGGGGTACTCGATTTAGCGCGACACCAAACGGCGAGCCCAGGCCAGGAACTCCTCCACCGTCATCGACGCTTTCGCGTTGTTGCAAGTCCGACAGGCCGGGACGCAGTTCTCCGGCGTGTATCCCTTCAGCGAATCCTGACGGTCGATACCGTTGTGGCGAATCTGGTCACGGTGCTTGATGGCCAGCATGCTGTCTGCAACGCCGCAGTAGTGACACGGCGACATGATCAGCTTCTTGAAGAGAGCCAGAGAGATCTTCCACGCCAACCCGCGCTTGCGTGCATTCGCTCGGTAGGAGCCCAGAACCTGGTTGGTGGCAGCCGTGCCTGCGGGCTTGCTCATCCGGGCTCGCGTCAGCTCGGACTTGAGACAGCCGCAGCTGTTGGAGTTCTTCAGGTTCGAGACCTGCACCCGACGCTCAGTGCCGCAGTCACAGCGACAGCTCCAGGTGTAGATGACCCAACCGCCCGGAGTGGTTTCGCTCTGTCGAGCGCCTAGAACAGTCCAACGCCCGAAGCGCTGTCCGGTCAAGTCTTTGTGCTTGTACTCTCTCATACCCCAGTAGATTGCTACTGAGGATGAGCTTCCTTCCAAGCACGAAATCCACTGAGGCCTACCCAGAACTTGTTGACCTCGCGGCTGAGGTTCTCCACCCTGCCGACCTGAGACTTCAGCCATCCCAAGCGCTTCAGGCTGGGCTCAGCGCGAATGCCATACTTGCTCAAGACATCCACGAGAACCTTCGGGTCCAAGCTCTCCACCCACTGCTGAAGGTCGTCATCCTCAGCCAGGTTCGCAGTCGGCATGACAGCCAGCCGCTCCTGGTTGGTCATCGTCTTCCAGCGCTTACCCGCGGTGGCGCGCAAGTAGAAGGGGATGAAGGAGCTGGCGTCGTGACTGGGATCAAAGGCATCACCGGCGAAGGTGCTGCCGTGGTCGATGAGCTTGACAGGGAAGCCATCTTCCTCGGTGCCCACCATCAGGTTATTGCCGTGGCGGTCTGGCGACCCCAAGACCATATCAAGCACCGCCCACTTGTAGAGCGTCCCCTCCGCCTTGAGCTTCTCGATGATGTTCTGGAGCTGGTGCGGGTTCTGGTCGCGGAGCTTCTCCATGTTCATCCAGTCCAGGGGCAGCAGCTCCATGACGGCGGTCTCCTGGCGGTCGACCTCCAGGACGTGGGTAACGGGCAGCCACTGGCCCAGACCCCAGGCGTCGGCGACCTCGTAGAAGGCACCTTCGCGGCTGCTCTGGCTGGCGGTCTCCTCGCGGACGCCAGCGGCGGGGCTGAGGTTGCCTGAGCCGGGCTTGAGGAGCCACTGCTTGCCGTCCTCGACGCGGACGATCTGCATGCCGCCGGTGTGCTTGCCCTTGAACTGAACCGGGCGGTCGTCGCCGCGGTCCATGGCTTCGACCAGCTCGTCGGCCAGGGGCTGGCTCCGGGGATCACGGGCGCTGACGGTGTGGTCACCCTCGCCCTTGTTCAGGCCTTCCTGGTTCTGGATCTCCACCAGGGCCCAGATTGCCTTCAGCGTGTCTGGGGTCGGCTCCAGACCGGCAGCCTTCAGGGCGGCCTCGGCTGGCTCCAGGTCCAGCGCCAGGGCCTGGCGGAAACGGTTCTCGTCGATGAGCTTGCCGCTGAGGAAGGCGGCGGCGCGGCACAGGGGACCGTGGATGGTGCTGGCACCGCCCTGGGCGGCAGCTACGGCCTGCATCTGGTCCTCGAACTTGTGCATGGGCTGCTCGGCCTTCATGGCGTAGTTGTAGTGGCCGCGGGCGTCGTCGAAGTCGGCCTCATCGTGGAACCTGGGGTCGACGTTGGTCTCGGCGCTGTACTTCATGCCGTGCTTGCGGGCCAGTGCCTCGTGGACGCCGTGGGCGGCCGTGCTGTGGTCCTCGCCGACGACGGTACGGGCGCCGTGCTTGTGATAGGCGTGCGTCATCAGGGCCTCGTACATGGCCAGGCCCAGGCCCTTGCGGCGGTGGTCATTGGCGAGGCGGGCGAACTCGATGCCGAGAAAAGGACCTACGCCACCACTGGGAAGGTTGCCGCTGTTCGTATGACCCTCGACCTTGCCGACGGGTTCGTCGTACTGCTGAATGGGAGCACGTCCCTTGAAGAGGCGAACCTTGTGGTCGGCATAGTACCAACCGTCGCTCTCTGGGTGAGCCCTGGTGCTGAGCACCATCCGGTAGTTCTTCCTCTCCGCGGCGGGCAGCAGGTGGCTGTAGTCGTGGTGAACCCAGGCGACGTTGCCGGGGACCATCGTCTTCCGACCCGGCTTGAGGTCGGCGATGGCCATCTTCTCCAGGTCCTCGGACTTCTGGACGTCCTCGTGTGGGACGAACATGGCCTGAGGGTTTGCCAACAAAATGTTGCGGTTGTCTGCTCGGTAGACCTTGCGGGCCTTCACCGGCACTACCTGAAAACCCTTCGTGGCCAGGTCGGCCAGGAGCTTCTTCCCGAACCACTGTTCGGCGTGCTCCGGCTTCTCGAATCCGAAGCGGACGTTGGTATCCGGGAAAACCGGCTCCATGACGCCACCGACTTCAGAGAACGCCTGCTGGGGGACTGGTCTCGATTGGCGGTCGCCGAATCTACGAGGTTTGCGGAAGCTGTTCGGCAGCACATCGGCCTCGTAGGGTCCTCTGCCCCTGGAGTCCTGAACCCTGTAGACCACCATCGGCTTCTCGGCGCTGTCGTGGACAAGAGCCATCTTCTCCAGGCTCTCGGACTTCCCGAACTGAGTGTTCCCAGCCCAAAGGGCTTCACCCTCGGGAGTGCGGTTACTACTCGGGACCATCTTGCGTCCGGTAACCTTCTCCGCGTGGGCATACATTGCGCTGGCCACGCCACGGCGCCGATGCTCGGGCTCCACGCGCACGACCTCAGCGGTCATGAGACCACCAGGACTGTGATAGACACTCGCGCGACCAATCTGTCGTCCGCCGTGATGAGCGGTGACGATGGTGCTAGGACGGTGACCCATCCACTCGGCGTTCTCGTCTCCGGGGAAGGACTCGTGGGCAAAGGTGTAGCCAGCGTCCGGGTCGAGAACAGTCTTGTCGAGGTCCTCGGACTTCTGGTAGGGCAGGTGGTAGTCGGCCCAGCTCCGCTGACGCTTGCTCTCGGCGAGAGCGTCGGGTACCTGGCCGCCCTTGCTGCGCTTGCCCGGCAGGGGCTTGTCGAGGTCGTAGCCGCCCTCGTCGAAGGGATAGCCCTGAGGGTCGACGATGCCGAAGCCGCCCAGGTGGCGCTCAAGCTCGGGCTCGATGCTGGGGCGCTTCTCAATCTTGCCGTCGACGTAGTCCATGAAGTCCAGGGCGCGCTGCTTCTTCCCGGCGTCCTTCATGCGCTGGATGCTCTGCATGCCCAGCTCACGCTGGTTGGGGATGGGCTGGTCCCAGTCGTGGACCTCGTCGGGGTTGTTCTCGTCGCCCTCGACCTTGTGGTACTCGTTCGAAGTCGGGTCCCAGGTCTTGTTGTAGACGCCCTTGATGCTGGCCGGGTCCCAGGTGATGTAGTGGCGGGCTCCCTGCGTGCCCTTCATGCCACTGAAGCGGTCGGCGTCGTGGACGATGCCGTCGTGGCCCATCTCCCTGGCCACCTCAGCGGCGAACTCGCCACCCATCAGGCGTCCCTCGTCATCGGTGACGTCGTTCATGTTGACGCTGTCACGGAGGGTATCCATGACGTGGGAGGCGTGGGCTCCGCCACTCGCCATGTCATCGCCATGGTTGCTGTGGACGTCGTCCCAGATCTTTTTGCCGTCGGCGCCGTACATGGGCGCCACGCGGTGGATGGCATCGTGGAGGTCGACGCCGTTGCCGGTCTCGTTGCCGTCGTCGTCGACGTCAATTGAGAACTGAGTACCACCTTCCTTGGTCAGCATCAGCGGGTTCTTCATCCGCAGATAGGCGGGAATCACCCGGGGCGCGGGACCGACGAGCTTCTGCTTGACCTGGCGCTTCAGCTCCCTGGCCTCTTGGGGAGACTCGGCCACGTGCTCGCTACGCTCGACCTCCTGCTGTACGCGGTTCTTGAGGTCCTGGCCGGTCCTGGTCGCGTAGTTCGCGTTGACGTCCTCGGCGCTGTCCGTGAAGTAGTGCCCGCCACCCCAGAAGTTCTCAGGGTTGGCCCTGCTCGCACCGAAGCGGGTGAAGTCGTGCGTGGTGCCGTGGTAGACACGGAGAGGGGCTCCGGTCTTGGGGTGGGTAATCTTGCTCTCACCAAACCAGTTCTTGAACTCGGGGCCACCGACTCCCATCGGGCTCGGGCCCTGCTGCCGGGGCTTGGGGGTGCGGACGGCCTTGGGACTGAAGGCCTTCTGCATGGCCTCCTTGACCTCGGAGATTTCCTCCCGCGGGTCCAGCCACTTCTCGCTGACCCGGCGGGAGTGAGCCATGAGCTGCTTGTAGGCCCGCTTCAGGGTGTTGTCGTGAATGCGGGCCTCGGTCTCGGTGTGGTCGGCGTGGTAGCGCTCGCGCTCCTTGGCCGAGTTCATGTAGTTGACCAGGGAAGCCAGCTTCTCTTCATCAAAGGCGCTGGGTGTGTTCTGCTTGTACCAGTCACCGGCCTGGTGATGGTGGAAGCTCTCGATGGCGTGCAGGTGGCTCTTGGGCATGGCCTGCAGCAGGCGGCTGGCTAGGAGGGTACGGGCCTTGCGACCATACTTGCGCTCGACCAGGGAGAAGACTCCGTGCAGGTCCTCGTGCTGCAAGTTGCTACGGACCTCGTCAGGCGTCACCCGGGCCAGCTTCGGGCCCATGACCCCGGCCTGGTAGCTGTGCCCGGTGCGGATGCTCCAGCCGTGCATGGGCGGCGCACCGAGCTTGGTGGCGGCGTGCATCTGGCTGGCGTTGCTCTTGGCACGGTCGGCACGGGACTCAGCATCGAAGGCGACACCGTACACGGGATTGGCGTTGACCTGGTAACGCTCGTCGGCAGCGAACAGACGCCTGGCGCTGTTGTAGAGCTGCTTGGGGTCGTCGATGATCTCCGACTCGCGGCGGTTGGTGATCTTCAGCCGGGGGAAGCTCATCGGCGGACTGACCTTGCCCAGCTCCTCGCCTTCGTGCTTCTGCTGGAGAACAAACATCGGGTGATGCTCGGGGTTCTCGATGACAGAGGTCGGCTTCAGCTCCGGCGACTTGCCCGCGTGGGCCCAGTGCGGGCTCTTGAAGTTGCCGCGCTCGCCGAGCTGACCCTGATAGCCGGGGGTGGCGTGGAGCTTCGTCCAGCGCCTGGTGGCGTCGTCGCTGACTTCGCCGTCGCTGACCAGACCCCGGTGGTAGCGGAGCATGTTCTCGTAGAGGGCGTGGCCGTAGCCGTGACCACGGAGACCGGGGCTGGTGGCGCTGAAGTGGACCTGGGCGGCCTCGCCCTTGAGGGGAACCTTGACGCCGTGCTCTTCCTTCAGACGGTTGATGTCCTTGTGGGTGCCGACCGTGGCCGAGCTGACCATGCCGCTCTGGTCGAAGGGGCTGGGCTTGGTGCTGATGACGTGCATCATCGGCGTGTAGCCCTCCTCCTCGAAGTGGGGCATGTGGTAGACGTGATGGTAGAGGCCGAGCTTGGGCTGGAAGGTCTCGATCTTCGTGAAGCGCGTGCCCGGGTGCGGGAGAGCAGGGAAGGCGCCGCCTGCGCTGGTGTTCACCCAGGCCTTGAGCATGTCCTCCTGGCTGGACTTCTGCAGGCCGAGGTCGCCGGACTTGAGGCTGGCAGCGGCCGAGCGCATCTTCTGGACGGCGCCACGAACCAGGGCCTGGAAGGCGTACTGGCGCTCGGGCGTGCGGAGCTTGAGGTGCTGGTGGACGGTCTTCCGGAACCAGGGGTCGCCGACGTAGTTCTGCGCGTAGCAGATCTTCTCCTCGGGGAGCACGTCCGGCGGGTAGTGGCCGTTGATGGACGGGTGGCTCATGATGGCGTTCAGAGCCGCGTGTTCCTTGTCGTTGAGCTGGGCGTGCAGGTGGCCGAGGACGTTCCTCCGGCCGAGGCCGCCGAACTCCTGGGCCAGACGCTTGAAGACGCCGTGCTGGGTCTCGTGACTGCGGGTGCCATGCCAGCCGCGGTGGTCGACGTTGTAGACGGCGCCGTAGCCCTTGTACTCGGGAGCGATGGGCTCGGGGCTGTTGGGCATCGTCGTGTAGCCCCAGGTGTAGCCAGCGTTGGTGTCCTTGTGAACCTGACCGCGGACGCGCAGGCGCTGGCTCATCTGCTCGGCCGTGCTCGGCATGGCCTCGACAGGGCTGGCCTGGCCGAGGCCGGGGAAGTGGATGTAGCCGATGCCGGTGCTGACGGCCTTCATCAGCTCCTCGCGGAGAGCGGGGCCAGTCAGCTGGTCGCCGACGATGTAGCTCTTCTGGGCCTCGGTGATGCGGGGATGGCCAGCGACGTGCTCGCGAAGCTCGGGGTCGTGGAGGACGGCGTCGAGGTGCTTCTCGGTGATGCCCGGGTGGCGGAGAGCGGTCTGCCTGGTGGCGAGGTCCGGGTGTTTGATGGCCTCGTGGAGAAGACCATCGGTCATGTCATCGTGGAGGACGGCCATCTCCCGGACGCGGGGGTCCTCGTCTGCCATGGCCTGACGGAGCTGGTCGACGCTGAGGCCGTTCCGCTTCAGGGCCACCATCCTCTTGAGGGGATCGTCGCTGTCAAGCCACGTGCTGTGATCGGGGGTCATTCCGGAACTTAGATTGCCCGGATTCAGTCGCCGCGAAGCGTAGTGCGGATGCGGTCGAGGATCTCGTCGCGGAGCTTCTCGATGCGCTCCAGGACGTCCTTCGCATCACGACAGTGCCTGCAGCCACAGCCGCGCTTGCGGAAGAGCTGGTGGCCGTGCATGACACAGTAGTCGATGTCTCGATGGAAGGCGCATGCGTCGCAGAGCGCGTGCACCTCACCGTGGCGACTGCATTCGATACAGCGGCGGCTGGCGTTGCTGACTCGACCACAGCCGCAGTGCAGCGTCATGTTGTCTGTCATCAGTGACTAGATTCGGCCTGGACAAACTCCAGCTCTTCGCCACGCGCGGGCCAGGCCATGCCGGTCTTCGGCTGGTACCCGTGGGGGTAACTCATGTTCATGTACTTACCCACGTAGGCGTCGGCACGGATGTCGGCCTCGCTGGCATCCTCCGCGGCGCCATCCCCCCAACGCCAGGCAAAAATCGAACGGGGCAGGCCGAAGTGACGCTTCATCCGCTGGAAGCCGGTGCTGGCGACCTCGTTGTAGAAGGCGACGTCCGTCCGGAGCTTCTCGAAGAAGGTGTCCTGGTCCAGGCCCGGGTAGCGCATGCGGAGGATGGGGCTCTTCTGGTAGAAGCCCCAGGCCGTGCTGGGCTTGAGGCCGAGGTGGCCGAGGGCCGTGTAGAAGGGGCCACGGATGCTGGGCTCGTGGTTGACGTGGAGGCCGTTGTTCGACTCCAGGTGGCTGATACCGTAGAGGTCCGGCGTCAGGGCCGTCTGTACGGTCACCAGGAACGGCGAAGGCGAGAAGGGCAGCTCCGGGAGGGGGGCGGCGGGGATCGCCCTTCCTGCGGGCGCGTAGGCCCTCGCGGGCAACGCGAGGACGACCAGCACGAGGAGGCGCAAACTCTGCATGGACCAAGCCTAAGCCTGGTCCCCAGGTCAATGCAACTCCGGGGATGGGTGAATTACGCCTTGGGTGTAACTTCGAGGGCGTGCAGCTGCTTGTGCCCCAGGGCCCGGGCTGCCTCCAGGCGGTGGTTGCCGTCCAGTAGCCTCCAGCCCTCGCCGGAGCGCTGGACGACGACAGGCGGGAGCTTCTCGCCGGCACCGAGCATGCGCCGGTAGAGCTGGAGCCGGGGGCGGTTGACGGCCATGTTCGTGCCCAGGCCGGGCTGCTCGACGTCGATCATCGTCGGCTTGAGCCGGGTGTGCTCGCCACCGGCGAAGGCGTCGGCGATGCCCTGGACGAACTTCTTGTTCCAGGTCCGGCGCTCGGGGGTTCCGGCGACGGGGATGCGGAGCCCGTCCTGGCTGCGCCAGTGCTGGGCGGCCTCGGCCTTGACGAGGGGGTTCATGGCGCGCTCGATGATGATCTTAGCCCGGTGACTGGGCCTGCCGCCAGGAGTCTGAAAGCCGCACCCACGGCCCTGCTCGTATGGCGGCTGCTCCTGGAACTGGTCCGCGGTGGGGTCGATGATGTGCCCGCTGGCCTTGTGCCGGAGGAACCAGTGCGTGCTGCCCTCGTGGTGGACGTAGTGAGGGACGTAGGGGCCGCTGGTGCCTCCCAGTAGGTGGTAGATGGCCTCGGTGGCGGCGCTGCAGTGGCCGTGGAGCCGGTTCGGGTGGCCCTGGTACTCGGGGCGGCGAAGCTCGTCGCTGAGGCTGTCCTGGATGCGCCGGACCAGCTCGGCCTGGTGAGGGTCGAAGGGGGCAGGCTCCAGGCTCTTTTTCATGCTGGCCATGGGAGCGCCGTGGAGGTTGGCTCCGAAGGTGCTGGCGTGCTCCAGGGCACCCTCGTGGGTGGCGGCGACGAGGTGGCTCTTGGGCTGCTTGTTCTCGTCCAGCCAGGTGCAGCGCCAGTGCTGGCGGTTGTGCGGGTCCCGGCCGACGATGGCGAAGCCCTGCAGGCCCAGGTTCCAGGCGCTGCCCGAGGTGGTGGTGGCAAGCTCGGCGATACGGGCCTTCCTCCGGGTCCGCTTCTCGGCCTCGTTGGCGAAGAAGTCCGGGTCCGCCTTCCTGAAGTGGGTGTCGATGGTCTTGCCGTGGGGGACGCCGAGCAGCTCCAGGACGACGTTCGGACAGTCGCGGAGGTCGTCACGAATCTGCGCCGGAATCTGGCCCGGGTCTACCCAGCGGAACTCGACGAACTCGCCGTCGGGGTCCTGGCTGGCGTCGGGCTCACCGGCTACGAGACACTTGAAGGCCCAGACGCTGATGCCGGGGTCGGAGCCACGGGCCGAGCCCAGGTACTCCATGTCGATGCTGATGAGGCCGGTCTCTTCCTGCAACTCGCGCTTGGCGGCGTCGAGGGGGTTCTCACCCTCGTTGAAGTGTCCGCCCGGCAGGCACCAGCCGCGGCCGTCACCGCGGAGACCGAAGAGGAGCTGGCCGTCGTCGTTGAAGGCGGCCACAGCGGCCACTCGGTCGAAGAGCTTCACGGGTGCCTAGATTGCACCCGACGCGCTACGCGAAGTGGCGCTTGACGGCCCGGTGCCAGGCCATGTAGCGGTCCAGCTCCGTGCGCGCCTCGGGCGCGTGCAGCACGAACCAGCCCTCGCGGGGCAGGCTGGGCTCACGGGGACGGCGGGGAGCGGCGACCACGAGGGCCGACCACTCCGCGGGGAGCACGTCGAGGGCGGCGTTGAGCCGCGGGCTGCGTGCGTTGGTGTTGAGCACTCGCGCGGCGCGAGCGTAGGTGGCGGGCCGCGGGTGAGCCTGTAGCCAGGCCAGGAGGAGAGCTGCGTCTGCTGCGGGGGTTGAGTTCATGTAGGAGACTGTAGCAAGTCTCCCGACGTTTGTCAACCGCCCAGTGATTACAGGGTGCTGGCGAAGATGCGCATGCCGTAGAGGGCGCGAATCTCGCCCATCAGGCGCCTGCGCTGCTCTTCGAGCTGGGTCAGGCGGGGACCGTAAATCTGCGGGCCGGGACCGCTGACGCTCTGGCTGAGGCCGTCGGCGCCGAGGCTGTGACTGTTCACCCGGTAGAGGGCGCCGAGCATGCCCAAGATTTCCATGGCGGCGAGCACACCGATGTAGTCGTTGACGGCGCGGGGGATGTTGCCGTTCGGGTAGCCGCTGACGTACTCGACCTGCCACCAGGCCGGAATCCAGGCCTTGTTACCGAGAATCTGCAGGAAGGCGGCGCCGCCCGAGGACTGCTGGGGGATGTACGTGCCCTGGACGAAGGCCACCGTCAGGGGGATGATGTTGATCTGGCCGCGGGTGAGGTAGTTGGTCTCCACCCAGTCCAGGGGGACGACGTAGACGTCGAGGTCGTTCGAGGGGGTGACGCTGAGCTTGACCAGGGAGCTGACCGGGCGGTGGCTGAGCGCGAAGTAGCCCAGGGCCTGGTACATGTTGATGTCGAAGGCTTCCTTCTGGCGGCGCTGCACGGGGAAGATGTCGATCTTCAGGTCTTCCTCGGCGCGGTCGACGGCGCCGTTGATGATGTCCGTGATCTGGTCATCGTTCATGATGGCCCGTTGCCGGGTCACGGGGTCGATGAGCGGAGAGGCCAAGGGGATGCCGAACAGGAACCGGGTCTTGAGCTGGGCCGGAGTGAGGAGGCCCTCAAGGTACTTGCGCTGGGTCTGGGTCGCGTTCTCCGGGAAGACCGCGCCCTGCGTGAACTTGCTGTTGTTCGGATCCATGAGTTAGTAGGCCGGAGGACAGCTGGCGGGCTCGACCCGGAGAGCCTGGCTGACGAATCCCGTCTTGAGCACGGGGCCGGGCTCGGTGAGACGGAGGCGGAGGCTGAAGGTGCCGCCGTTGGGGAAGTCCGCGGGGCCGAAGGTCACCTGCCAGATGCTGGCGTCGAGGGCGCTGGGCTGGGTGGCGAACTTCGTCAGGCTGTAGCTGCTGTCGACGCTGACGACGTCAACCTGGAGCAGGGACGTGGCCGGGGGGCAGTAGCGGAGGCCGCTCGGGTACCAGCGGTCCGTGGGCAGGAGCACGCTGGCGTCATCCAGCTGCAGGGTGAGGACGAAGTCAGAGCCAGCGCTGGCCTGGGCCGCGCGAGCATATTGAAAGACGTTGACCGAGGCAAACGCCTCAAGAACACGGGCAGAGAGAATCACGGAGCCTAGATTGTAGGCTACTCGTCCTCGTCCTTGGGCTCGGCCGGGAGGGCCCGGAGGTACTGGATGAAGGCTCCGACGGCGCAGATGCCGGCGACGGCCATCTGCATGTGGGCGGCGTCGACGAAGCCGTGAGCCAGGTCAAACTCGATGAGGATAACGTTGATGAAGAAGCAGACCGTGCAGATCCAGAAGCTAATGTCAAGCCAGTTCTTGACGATCCACTTCACGGCATTCTCGTGTGGTCGCGGAGCTGCCGGACCTCGTCCTGGGCTTCCTGGAGCTTCTCCCGGAGCCAGTCGACCTCGTCCTGGAGCTTCTTCAGCTGGCCGAGGATCTCCAGCTCGCCCAGGCTCTTCTCCTGGGGCGGCGGCCAGGGGAAGCCGGTGGGCTCGTAGGGGACGACGGGCTTGTTGCTGGGCGGGGCCGGGTTGACAGTGATCTGCCAGGCGTAGCCGGTACCGGAGCAGGCCTGACACATCATGTACGTGAGGACGTCTATCGTCGAGCCCGCGTTGGGGTACGTGTACCTCTGAGTCTGGGTGATCTGACCCTTGCCCTGGCAGAAGGCGCAGGAGCCGTAGACGTACTGACCGCCGTGGGTGTTTGAAGTTGAAGACATGGGCTACCTTGCCGAACAGACCTTGCGGCTGTCGTCCTTGCTGTACTCGCACTCCCAGACGTTGCCGTCGCTGTCCTGGCAGTGCTCGAAGAGGGTGCCGTCATCGCGGCGGAACTTGGTGCAGCTGACCGTGTCCCACCTGCCGCGCCGGCACTCGACGGTCTGCTGACCGGCCTCGCTGTTGTCGACGGTGCACTTGTACTGGCGCCCGGCCGCGCAGCCCATCAAGGACATGAAGAGTAGCAAGGCCTTCATGACAGATCCACGCGCCTCCAGCGGACGATGAAGCGGCCTTCGTTGCTGCCTTGATAGAGCCCGCAGCAGTCGCAGCTACCGGCGGCCTCATTCACGTCCCCGACCAGGAGCTTGCTACCGTCGTCCAGCCCGAGGAGCACGCCAACCTCCCAGGGGAACGTGCGGTCGTCGCCGTAGTCGGCGTCGTCCAGCGGGTACGGCGGGTCTACCGGGGTCCAGTCACTCATCTCTGCTCCGTCGGGAACAGGTGGGGGCTGGCGTTGAGGGCGGCGGCCAGGGCCATCTGCCAGGTCGCGGACTCCACGACGGCGAGGGTCTGGCTGCCCTGGATGACGATGAGCTTGCCCGGGTGGTAGAGGACGCGGATGCCGGGGGCGCCCTTCTGGGCGAAGTACTCGACGGCCTGCTCCAGGCTGCGGAAGCTGCGGTCAATGAACTGCCAGGGCGTGAGCTTGCCCTGGCTGGCGGTCGACAGCGGGACGTAGTTCGGGCGCAGCTTGCAGGCTCCCCGGACTCGCTGCATCTTCTGGCGCTTCGTTCTGGCCTCGGTCACAGCACTTCTCCGATCAGGCGGCCCTCACCGAACTCCCCGGGGGCCGAGTCAACGAGGAATTGTAGCAGACTGATGGTTCCCGGTCCCCAGCTGTCGGTGTCCAGCTGCCAGGTCGGGCGCAGGTAGACGGCCTTGTCGACCTCGACGTCGAGGCGGACGCTGGACTCGTAGTCGAGGACGGCGTGGACCTTGAGCAGGCTCTGGTCGGGGTAGCGCTCGACGCGGGCGAAGCCCAGGAGCTTGTCCCCGTCCCGGACCGGCACGAGCATCGTCAGCAGGACCAGAGACCACTCGTCGCCGGGCAGGCGGATGGTGGTCTGGGCCCGGAAGAGCTTGGCCGGGGGCTCGGGGACGATGAGGTCAGGGTCGGTCATGCCTGTGCCGGTGGTTGGTTGGTCTGGTAGAGGTCGATGTCGGCCCCGACCAGACCCAGCTGGAGGAGCCGGTAGGCGAGCTTAACGAGCAGCTCGGCGTAGTGCTTGTCGGCCTTGGCCTGGAGGAACTGGATGCCGCCCGGGTCGAAGTAGGTGGGGTCGCAGCGGTTCAGGAGCGCGCAGGCCCTGGTGACCTGGTCCAGCTGCAGGTACTCGTAGCTGAGGCAGACGAGGATCTTGTGGTGGTCGTCGTCGGTAATCTGGCCCCGGGCCTTCATGCGGTCGGCGCTGTCGAGGTACTCCTGAATCTCGTCGTGGGTCTGGTGCATGCTACCTAGGTTCCCGCCAGCCCATGGCCTCGGCGACGACGGGCAGCTCATTGCTGAGCAGGTCCTGGACCTGCAGAGCAAGCTGCCGGTGCTCCAGCTGGGCGCTGGGATGGGTCCTGGCCTTGAGGTAGTGGATCCAGGAGCGGATGGTGCCGTTCATGTACAGGGTCGTCTGGGTGTTCAGCGGCAGCAGCATGCGGGCGCACTCCTTGGCGACGCCCTGCTCGATGGCAGCATCGTAGTACTGCTTGGCCAGGGCCCAGACTTCCTCCTGCCAGATGGCGAAGTTCATCTTCGTCTCGTGGGGGAGGTCGTCGATGCTGTTCTGCCGGTTCTTGTCGTCCTGACGCCGGGCCTCAGTGCTGACGTAGGTCGTGGGCTCGGCGTAGCGCTGGCTGAACTCCTGGAAGTTGAAGCTCCGGTGGCGGAGGATCTGGGCGGCGATGGCTCGGCTGGTGGTGATCTCCACGACGGCGTTGGCCATCTCGAAGACTGACCAGTGGCCGTGCTCGGCGCAGTACCGGAGCAGCTTGCTGACGTCCGGGTTGTCCTGGTTCTTCGGATTGGAGACACGGGCGCAGTAGCCCATGGTCTGCTCCGCATGGGGGGTGATGCTAACGAGACGGACCATCACTGGGCCTTGTCGTACTTGGTCCAGCAGGCCACACACCCGCAGGTCGGCGCTCGGATGGCCTGGTACTTGCGGCTGCTGCCGCAGTCCTTGCGGTAGGCGCGGCCCTTGGTCTTGGCCAGGATGGTTGGCGCGCGGACGGCCTCGGACTGGTCCTGGACGATGATGAGCTTCTCGCCGTTCATGATTCCGATCATGACTCCTCCCGGCGGAAGATTCGGTCCTCGCGGGGGCCGCGGTCCTGACGCCGCCTGCGGGCCTTGGCCTTGACGTAGGCCTTTTCCCTCTCGGCATGTTCCTTGGCTTGGCCGGCGAAGGACCAGCACTCCCAGAAGACACCCGACAGACAACCGGGACAACGACCACGCTTCGCATCGTCAAGGATCGAGTTTTTCGCCATGGACTGGACTTAACTGCGGGCCAGGGCGGCTGCCACGTGCGCCACCCAGCGCAGCGCGGGGTCGACGCCCAGGCCCAGAACCAGCCAGTACGGCAGGTAGCGCCAGTTCACCGTGCCCCAAAGCAGGGAGCCCGGCCTGGGCCTGTAGTCCCAGGGCACCACGCCCAGGAGGAACCTCAGGGCCATGCCGGAGACGAACTCCAGGCCGTAGATGGCCGCCGTCCACTCCAGGGGCCGGTACCAGGCGTGAGTCAGGTGCCGGGCGACCAGCTCGAAGGCCACGCCGCCGGCAGCCCAGACCACGGGCATCCAGAGGTAGCTCCGGGTCGGTGCCCTCTTGTCCCCTTCGAGGACGGCCGAGAGCCCGGTGAAGAGGTTCTCCACGAGCATGCCCAGGAGGCCGTAGAGGAGGGCTCGGAGAATCACGGGCCGCACTCCTCGAAGCTGACGGGCTTGTGGCGGTTCAGGTAGAGGCGGACCTTGGAGATCAGCTCCCGGGGCAGGCCGTGGTCGGCGAGCAGCTCGGACCAGTCAGCCAGCGGGCACTCACCGAAGCCCTTGTCGTTGGCGTGACCGACGACGAAGATGCAGGGGTCAGAGTAGATGTTGAGACCGTCCTCACGGACGTGCGGGAGGACCTCGATGGCGCCGGCAGCGTCGGTCCGGTGGGTGACCTCCATGAGGTCGCAGAGGCCGTTGACGCCAGCCGAGCACAAGCGGACGACGCCGAGGTGGTCGCGGAAGGCCCGGAGGTCGGAACGACGGCAGAGGGCGGCTTCGATTCTGGTCACGAGCAGTGAATCGGCTCCAAGATTGGACCGAAGTTCAGCGACGTGTTTCCCGAGATCAACCAGCACCGCGCCCTCGCTGCCGTGTGAGCTTCTAGATTGCGCTCTCGTCTTCGTCTGGAAAGTAGCCAAGACCATCGCAGTCGGGGCAGCGGCTGAGCCCAGAGCCCGCGCAGTCATCACAGGACTCGCGCCCGGCCACGGTATCGATGAATCCGTGCCCCCGGCAGGTGCTGCAGTCGTCTCCGCTGTACCCGGTACCGGCGCACTTCTCGCAGCTGGTCACTCGACAGACCTCGGCAGGGAGTCGACGTAGCGCCGCCAGACCTTGTCGGTGTCGCTGTCGGGCTTGACCATGAGCAGGCGCTCGTTGAACTCGAAGATGACGGGCTTTTTCTTCTTCTTGGCCAGGGTCAGGGCCTCTTCAAGGACCTGGGGCAGGAATCCCCAACGGCAGGTGATGAAGATGGCGGCCTTGGGATCGACCAAGGACTCCAGGTCAGCCTTCTTCACGGCGTCTCCACGGGGCGGAGCTGGTCGAGAGGGACCATGCGCTCCACGGTGACCACGTACGTGGGCAGGTAGAGGATGGGCTCCGGTCCGCCGGCCGCGTACTTGACCTGGACGGCCTTGGCGCCGCGGTCCTGTTCGACGGACTCGGTGCTGACGACCTTGCCGCGGGCCCAGGCCGGGACGATGACCTGGTCATCGGGCAGGAGGGCGGTGACACGACGATTCAGGATGGTCTTGACGAGTTTCACGGGTAGTCCTCCGGGGAGAGAGTGTCGCGGTATGCGACGACGACGTCCTTGGACTCCTTGAGTCCGAACCCGGTCCGGTTCCGGTGGGCCTTGATGGCGTCGATGGTGAGCTTGCGGCGGACGAGGCCCTTCTCGTACTCGTTCAGCTGGTCCGGGCTCCGGGTCGGGGCTCCGGAGCTGGTGTTGGGCGGGACGATGGTCCGGAGGTCGGTGAGCACGTTCAGGAGCCGGGCGACATCCTCGAAGCGGTCGATGTCGATGGCGAGCTTCGCCGCGGAGCGCAGGGTCTCGTCGGCGTTCTGCAGCTCGGCCTTGAACTGGATGATGGTGGTGTCCATTGTTCCTTTCCCTAACTCTGGCTCTTGCTCGGCGCCAGCGCTCTGACAACTTCGTTGGGAGATGTGAAGACGAACTCGGGAGGAAAGTGCACGGGAGCCACGGTCATCCGACCAAAGTGGTTCCTGGCCAAGGGCAGGCGCTGAAGATCCTGACGTCGGAAGGCGTAGTAGGTGACGCTGTCGCCGTTCAGGCGAATAAACACGGTGGCCCAGACTTCCTTCTTGGGGATGAGATTGTTGGGGCCAGACACGTGCCAATTGGCGTGAGAGTAGTTCCTGCCGATGATGTGAGCCCCCGGCACCAGGTCCTTGATCTCGCTCTTGAGAACTTCCAGCCGGTCGTCCTTTGCTACCGCCGGGCTCTTGCTCTTTTTGTAGGCGCCTGCAGCAGTCTCCGCCGAGAGACGGAACGGTTCACGACCGTCCTGAGTCACCACGACTCCATCGCGGTAGAAAACGACGTACGGGTAGGCCACGCCCTCCCGCCGTGGCCCAGTGTACCGGGGATAGGCGCGACCGGGGTCGTCGATTCCGGCGAACTTCATCGTGGACTTGACGTCCACGGGCTCGCCGTCGACGAGGAAGTCCACTCCGCCTCGATTCTGACGGACGCAGCCCGGGTGTAGAGCCGCGAAGATGTCCTCGGCCCAGTAGCCCCGCTTGCTGAGAGCCTGCCCCCGCAGGTTGCTGAGCAGCTGGTCGTACACGTTACTCTCCAGCCCGGTTCGGCGCCAGCGTCGTGAAGCTCTCGACGTCGTAGACGACTTCGTCGCGCTCAGTGGCCAACCTGAAGGCCTCTTCCTCGGTGGCAATCAGCTCGACCAGCTCGAAGACGACCTCGGTGTAGCCGTGCTCCACGGCGGCGCTGCCGTCAGTCCAGACGTGGGCCAGGCCGCCAATCTGCTCAGCCTGGTTGAGGACCCAGGCCGCGGCCTGCTTCAGCTCGGGGATGTTGGCCGTCACCGGCACCCGGACGTGGTTGCCCTCGCCCCCGAGGGGGACGATGAACCCCGTCGAGGGGACGTCGCCGGTGACCGGGTCCACGGTGTGCCCGCCGTAGTAGCGGACAAAGGCCAGCAGGGTGTCGATGTCGATCTTCATGACGTCTTCCTCCAGGTGACGATGTGTTCGGCGCTGAAGCGGCCCGGGACGCAGAGTCCGCAGCTGCTGGTGCGGTTCATCCGGGGGGCCCGGACGCGCTCGTGCTTGTGGCCACCCGGGCAGGTACCCTGCCAGGGCAGAGCCGGGCGTTGGATCCGGCCCAGGGGGCTGTCGGAGTCCGCGTCGTAGCAGCGGAGGCCGTCGCAGCCGATGCGCTCGGCAACCCGCTGCCAGGTCCAGTCGTGGTGGCAGCCTGGCGTGAGGGCGTGGGCAATCTCGTGGAGGATGGTGTTCCTCACCCGGGGTTCCTCGTTGTGGCGGATAAGCCAGGCGGCGAGGGAGAGCTGGCCCTCGTCGACGACGATGTCCCCTGACCAGGACCGGTGCCACCGGAACCGGCAGTGGCCGCTCCGGCGCCGGGACCGGCGGTCAATCTTGAAGGTCCAGACCATCGGGTCCAGGCCGTGTTCCTTCATCAGGGCCACGGCCAGACGGCGGGCGTCGCGCTCGGTCACTTGCGCACCTTGACGTTCTCGCCGCGGGTCCGGGACATGCCCGTCACGAACTCCCCGTTCTCGACGATGCGGACGTCGCCGGGCTGGTCCTGGAGCTGGTCCATGGCCCAGGCGTAGGCCTCGCCGCGACGGACGAAGTCGCGGGTCTCGTAGCTGCGGCCGACCTCCTGGCCGCGGTCGTTGGTGAGGAAGCCGATGAAGAAGACGGTCGTCACGGTGCTCTCCTTGATTGAGACCACTGCATCTTCGCCTAGTGCCGGGCCAAAGTCAAGAGGGCCCGTTCTAGCCTCGGAAGTACCCGATTCAACAAGGGGTTCCACCAGCCGGAGAGGATGCACCAGTTCTGCTTGTACGGGGCCCGGTGGTGCTCGTCGTGGTCTTCTGGGCTCTGCACGATGCCCAGCTGCGCCAGCAGCACATAGAGGTGGGCGCCCGCTGGCATCCGGGCCGGGAGCCAGAGCTTCAGGCGGTGGGCGGCGCGGTGGACGAGGTTGGCCTGCACGGCGAAGACCGCCGTCCAGCTCAGCAGCTGCGCCCAGGCCGCAGGCAGCCAGAGGGCGGGCAGCAGCAGCGGCAGGATCGCCCAGCAGCTGTTCCCGACGGTCTCCAGGAAGTCGTGGCGGACGATGTCCAGCGGCGTCTGGTGGTGCTGCCGGAAGGGGGCGATGACCTGGCCCAGCACCGGCGTCTCCGGCGAGCCCCAGGTGTCGAAGAACCAGTGCAGGAGGCCGGTGAAGAGGTCGGCCAGCACGTAGCCGGCGAGGACGAGCGCCGCCAGCTCCCAGAGGGGCAGCTTGCCCCAGGTGCGGACGAGCACGGCGACCTGGACGCCGTTGTAGACGTAGAAGCCGAGGCGGTCGACGCGGACCTGAGCCCTGGAGCGCACGTCAGACCTCGTAGAGGCGAGAGGACTGGCCGTTGTCCAGATCCCGGAGAACCCGGAGGAAACGCTGGGCTACATCCAGGCTGTAGAAGTGGTAGGTCTGGGTGGGACGACCGAACCGGTCGTAGATGACGATGGTGGGGTTGGTGGGGTGCATGGCCCTCCTCTAACTCCAGACTCTGTACTCTGCAAGTGCCCGTCGGGACTCGAGTTTTTACCCCCTTGACAGGGAAGTAAGGTTCCATTACTATGGGCCCATGTTCGACACCGCCAAGTTCCTCTCAGTGGTTCCCGCCGACCGGAAGGCCCGCGCCGAGAAGGCCATCGCCGACCTCGTCGTCGCCCTCTTCGAGAAGAAGATTTACAACGTCCACCTTCAGGAGCTGAAGCTGACCCTGGACCGCTCCGCCGAGGAGGGCTGGAAGGCCGCCACCCAGAGCCCGGAGTTCAGCGAGGCCATTCGCGCCGCTGGCTGGGAGAGCGCCCTCCGGAAGCTGACCTGGGACGTGCGCCTGAACTACGTCCGCGACGCCATCGCCTGCTCGAAGAAGCTGGCCAAGACCAAGGTCGAGAGCCCGCTGGTCGACGCCATGCGCGCCTTCGTCGACGCCGTCCTCCCGACCGCCATGGCCCTGGAGGCCGTCAAGGCCTTCATCGTCAAGGGCCGCGTTCCCAGCGAGAAGGTCATCGCCCGCACCGGCCGCGAGGGCACCTGCCCGGTTTGCTTCGGGGAGTACCAGACCCGCGGCGCGAACTTCCTCGTCAAGCACGGCTTCCAGCGCCCCGGCTGCGGCTACCTCATTGGCGAGTGCTTCGGCGTCGACTACCCGGCCTTCGAGAAGAGCACCGCCGGCACCAAGGCCTTCATCACCCACCTGCAGGACATGCTGGCGACCAACCTGGCCGACCAGGTCAGCCTCCGCCAGGGCAAGGTCGAGTCCCTGGCCTGGGGCTACACCGCGGCGGTCCTCAACGCCGACGGCAGCCCCGTCCGTGACCACTACGGCCGCCGCCAGACCCGCGAGGTCGTCATCATCGTCAAGAAGGACGCCCCCCGGAGCACCCAGCTCCGCGTCGACGCCGACAGCGAGGGCCCCCGTGGCCGTGGGCTCAACAGCAACCACGTCGAGGTCCCCAGCTTCGAGGACCTGGCCGGGTGCGAGCTGGCGAACCTGGAGAGCACGGAGAAGTCCCTGGAGGGCGACATCGCCCGCCTGGAGGACCTGGTCCGGACCTGGACCCCGGGCTGGAAGCGCCCCGTGGGGTGGTAGTTGACTTTCGACACGAGATCGACGAGGATGGCACCATGAGCGAGACTCCCGAGCAGGCGAAGGCAGCAGTCGACGTCATCATGGCCGTGGCCGAGGCCATTCGCGAGCTGAAGACCGTCCCCAGCGGGCACCTGTACGCCCGGCTCATGGGGTACATGGACCTCCAGACCTACAACCGCATCATCGACACCCTCAAGAGGGTCGGCGCGGTCTCCGAGAAGAACCACGTCCTCACCTGGGTGCAGAAGTGACCGAGAGCCGCGACGAGCGCAGCGCCCGCATCCTCCGCGAGCTGGAGGCCCTGGGCCCGACCAGCGACCGCGGCAGCGGCTGCCACGTCTGCGGCGAGTACATTCCCGGGCAGCGCTACCCGGAGCAGCTCTGCTCGGCCCCGTGCCGAGCCGAACAGAGGAAGAGAACCCGAGCGGCCAACAAGGCCAAGAAGGAACAGTCATGAGTATGGACATCACCATCCGAGTCTTCAGTGCCAAGCAGCTGGACCTGGTCCGCACCGCGGTCCGGAACGCGATCACCGCCAACGTGCAGCTCGTCGACGGCTTCAACGGCAAGTCGCAGAAGGAAATCGACCGCAACCAGGGTCTCATCAGCCTCGCCGAGGCCCGCATCAACGCCCTCCAGGGCGTTCTCGCCCAGCTTCCGACCAACTACGGGAGCTACTAGTGGAGCGCGTCCTCCGCTACCGGCGGTACGTCCGCTGGACTTCCGACGGCCCCGAGGTCGTCGAGGAAGTCGTCGCTGCCGAGAGGCCCTTGCTTTTCTCCGGGCCTGTCGTTAGAGGAGGGCCCTTGCGCTCTTCCTTCTGGTCCAGCTTCGACGCGGGCGCCTACTGGGGCACCCTGCTGGCTCTGACTATGTGCTTGGGAGTCCTAATCTGGGGGATGCTCGCGTGATCACCCGCTTCGTCGTTCACCGTACCTGGCCCGTCACCAAGGACAACGTCAAGAGCCTGGACAACGTCCGGAACAGCACCGGACACGCCCGGGAAATCGGCCGCGAACTCTGGCTGGTCTTCAAGCGTTGCGGCTGCACCGAGGAGTACCGCCGTACCCCGTCACTCTTCGGGGACCTGGAGTTCACCGACCAGGTCAAGGCCCCGTACCACACGCCTCCCGCGCCCGTCGTCGTCTGGATGGGCGCCGTCGCCCAGCAGGACTGGGAATGGGCCAGCAGGCTGCTCCGCTGCAAGAACTGCAAGAAGGAAGTCTGGCGGGAGTTCCCCACCTTCGAGGAGTTCGTCGAGCACTGGAGCCGCGAGCTGATCATCTACGAGCAGTGCATCGTCCGCGTCGAGACCATCATGCAGGAAGAGGTCTTCAAGCTGGTCAGCGTCGAGTCCGGCGACGGTGCGCACTTCGAGACCCAGCTCTTGACTCCGGTCGAGATGATGAAGTACCTTGGCTACGCTGATTTCACCCCCAACGAGGAGAAGTGACATGGCTGCTGATACCCGTCCGAAGTGTCCTGTCTGTGGAGCCCGCGTCGGTGACGCCGCGGCCCGCGACGGTTCCAACCGCGTGCTGGCTCCGTTCAACCCGGCCATCTACGCGCCGTACTCCAACCCGAAGAATGCGGCCCAGGCTGCTGCCATTCGCGCCAAGAATGAGGGCAAGACCAAGTGAGCAAACGCGCCAAGAAGGGATACGTCAGTAGTCTGCAGGGCCTGGTGAAGATGGCCCTGGTGCAGGCCAAGATGACCCGCGAAGAGGAGCTGACCCTGGCACGCCTCGCCATCCGTGGCGACAAGGCCTGCCAGGACAAGCTCATCCGGGCCGTCGCCGTCATGGCCGAGCACTACGGCAAGCAGCAGGCCATCTCCTACGGCATGAACGTCGACGAGCTGGTCGCCGAGGGCATGGTCGGCCTGGGCATGGCCCTGCGGAAGTTCAAGCCCGAGAAGAAGATCCGCTTCGCGACCTACGCCATCTGGTGGGTGCGAGTCTACGTGGACCGCTACGTCAAGGAGTTCAGCGACAACTGGGAGAGCACGGACGGGACGAAGAAGCTCAAGTTCGTGTCCACGGAGACGCCCATGCAGGGCAAGGACGGCGAGAGTGAAGAGACTCTCGGCGACCACCTGCGCAGCACTGACGAGGGCGCCGAAGTCCACTTCCAGGACATCCAGGCCAAGGCCAGGGTGCACGAGATTCTGGCCGGCGCCGGGCTCACGGACATCGAGAAGAGCATCGTCAAGTACAGGCTCATGGACGATGCCCTGACTCTGGAGCAGCTCGGTGCCAAGCACGGCGTCAGCCGGGAGCGTATCCGCCAGCTGGAGATTCAGCTCAAGCCCCGGCTCCAGGTCATCTTCGAGGCCGCCGATGATTGACCCCCACGACAGCCTGTGGATCATGACCAGGGCGGAGATCGACGTCCTCCGCTCCAAGCTCACCCGCGCCCGCGAGGTCCTGGAAACGACCAGGGCCCTCAGCGACCAGCGGGCGGTGGAAATCGAGGCCCTCCGGGCCGAGCTGAAGGCCACCACCAACGAGGCCATCGAGGTCATCGACGGCAAGACGACCCTGCTCCTGCAGATCCGGGAATGGGCGAAGGGCGCGACCGCTGCCGGCGTCGTCAACATGACCTGGTACAAGGAACTGGAGAGGCTGTTCCCATGATGGCCCTGCTCCGAGACCCCCGGGCCTTCAACTGGTTCGTGGTTGTGCTCTACGCCGTTGTTAGCGTACGCTGGGCCTGGGCCCGGAACTGGCCCCAGGTCGTGTACTGGATTGGCGCAGTCATCATCAACGCAGGCGTGGCCATGATGGCCCCAGGAGGCAAGCCATGAAGAAGAAGCGCGAGATTCGGAAGCTGAAGTCCAAGGTCCGCACCCTCGAAGCAGCCAACGTCAACCTGCTCTTCCGCCTGGAGCGGCTGGAGAAGGCCCTGACCGGCGACAACAAGGCGAAGACGGACATCAGGGTCGACGTAGCCGTCAAGGCCGTCGAGAAGGGCATTGAGCAGGAGCTGGACGCCGCCATGATGGCGATGCCCAACAGCTTCGAGGAAGCGCTCCGGGAGCCTGAGTCGACCGGCGACGTCTTCCTGACGGGTCTGGAAGCCCAGGCCAAGCTCCAGGAGGCAGCGGCGGCTGACGAGATTGCCGACCCCATGGAGAACACGGACAAGATCTTCGCCGACATTCAGTCGTCGCTGGACGAGCTGGCCGACGAGGAGATCATCGCCCAAGACCAAGGGGACTGGATGCAGAGGTTCCAAGACGGGCCCGAGAACGGGGCCGAGCACTACACCTTCGACAGCTACCAGGGAACGTTCGCTGAGGTTCTCCAGAGGCGCATCGAGGGCCAGAAGGACGGCACCTACCAGGGGCCGCTCTACACCAACGAAGACCTGGAGCGCCACCCCCTGGAGAATGGCCGCTACATGGCCGCGGACGTGGATGCCAACGGCAGCCCCGTCATCGACCTGGACAACCCCATCATCGAAGGCGAAGAGTCATGATCTCCCTGGTAGCGGCACTGGTGTTGACCCTGGCCCCGCAGAGCTGCGACGAGCTGGACAGGCGTCGCGCGGCCATCGACGAGGCCATCAGCGACACCGCCATCTCCCTGGAGCACTGGCAGGGCGAGCGCGACGAGGCCTACGACAAGTGGGAGTCTCTGCTGCTGAAGCTGATTGCGGCCAGGGACGACATCGACACCAAGCAGAAGCAGCTGGGCTGCCAGTGATGCGCTGGCCGGTCTTCGTGCACTGGTGGGCTTGGGAGCTACCGCCCTCTGTGGTCGGGATGCGCGTTGTACTGGCTCGGGCCAGTTACGACGATCTCACACAGCGGATGACGCTACACTGAGAACGTAGACGGCGTCACGACCAGCGTCAGGTCCGCGGTCACGGGCGCGTTCGGCGAGAACTGGCCGGTGGCGACGACCTGGCAGGGGTACGTGCCCGGGACGACGTTGCCCACGGTCAGCGTCAAGGTCACGGCGGTGCCGACGGCGACCGGGTTCGGGGCGAAGCTCACCTTGACGCCCGGGGCCGGGTTCAGCGTGAACCTCGCCGACTGCGCGAAGTTGAAGGGCGGGATCAGCGGAATGACCGGCGGCAGGCCGGTGATGGTGAACGTCAGGAGCTGGTCGAAGCCAGTCAGGAGCGTGGTCGAGACGGCGACCGTGCCCGTTTCTCCCTGCGCCAGCGTGATCGTGGATGGAGTCAGCATCGGGTCTTAGATTGCGCCAGAAACACAAAGCCCCGGCCGGTGAAGGCCAGGGCTCGGGGAGCTGGCGTTCCTGCCCATGCGAGCCGGGCACGAACGCCAACGGGTTAGAACTTGAACGAGGTCGGAGCCGGGAGCGGGCGGAGAACGACGAGGACGTCGTGGAGGGTCGGGGTGAAGTTGATGGTGTTGGCGGTGGTGACGACGACCTTCAGCGAGGTGTTGTCGGCAACCGTGGTCAGGTCCAGGACGAGGTCGCCGGGGAGCAGACCGGCAAGGGTAGCCGAAGCCAGGCTGTTGGCAACGAACTTGACCAGGCTGTAGCCACCGGCGCTGAAGCCACCGACGAGGTGAGCGCTGGAGGCGCTGAGCTTGCTACCACCGGACGCGGTGACCGTGGTGACGTAGGCGTTGCCGAGGTTACCAGCAGCCGGGCCGGTAGCGTTGGCCACGATCCGGACGGTGCCGGCGTTGTGGGTAACGGTCAGCTCGGGGGCAGCGGCGGCGATGGCAGCAGCCAGGGCCGTGGCGTCGGTAGCCGCGGTGCCCGAACCGGTGATGCTGATGCCGGTGTGGGGACCAACGGTCACCGTGCAGGCGCCAGCGGAGCCAGCGATGAACGTGAAAGCGGTGTTGCTGGCGCCGGAGCCGTGAGCGGCAACGGAAGCCGAGACCAGAGCCTCGGAGGCACCGGCGGCGTTGACGGCCGTGGCTACCTGGTTACCGAGATCCTGGGAAGTAAGGGCGATGGCGAGACTGCGGACTGCATCAGCTGAAAGAGCCATGTTGGTGGTTCCTCAGAGCTTAGAACTTGAAGCTGGTGGCGGCCGGAACCGGACGGAGAACGACGAGGACGTCGTGAGCAGTCGGGGTGAAGGCGATGGTGTTGGCGGTCACGACGAGGATGCTGGCGGCAACGTTGTTGGCGACAGTGGTCAGGTCGAGGACGAGGTCACCGGGGAGCAGGCCCGCGAGAGCCGTGCTGGCGGCAGCGTCGGTGACGACCATGACGACGGCGTCGGAAGCGCCGGAAGCGCCGTTGATCGCAGAGGCGACCTCGTTTCCGAGAGCCTGCGAGGTGAGGGCGATAGCAAGGGAACGGACTGCGTCAGCTGAAAGGGCCATGAGATCTCCAAGCAGGGTTTCCTGCTAGCCCCTAGTTTAAGTTGCGCGAGAGACAATCCTGGCGACCCAGGCCAGGAACTCAGCCGTGCTCCGCCGACCCTTAGCCCTGGAGCAGATGCTGCAGATGGGGATGACGTTGGCCGGGACGTAGCCCAGGGAGGTGTTGCGGCGGTCGAGGTTGTACGAGGGTTGGTTGCCGCAGTACGAGCAGGGCAGGGCGAGCAGCTGCAGAGCCACCTTGTCCGTGAGCTGCCAGAAGCCTCGGCCCCAGCGCCGGGCCTCGGTCTTGATGCGCTGCAGGCGGGCGTCAGGGCGCTTCCGGTACTGCCGCTGGTAGTCGCTGCGCTTAGCGGCCACGGCGGAGGGTCTTCCTGAGCTTCAGGTAGAAGGTCACCCGCCAGAGGTAGTCGTAGACGCCCTTGAAGAACAGCCGCAGGCGCTCGATGCGGGCGGCGCGCTTCAGGACCTGGGTGATGACCCTCTGGGCTCGGTTATCGAGGAGGAAGGCCTCGAAGCGGGCGTTGCCGAAGTCGGCGACGACGAAATAGGTGCCGTTGCCGCTGTCGAACAGCTTCCGGTAGGACTCGTTGGTCCGGTCCGGGGTCAGGCTCTTGACGTCGACGCCGCGCTCGCCGAGGGCGTTGATGTCCTCATCGGTGAGGTACTTGACGTACTCGTCGCGGGCGATCTCCACGCCGATGTCGGCAGTGCTGGGCGTGGCGCAGCCGGGGATGGCGTACTCGCGGGCGGTGGTGACCGCGTAGTCTACTTCAGCCAGGAGCTTATCGATCTCGTCAGTCATCGTAGTCTCCCCAGGGGCGCCAACATGATAGACAGCAGGTTCAGGGTCAGCTTCAGTGCGGGATGCATCAGTCTTGTCCTCCGAGAATCCTCTGCAGCCAGAGGACGATAACGACGAAGATGATGGAAAGCGTGATGATGCCGACGCCCTCCAGGGTTTCGATGATGGCAGTGGTCACTTGCGCCCCTTCAGGTGGAGATCGACGATGACCGTCAGAGTCCGGAGCTGGTCCTGAAGGTCGACGATGGCCACACTCTGGGCTTCGATGAGCTTGAGGAGGCCGGTGAAGCGCTCGGCGAGGGTGACGTTGGTGGGCTCGTAGGCGGCGTCGTCGGCCTCTTCCTCGTACTTGACCATGCCACTGGGGCCGAAGGGGTGCGCCAGGCAGAAGATGTACTGCTCCCGGTCGCGGTGACAGGTGCAGTTCATCGGAGGCAGGCTCACGGCATCGTCCTGATGTACTGCCAACCCTCGGCGTCGCGCTCGACGATGACACCGCCGAGGAAGCGGACGCTGGTCAGATGGATGCGGACGCCCGGGCTGGCCTCGATGGGAGCGCCGAGGGCGATCTCCGCGGGGCCGATGCGAATCCACTGGGGCTCGACCAGGCGGGGATCAACGAAGGCCGTCCAGGCGGCCTTGATGCGGGTCCAGAGACTCACGGCAGCTCCATCCAGCGGGTGATGCCCTGGCTGGCCCGGTAGAGACAGAAGATGCCGACGCCGGCATTGAGGAGGCCCAGCAGCAGACGACCCTGGAGCAGGTTCATCGGGGCGAAGAACAGGTTGAGGAGGCCCATGACTCCGGCCAGGACAGAGACAAACAAGATCAGAGCTTTCACTTGGAACTCCTGAAGAGGTAGACGCTGAGGGCGATGCCGCCCGCGGAAAGCGCCATGCCCAGGGGCGCCTCCACGCAGAGACTGATCAACAGGTAGAGCCCGAAGAGGATACCCATGAGGGCGGCCATCAGTCTCACCGGCGTTGACTCCGGACGTAGACGAGGGCGGCGACGAGGATGGCGATCATGAGCAGGGACAGCATCAGAGGACCTCGGAGAGCAGCAGGACCGCGGTTGCCATGTCCGTGGGGGACATGAGGAGCCTGTGGGCCTCGCCGAGGTCGTAGACCGTGCTGGGCGAGCAGACCCAGAGGGCCTCGAAGATCTTCTTCTGCAGGGCCTTGTCGGCCTTCTGGCTGTAGAGAGTCTTGTCGATGACCGTGGCCGAGACGACGGCGTTCTCGTTGAACAGGTGGGGACGGGAGGCGAGGGCCTGGGCGGCCCGGCGCATCTGGCTCTTGTGGCGGGAGTTCATGGCCCCTGACTTAACAGGGGCCGAGGCTGGCCGCTACTTTCGGGCCAGACGCCGGGTCAGACGGCTCCTGGCGTTCTGGGCGCGGAGATCCTGCCGCCAGGCCGGGGGAGCCTTCTCACCGAGGACCTGCTGCTCGCTGCCGGGGGCATTGCGGACGATCATGTAGCCGCCCGGGGTCATCGTGAAGGGAGCGCTGAGCTTCTTGAGCTTGTCGAAGTACTGGCCGGCAGTGGCCTGGGCGTCGAACCAGTGAGGGGTCACAAAGTTCGAAACGGAGACAATCTCCGTCGCACTCAGGTGGACGGCGTAGCTGTCGCCCTCGACGGGGTCGGCGACCTCCAGGGCGTAGCTCTGACCCTGGGGGAGGACGGGGCCATCAGCCCAGGCGTTCACGTAGCGGTCGATGATCAGCTCGCAGACCTCGTGGCTGAGGACGGAGGCCACGCTGACGTTCTCAGGGTTCTTGGCGTCGTAGAGGACGACGCCGCCGTTGTCCAGGACGGGGCCGACGAAGATCTTGCCCGCGGGCAGGTCGCCGTTCTCGTCGTGGTAGCCGAGAGCACCCTGTACGTCGGGGGTGTCGAGGACGAGCATGCCGAAGCTCCCGGCAGGGACCGGGCTGGCCGCCGGCCAGAGGACGACGGGGATGCCGGAACGGGACCAGGCCGGGGCCAGGTCCTGGAACACCTGCTGAGTGCAGGCCCGGCACATGAGGGAAACATCGGAATCGCTGACGCGGGTGGACTGGTTGATGACGCAGATCTGCACGTGGACCTCCTGGGTCCACGCTTAGATTGTTCGGAGGGCCGCGGACTGGCGCCAGAAACGAAACGGCCCCGGTGTTTCCACCGAGGCCGCGTCAAGAAAGTCTCAGGTCAGGACTTAGAAGTTCTGGGTCATGAAGTAGATGGTCAACGACGAGGCAGCGCTGGAGCCGGAGTTGATGGTAGCCTCTTCGATCACAAACGTGATCAAGCTGCCCGCCAGGGGTGTAGGCCAGACCGGCTGTCCGCTGTTCGGGGTCAGCGTAGAGGATGAACAGGCGGTGGCGGCGTTGTTCACACTGTATCCGGCAAAAACCAAGTACGTAGTGTTGTTGTTGACGTGATAGCAGTTCTTGTAAACATTTCCGTGGAAATCCGTCACGGTAACAGAGGCCCAAGCGGTCCACTGCTCCGAGTCGCCCTCCATACGAGCCAGGTTGATAAAGCTGACGTTATCACGTCCTTGTCGATAGACCACGGGATACCCATCCGAACTCTGCGGCTTGACAACCCGCACCACGTACGGGGTATCCTTGTTGAACCCAGTTACCTGGCTAATCGACACCGCACGCGGCAGCGTAGGAATGTAAGAGTCTCCAGGAGGCCCCTGAGGACCAGCGGCTCCAGCGGGACCCTGAGGGCCGGTAGCTCCGTTTGCGCCAGCGGCGCCCGTTGCTCCGGTGGCCCCAGTGAGTCCAACGGAACCTTGAGGACCTGCGGCACCGGTTGCGCCCGTCGGGCCAACAGCGCCCGTAGAACCAGTCGCACCAGTGAGACCGATAGGTCCTTGGGGGCCGGTTGCGCCATCCGCACCGGAAAGGCCTGCAGGACCCTGAGGTCCAGTGGCGCCAGTGGATCCCTGAGGACCAACGGCACCCGTGGCGCCAGGAGCGCCGTTGCAAACGCTAGAAGTTGAAAGGACAGGCTCGCCGGGATCGACGATACCGTTGTCGTTGCTGTCTTCAACGAACTGAAGGGCGGTACCACCGTTGAGACAAACGGTCATGTCTGCCGGGGAGGCATCGACAAGCACAGAGTGCCCGCTGGGTCCGATAGAGCCAGCGGCTCCGGCAGGACCAGCAGCCCCTTGGGGGCCGGTGGCTCCAGCTGGGCCGGTGGGACCTGTTGCTCCGGTGGGACCGGCAACGCCCTGGGCTCCCTGAGGGCCAACAGAGCCCATTGGGCCAACGGCACCGGTTGGACCTACATCGCCCTGGGGACCCTGAGCGCCATCAGCGCCAGCTGCACCCTGAGGGCCGGCAGGCCCTTGCGATCCAACAGCACCGGTGGGGCCAGTGGCTCCGGGGAGGCCGTTGCAGACGTAGGTGGTGGAGGTCACATTCCCGTAGACGCCGATGGTCTCGATCTTGTCACCGCCGAGGCCGAAACAGTTCGGATCGGAAGTGAAGGGAGTGACTCGAACCTGGGAGCCAGTACCTGCATTGGCAACCAGAGAGAGCAGCAACACTGCAGAGAGGAGGAGCTTGTTCATGGCCGGGGTATAACGGCCAGGAAGGTCTAGCGCAGCCCGAGCAAGCACAGCAGAGCACGGTTAAGACAGAGAGGTGGGACTGGTCAGGCTCGTACCCCACAAAAGACAACGCCCCTTGCGGGGCGGGTGTCCAGAACCTGGGACCGTTGGTGATTTCAGGTTCGTGCTCCTGTGGTGAAACGGTAAACACAGCGGATTACCACTCCGCCGCCTGCCAGGGCTTGTTGGGTTCGAATCCCACCAGGAGCATATTCAGTTGTTCGTGCCAGATCTAACAGCACGGTGCTTAGATTGCTGGGTCTCAGCAGTACCTGAACGCCAGCCCTCCAGCCGACTTCCGACGGCCCTTGAGGCAGTGGACGATGTTCCCAGGCGGGATACCCCAGAGTTCGGCAGCCTCCTTGATAGTGCTGTAGACACGGCCGTGCTGATCTTGGAAGGGCGGTATGGTCCGAGCCGCGGCGTGCTTCACCTTCTCCGCTGGACTCAGCGGTCGCCCCTTCTTTTGGCTTGGACGGCCCGTCAGGGCGGCTGCGATCTTGGCCTTGTGCTCAGCCGATTTCGGAACTCCCCGAAAGTGAGCGGCTCTCTTTTCGATGGTCTCGGGGCGCTGCTTGTAGCCCAGGTGACCTCCGCCTCCATCGGTGAGATTAGTCAGTGGACATCCGCGAGCACGCATCTCCGCGATCCAAAAGACTTCTGCTGCATCCAGGTGTTCTGCCGAGGGCAGCTCCAACAGCACGACGAAGCCCGGACGGAGACCTTGATCGAGCAGGGTCTGAACCCAGCGCTTCTTGTGAATGGAGGAATCCCGAGACTTGATTCCCTTCAGGTGCTGAGCTTCACGCTTGGCAGCAGTGAAGATCGTCTGCCCCACGTAACGTGAGCAGCCGCAGCTAGGGCATGTGAGTGCGTAGATGAGTGCCATACCAATCAGATTGTCACCTAACACCAAAATGAAACCGGCGCATCCCGAAGGACGCGCCGGTTCGAATCAGCGAAAGTTCAAATCGTCAACTAAAACGATCCGACCAGGTTGTCGATAAGAACGTTCTTCCTCGGCTGCTCCACGCTAAGGGTCAGAAACCTGAAGTGAGCCTCAGGGAGCGACAGGTCGCTGACGGCCAGCTTGAGGCGGCTGTACGGAGACAGCTCGCGGATGGTCATCGTGTCCTTCTGCACCAGGAAGCCAGTCACCCAGCCCGGGAGCTTGTTGTTGAGGTCGACGAAGGTAGTAGCGTTCTTCGTACGGCCGATCCAGCGAGCCGAGGCGGCGGTACCACCGGCAGCCGAGCGGTAGACGTTGGTGAACGTACCGGCGGTGGCGGTGAGGGCCAGGGTGTTGTAGTCACCGGCGGCGTTGACCTGCGACTGGGAAGCCGTCGGGGCGGACTCGCCCTGGGTGTTCTCAGCAGTCAGGTAGTAGACGTAGGTGCCAGCGGCCAGGCTCGTGGTCGAGTTGGTCGGGGTGATGGAGGTGAACGTCGGGGCGGCCGGCGAGGTAGTGCGGGCAGCGGCCGGACGGGTCTTGCCGGAGAGGAAGCGGCTCATCTCGACGCCGACGGTGCCACCGGACACGTACTGACGGCGGAGGGTTCCACCGGTCACGTCCTGGGCGCCGCTGTTGGCGACGATGATGCGCTCCTTACCGAACACGATCTTGTTGTAGGCCGAGGCGACCTTGGGGTCGGTCACGAGCTTGTCGGCGTAGCCGAGGTTCATGGCCGAACGGACCGAGGCGTCCTCGATCATGTTCTGGGTCAGCACGCCGCCACCGCTGATGACAACGGTGTCGTCCGAGCCGTACTCGCCGAACATGAGGTCGTGGGCGTTCTGCTCGAAGTCCGACTGACGGACCTGAACTTCCAGGCCGAGGATGTTCGGCAGCGCGGGGATCGAGGCGTACGAGCCATCGAACACACCGGCGTTGCTGAAGCCTTCCTTGCCGCGGAAGAGGTCGAACTCGATGTCGCCGGCCAGCTTCTTGGCGGCGTCAGTCGCAGCGCGGTCCTCAGCCTTGACGCCGTCCACCGTGTCGACCATGTTGGCGACGATGGTGACGCGACGAACGTGGCTGTAGTAGGCCATCGGAACCACGATACGGACGAAGTCCGAGGTCTCTTCCTGGCCGACAGCGCCTTCAATTTGCGCGCTGCCACCGAAGATGCCGTAGCTCAGCTGACGGTCGAACTGGGCGAGGGTGCTCTTGCACGACTCGACCTTCAGCATCTTCTGGAGGTGGATGTGGCTCTCGTCGAAGGTGACGTTGTTCATCACCGCGGAGAGGTTTTCGATCTGGAGGGCCGAACCCTGGACGAGGGTCGACGGAGCGGCGTTGTAACCACCGGCTTCGAGTGCCTTCAGAAGTGCTTGAGTAACCTGAGTTCCCATTGTGTTTCTCCTAGAAAGGAAAGGTTCCTTACTTTCCGTAGTTCTCAAAGAGCGGAGCCAGCTTCTCGATGCCGGCACGACGCTCGAAGTAGTCGTTGATCAGATCCCGGTCCGCCTTCTTCAGAGAAGGAGAAGCCGTGATCTTCGCGAGATGGTCGTTGACGTCCTTGATGGTCAGCTTGGTGATGTCCTTGCTCTCGGCCTTGGGGGCCTCGGGGCGGACGCTGACGATGGACTTCCGAATCGGCTGCTCGCCGAGCGCGGTAACGACCTTGGTGAGGACTTCGATGTCCTCGGACTGAGACTTCAGCTGGGCCCGGAGCTGCTCCACCTCGGAGTCGACCTCGGCCTTAGCCATGGCCTTGACCTTCTCAGGCGTCATTTCGGCCTTCATGGCCGGACCAGCGCCGTCGGCGGGAGCACCCACCGGCGGGGCCATCGGAGGAGCCATCGGGGCAGCGGCGGCGTCGGCAGGACCGGCACCGGCAGCGCCCATGGCGGCTTCCTTGGCAGCGAGGGCAGCGTGGATGTGCATCTCCAGCTCCTCGGGGGACAGCTTGCTGTACTCAGCCTGGAGGGCCTCAGGGGTCAGTTCGGCGCCCTGCTCAGCGGCAGGATCGCCCATGGCACCTTCAGCACCTTCGGGAGCACCCATCTCGCCAGCGGACGAACCGCTGGACTCGGAAGCCGACTCGTCGCTACCGCTACCGGAAGCCGAAGCCTCGGGAGCAGCAGCAGGAGTCTCAGGGGCGGCCGGAGCCGAACCCGAAGCCGAGCCCTCGGAAGCGCTGGAAGCGCTGCCAGAGGCCTCAGGCGGGAAGTCCTTCGCCATCGAAGACGAAGACTCCTCACCCTTCACGAGCGCGTCCTTCGAGTCGGCGAAGGCCTTCTGAAGGTCCTCAGCCACCTCATCGAGGAGGGCGCGAAGCTCGGTGTCGTTGATCTTGGACATGGTAGTCTCTTTTCTCGATCAGGGACCCGAACTTAGATCTGGGCCATCAGGGGGTACTTGGGGGACACGCCGCCCCAAACAGCGGCGGGGGTGCCAGTGATACCGGAGACGCTGGGAGCCGTGGTGTTGATGGTCAGGTACAGGTTGACAGCGCAGCCCGTGTCGGCAATGGCGGCGAGCAGGGGCAGGAGACCAGCGGCCTTCAGCACCAGGGTGCCGGTGTTGCCGGAGAGCTGCTCCAGGACGAGGTTAACCACGTCCGGGGTGTACACGTTCTGGTTGTTGCCGAGAACGTCCTTGTTGATGGTCGACACAGGAGCGACTTCGATGAAGGCGTTCTGGTGACCGGCAGTCGAGTCGCCGAGGAGGATCGACGGCAGGCCGTTCGAGTCGATGGCGTAGGGAGCAGCGGTGATAGCGCTACCCTCGAAGGAAGACGCGAACGCGGCGAGGACGTCACGCAGCTCACGGGCGATAGCAAAAGGCTTCTCAGAAACGTAGGACATGTTCTTCTCCTAGGGATCCCCAGACACGTCGGTCGGGGAAAGTCGTTGTCGAAGACGTAGTTACGGACGCCCAATTATGCGCAGTCCGAATCTACGGAACATGGCCATTCACGTCTGTGCGGGTTGCTTCCTACCGAAGAACACCCAGGACAACGGCAACTGCAGCCCCTGCAACGTCAAACAAGGACTCCAACGGTGCCGGCGGTGCAAGGACTACCTGCCACCGGTGAGCTTCCTCCGAAACAGGACCATCTGCGATGGTTGCTCGAAGACCTCAGGCCGGGGTCGGCCCAGGAAGCTGCACTGGCGTCAGGTGGAGTTTGCCCAGGCCATGATGGCCGACGGTATGAGCCTGTCGGCGGCGGCCAGGGTCGTCAGGGCTCAGCGGGATACTCTCCGACGGGCGCTAGGTAGAGCTTCACGGGCCCGATCAGGTGCTGGCCCTTGAAGTGCACACCCCAGTAGAGGGTGCCGTTGAACTGGTGATGGATGTAAGCGTTCCGGGCCTTCTGCCGGTCCCCGTAGAACTCGGGCTGGCTGCCGTCAGCGTACTCCTCGCCGGGCTGGCAGCTGCAGTCGACGAGCATCACCGCGGGCGGTCCTTGGGGAGACCGAGCAGCTCACGGAGAGCGGCACGGGCCTCGGCGGGGTCAGCGCCCAGCTCCTGGGCCTTGGTGACGAGGTAGTCCAGGTCGCGGACGACGGTGCTGGACACTACCTTGAGGGCGATCTCTCTGGCGGTCATGATTCCTTCTTGAGGCGCTCGATCTCCTGCCGGGCCTCGTGGAGCAGGTTCTGGTACTCGCCGAGCTTGACGGTGAGGGCGGCGGCTTCGGCGCGAGTCTTCTTCACGGACTCGGAGAGCTTCTCGTTCATGGCGTCGTGCATGGCGTAGAACTCGGGGATGCTGAAGCCGAGCTGGTTCTCTTTCCCGTTGCCGTCCACGGTCATCCAGCTGTAGATGTCGCTGGTGTGGTGATACCACCACCGGCCCCGGTACTGGTGAGTCTTCGGGTCATCCATGCCCAGCGGATCCAGCTCGCTGGTGTTGAACTCGTACCACTCGCTGTAGGTGGAGGACACGAAGTCCTCTAACCGGCTAGCCCTGGCTGAGCAACCCCTCGCGACCAGGCACGCGGCTGGCGGCGTAGGTCGGGGCGTGGCCGTGGGCGTGATTGCCGGCGGTCTTCGCGCCCTTGGCGTCGATGAGAGCGGACTCGGCGTGCTCGGGGGTGTGGCCGAAGCCCATGCTGACGCTGAGCTGGTGGGTGCCACCGATGGGGGCGATCTTCTCCAGGCGGTTGCGGAGGTTCCTGGCGAAGACGGCGGCATGCTCGTGGGTGGGCATGTGGACGCGGAACTCGTCACCGCCGACGCGCCAGCCCTTGGCCTTCTTGCTGCCGACGGTATCCTCGATGGCGCCGCGGATGTTCTGGCCCAGGGCCTGGATGGCTTGGTTGCCGACGTGGTGACCGTGGAGCTTGTTGATGCCGCCGAAGTCGTTGGCATCGATGTGGACGTGGATGCCCGGGCGGGGACGGGTGAGGAAGTCCTGGTGGCTGCGGTAGTTGCCCAGCTCGGGGGTGAGCGCGTCCTGGTAGACTTCCCTGCGGAGGTTGTTGTAGACGTCCGGGTGGACGTG